GTAAAAAAAGTTTCTTTCGTACAAAGTAATTTATTATTAGTTTTACTATATACTTTTGTCCATTTTATTCCTTCGTTTTGTTCTTCTTTGATAATTTTAGCGTTTTTATTAATCTGGTCTAAAAAGCCTTTATAATCTTCACGCTCTACTTCATAAACATTTTCAATCATATTTTTTGCTCTCCACGCCAATTGCGCTTTAAATTTTCTGCTTCTTTTTGGACTAATTCATCACACTTATTGTTCCAAAAATTGTCAGCATGCCCTTTTACTTTTCTAAAGGTATACCAAAAATTGTCAAAAAATGGTATAATATTCCACCATAAATCTTGATTAGCGACTGGTTCTTGTTTTGTATTTACCCAGCCGTTATGCATCCAATTTATGTACCAATTTTGCGTATAACAATTTATAACATAAGCAGAATCGCTATAAATAATAACTTTTTCGCTGGGGCGTCTAATAGTTTGAATATATTTTAAAGCCTCCGAAACCGCAGTAAGTTCCATACGCTGGTTTGTAGTTTTATATTCACCACCAGACGCCTCATAAATTTCTTTTCCATCAAGTATAACTAAATAGCCCCAACCACCGAAAGTCATTTCTTTTCCAACCTTTTTACATGACCCGTCAGTATAAATTTCTATATTTATAATTTTTTCTTTACTTCGGCGTTCAGTATTATTCATTATACTTCTCCCTTTTCTTTTTTTTAATTATAGCATAAAATAAGAAAAAAGTCAAATTACTGCTGTTGCTCTTCTTTTAACTCTGGCAAGCCAGCAACACTGGTTAAGAGACTTAGAATTCCGGCTAATAAAGATGCGGATACTACTGCTACCCAATTAACTTCAGAAAAAACTATAGAAGTTCCAATGGTAGCTACAGCTGTCTGAGCGACAGTTTTAATTGCGCGGATACCCGCGGCTTTAATCCAATTTTTAAAATTACTCATCTTTTGTATTTCCCTCCTGTTGGTATTGAAGCTCTTCTGCTAAAAAAGTTTTATTTTCTTTTTTTTCACTATAGAGTTTATCAATATATTTATATTCTATATTGAAAACTCCATTTTCATCATGAGTTCGTTCTAATAAAATTTTATATTTATCATTGAGCGCGATAATATGTTCAAATTCATCCCTTGTATGATTGCGACCATTATGACATGAATTAGCAAAATCTAGAATTTCATATCGAATTCTATCTTTTTCATTTTGGTCAATTTTTTTATCTTGCTCTTTAATAGCAAGTTTTAATTCCATAAGTTCTTGTTTAATGTCTATTGTAATAGATTTCATAGCTTGATTTACAATTTTTGTAATCCAAGCAACTATTTTTCCCATATTTTTATTCCTCCATTAATTTATATATTTTTGTAAATCACTAATAAAGTCTAAAAAAGACTTTAAAAAGTAGATACGTGCAGTAGTTTGATTAGCTGCTTTTTCTCGATAATCCCCCCACATGGTTTTACTAATAGTATTTCCATTCTTATCAGTTCTATTATCTACATAATATTGTATATCTTTTGCCATCGAGCCAGTAGTAATTTCAATTCTAGCATCATCAAAACTCATTTGTTCATAGCCTTTATTCAAAGCAAATGCTAAATTTGATAAAAGAATTGAACCAGGAATATAGATTTGATTTATTAAATATAGATGGATATGATAAACATCGCCACCGTTACTATTGGTTTGAAGAATGGCTTTTTTAGTAACATCCTCTGCAATGTTTTTTACATCGTCGAACATCAAAAGACCTGCAAAAATTGATAAATATTTTTCTACATTTCCTTCAACAGAGTTACCAATAGCTCCTTCGGCAAGATTGGTAACAATACCATACATAATATTTGGTTCAATTAATTGTAAGTCACTAACATTATTGGCGGAATATAAAGTATCTAATAAATTCATTATTTTTAATTCTCTACCATGAAAATCTTTTTTTATACCCTGCTCGGCCTGTAAATAAAATTTTAATGATTCATGATAAATAAATATATCTTCTGGAATTTGGTGGTTGTTTAAAAAAGCTTCTAATTCTTTATCTATTTTTTTTATATCATCATTTATTGTTTTTTGATTTTCTGCGAGGTCGTGTAAAGCATCTTGCCGTTCTGTAGTTCCTATGCTTTTAATTAGTCGCAAAAGTTCTCTTTCTTTTTCATCAAGCCAGCGTTTATCTTCAGGAAAGTTCATTTTTAATTGATATAATTTTACTAAGATAACGTCCGCTGCGGTACTATGTTGACCTATATGTCGAGCTTCACGATAAAGAATTGATTGTAAAACTTCTGCTATAGTGCCATGTTTGTTACTTTTTGCGGATAATTCCCAGCGTATTTTTGGAGCCTTTCTGTCCATTTGCTCAAAAATATCTTTTATTTTTTTCATTCCTCGAAGGCGTTTTTCTCCGCTTTTAGATGCATAATTTTTCTCTAATCGTTCTTGATAATCGCTATATTGATTATCTCTTACTGTAAGACGTTTAATTCCTAAGGTGCTTTTAATATCTGCTAATAGATCGTTTAATTCCGCGTTATTATTTTGTAATAATTGTCTAAAATAAGTTATTGTTATTTTATATTCATTGAAAATCGCATTGATATCTAAATCTTCAATATTTTTATTCCGATTATTTTCTTTATTATATACTTCTTGTAAAAATACCTCAAAGTCCATTAAAAGTCCAGCTAAAACTTCATATGGATGCTCTAAGAAGGCAGGATTATCTCGTAATTCTGTGGTAGCAAAATCAATAACTCGGTCGACAACTTTGGAAGACATACTTTCTTCATCTTTTCGCCTAACTGTACCCATAGCAGTTTTAAGTAATGTATCTAAATCTGATGTCATCCTAGCTGGCGTAAAGTCCGCGCGTATTTGTTGTGTAGTTTTACGGTTTTTATCAGTTAGTTGAGCTAAGCGCATACGATAGCTTTCAGCTGCCTGCCTTGCGGCATTTAACAATGTGGTAAGTTGAATGTAAAAAGTTTTAGGATTTTTTTCGCCTGGGTTAGTTAAATATTGCTCCATATCTTGAAAAATTTCATCCACGTCTTTGTTCTGGAGCAATGGACTATTTTTAAAATTTGCTTTATATTGATATAAAGTTTTCATTTCTTTTATACGTTCACTTTGCGCGACGCTTCTTAAAAATTTAATTGCATTTTCAATATCTTCGGAAGTTTGTCCTTTTTTAATTTGAGTAGCATTTTTGAAAGGAATCATTAAATTATTTATGGCATTAGAGAAAACTTTTGTTTTTTGTCTGGCAAGACTGCCATGATTATTTGCTGTGTTGTTTAAATCTAAAAAATAACAAAAACGATTTGCTAAATCGAAATCTGGAATAAAATCAGTGACTGCTGTTAATCTATTTTCTTTCATTTATTCCTCCATCTTTAAAATAAAAAATCCGCAAGTGCGGATTAATAAATTACATCTCGTACTATTTTTTTATAATACGAGGGGTCGGTTTCTTTTATACTGTCCCATTGCATCATATATTCTATTTTTTCTGGCTTATAAATACCATGCCAATCATAGAAATTGCCGTGATAAAAAATTACAAAATGTCCAACAACACAATCATACCAAATTGTACTGGTTGGGAAACGTTCATGTAAAATAATTGCAAAGTAATAACAATTACCATTTAACCATAGGTCGTCTTGAATAAAGCGACGACGAATAAAATTTAATACTTCATCTTGCATATGATTACCTGTATTATTAAAAAATAAAATAATTTATTATTATATAACCGTATAAATTTTTTCTTTCCCTATAAATAAGTTGTTTATTAAACTTTTTTTTATAATATTTTATTTATTTCTCGATAACTTTAATTAAGTGCTTTTATTATACAACTTTTTGTTCATCTATAATTTTTATAATGGAACCATCTTCATGGGTTTCTTCATAGAATCCAAATATTTTACCAGTTAAACAGTTAAGAACATACGCGCGATACGACCACACAGCGCCGGTATCCATATCAATTTTTAAGCCTTGGCGCTTATCACTCTTTGACCACTCACCCATTTTATCATGCCATACACACGGATGTGCATTTTTAAGGCTTTGATCGTTCCCATAGATTCCCTTGGGGAGTGATACTGTGGGGGTATGCCCGAAGACGCCAATGCGTCCAGTTTCCCAACCAAGTGCCAACAACTTTCTATCCCAAAGCATTTGTTGCTTCACATTACCATCTACTGTGGTTTTATTGTATTCCGCATCAGATGCCCGCTTAAAATATTCATAAGTTGAACCAGCGTGGCAAAAGTCGAAATTTTCATAAGAGAAAGTGAGCGGAAGGTTCTCAATGGCATCTACGAAATTTTCATCTGAGCCATCTGCAATCCAATCTTGTATAGTTTCAGCGCCGCCATTATATAAGCAAAGAGAAAGAGCTGGCATAGTAATATTTGTGCTATTACGACAAAATTCTTGAGCAAATTGCCTATTTTTAGATTTAAGTTGATTATACAATTCATCAGATTGAGCACAAAAACCTATAATTTCATGCGCGGCTTGGACAAACATATCCTCATGATTGCCTTTTAGATAGATAACTTGTGGATTATCAAGTAGTTCGCGCATAATTTTGTAACCATATGGGCCTCTATCACATGCATCGCCTAAAAACACAACAGTACATTCGTTATCTTGTGCGAAACACCAATCTATCATAGCGCTATAAAGTTCATAGCATCCATGCAAATCTGCCATGACATATATATCTCGCATTATTACCACTCCTCAATAAATATCTTCACTATAAAGTTCCTTTATCATATAATCACAGTCTGCGGGAATTTGTTTGCTATAAATCGCATCTAGCCAAGCCAGATGCCTATTAAGAAACACGCCATCTTCATCTAAAAAGCCTTGAGCGATTTCGATATAATCAATATTCCTTTTATAGCCAAGATTATATAGAATCTCGAAGGCATCTGCGTGGTGATGGACAGGCAGAATAACTTCCTTATTTTGCCTAATATCAAAAATTTTAACTGCGGCTTTAGTAATCATTCTTTTCCCTCACTTTCTATAAGTATTATATCATAAATTTTAAGAATAGTCAAATAAAAAAGCCGCATTAAGCGGCTTCAAGGGCTTTAATTTCACGTTCAATTTTCTTTACAATATTACGATTTTCACGGTCGCGTGAGAGTAGGACTGCGCGCCGAGCCTTTAGTTGCAGAATACGAATTTCCCTAGTCATTTTTATTCTCCTTCTTCAATTAGTTCCTGAGCCTCCTCAATATCCGGCGCAACGGCCTCATCCTTAGCGATGCCTTCAAGAACCTTGAAACTAAAATTCTTATGCTTATAAACTGCGAAGTTAGGACGGTTAAGGATACGCGCCACTACACCTTCGCGCACATGGGTCTTACCGATAGGGTCAGGACCATCAAAGTACTGTTCTACCTTACGGAGAACATACTCGCCGGGATTTATATTCTCAGGAATTACGAAGGTCTCGAACTTCATTACAGTATGAACGCCCATCTGCTCGCAGCGCTCCTTAATTTGTGCGGGAGAATACTCTACCACATCACCATCGGCGTTTACCATAGTCATACGATAGACATATACTTCGCAGCAAGGCTGGTCGTCAGTATATCCACCTTCAACCGCGCAACCATAAGAGAATATGGTGGTCTTACCATACTGCTTAGAGAACTCAGGGTCCTTCACCTTAGAGTTCTGAACCTCAGACATGATAGGTGCGCCCTCGTAGCCCTGGAAGCCCACGATTTCGTAATACACTACCTCGCCCTTACGAAGCTTGCCCTCAAACTTAGCCGCCATCGCGCGACGGAAGTCATCAGACTCGTAGTAACCGCCCTTGCGGTCGCCCGCAAGAACTACACGACGAGTTCCGGTTATATAACCATACTCATAAATCTCCTTGTGAGGATGGAAAATCTTATCCCAGATAGAACGCTTCTGAAGTAGAGGCAGATAGCCAGTACGGCCAGAAGTGCCGTGCATCTTCAGGGTCAATTGTACAGTATCGCCGACCTTAAACTTATCGAGGTTATAAGCAAGCTGCTCGGTATCTACGTGCTCGTAGAAGGTAGGAGCAATGTTAGCCTTTGCCTTGCGAGGTGCCTTCGCGCCATGATATTGCACGGATGCATTGCTATGAGGAATATACTTGTGGCAAATTTCCTCACCATTCAGAACATCAATGCGGTCACCCACCTTAAGATCGGAGATAGTGCAGAAATCGGCCAGTGAAGTGATAGGCATAAACAAACCATCAGACTTCTCGCCACGAAGCTTGATAGCCTTGATGTTGCGCTTGTCAGGGTCAAGATAACCACCGCAGTAGTTACCGTTCTCATCCTTACGGCGCACCAGATCATTTACTGCGCAATAACGCTCAGAAAGCTGACCGTCTACAGGAAAGTAAATACCCATCTCGCCAAGCTGAGTATCAAGGCTAACGATAGTATCGTTTCCGAAGAAAGTAGCCACCTGAAGCCTATCAGCATTAGAGTGCGGGCGCAGATGCTCCACCTTTACTACATAACCATAATAAGACATTTTTTCAATCTTCCTTTCCTTTTCTTACATAAAAATTATAACATAAATTTAGAAATAAGTCAAATAAAAAAGACCCTCGGTTCGTGAGAACTGAGGGATATAAATTATTTTTTCTTAAACAAAAGATTAAATATTGTCACTGGTAGAACTACAATAATAAGAATAATAAATGTAAATACGGATGTTACTATCATCGCTGGTAGTGTAATGATAGAAAGTAGTACGGCCACTATAATACGACCAGCAAGATTATAGTTATCTTCCATATCTTCCCAAACATTTAATACATATATAGGTATAGATTTCCAAATAAAATAATCTTCCAAATATAAACTATCAAAAATATCTATAATTTGATTTATGGTTACAGCAACATTTACGACGAGTAATATATAAAAGATCCATTCCATTTTATAGATATTTCCTTCCCGTAAAAAACTCTAACGGCTTGCTACCAGTCAGACGACTTAAATCGCCTTTAGTAGCAACACCGGGAATTACACCCTTATCAGTAAATTGATGTAAATCAATTTTATTAGTTTTTGCCGCAGATTTCAATGTAACCCCATCATAAGTGCCAGTATTCTTACCATAACTAGCAATCCATAAAGTATCAAATAAATCCTGTATCTGCCAGTAATAAGTAGAATACTTCCAGTCGCCAGTATATTGTCCAACTACTTTAGCGCCGAGTTCGCGCAAGCGAGCAACATAAGTCTTAATATACTCTCTTTCTGCGCCATAAGATACACCTGTACCAAGCTGTTCTGTATCAATATACCAAATACGTGGATTATAGGGAGAAGCAATTTTATAAAATGCTTCTGCCTGTGCGATAGCATTAGCATTACTCATAAGAGTAACATAATCATAAACTGCGAAAGGCATATTGCGCTTAACAAGTTCTTTCGCGCGTTCCTCAAATACGGTATCATTTTTATTGCATACGCGCGCACGCAAAATGACAAAATCGCATTCATTGCAAATCTTATCAAAGTCAGGATTCTTTTGATAAACAGAAAGGTCAGGGATACAATTATGAATTGGATAATAAAATTCCTCTTCATTTTCTGAGGCTTTTTGACCCGCTACATATCCTTGTCTATAAGCTTCATCAAGCCAAGAATTCATTAATTCTATTTGCTTGTTATTTAATTGGTAATTACTCATCTTCTTTTATTCCCTCGTGTTTAGCTAAAACCATATAATACATTTCTAAAATTAATCCATTTTTTATCATTACTTCTGGAGTGGGGACTTCACAACGCTTCGCATGTATGATAAGTGGATTTTCAGCAATTTTTAAACGCTTAAAAATTTCATCAAGCATTTCTTTATTCAATGGATTCATTGCCTTACAACTTTTATCTCTTTCCGTAAGCCACCATTTATACTCACCAGAATAAGTAAAAAAATGTTCGCCATTATAAGCTCGTCCAGCGCCGAGAAAATCACATACCATTTCTACAAAATCAATAGGAGGCATTAGATATGCTGTAAAGCCTTCACTATAATTATCAGTCCAGTAAGCCCAATGATGACGATTGCGCCCACGGTGATGGAGCCAAGCCTTTGACATTCCGATGTCCTTCTTTGCCTCATTAATAGGAGAGCTCGTTCCGGTCCAATAGCGCGCGGACTCCAAAAATTCAGTAGGCGAGTATTTACTCAAATCGTGTGTTAGCCCACGCCACGGAATACCAGCAAGAAAGCAATAGTGACGTACCCATTTACGATGGGTGCGCACGGTTTTCCAATGATTAAAAAATTTACTCATATCCATAAACGCCACGCCTAGCCTGCTGAAGTTCTGTGCGCAATTCGTCATTATCAGAACGAAGCTGTTCAACTATATCACGCCACCAGTTAATAGTGCGCTCACCCTCCGTGCGGGCGGCACCATAGCCCTCAGCATATCCTTTATCATAATAATATTTTAGAGTCTCGTTATCAATAGCGGCATCATCTTTTACTACCATTTTAATCCTCCAAAAGAAATAGTTCTACGTGGCTGCCTACGTCGTATACAATAAGACCCTCTTCATTTTTCCAAATGCGTGTATAATAACTATGAAATTTCTTATCTTCCGGCTTACCCTCATTACACTCATCAATAAATCGGCGTATTTCCAGACCGACTTCGGTCTGTTCCCGCGGCTGAGCGATAAGTCGCCGCTCGCCATAAGAATTTTCAAAATACAGTTTCATAATTTAGTTCCTTTCATTTGATATAAATATTATATCATAATTTTAAAAGAAAGTCAAGTTTTGTCTGGATTCATAAACCAATGAATATATGATTCCTCGCACTCGGGACAAATATATTTATCATCTGATTTCCAACTTGTTTTAGAACTACTACCTATCATACGCAACTTTGCATAATAGCAGGTATGAGTTATCCAAGCATAAAGACCTTCTGAGTCATTGATTTCTTTACCACATCTATCGCAAAATGTTTTAGTCATTTTTTTACTCCGTCTTAGGTACTACTATTTCTATAGTAGCTCTATATCTAATTTCATTGGGATTATACATATCTTGATGGTATGAAATGGGAATAATTTTATCTTTAATAAGTCTATGAGCCAGTTCATTAACCATATAATCTTGTATATATGAAATATTAGGCAACATGCGCGCATTAGCAACATACTCTACTGTATATCTACTAATTGGTCTTTCAACTCGCGTAAATTCTATTTTTTGTGTAGATAATCGTTTATTCCAAGCATCAAGCGATTCTTTAATTTTTTCGCGCATTTCTAATCTTGCGCGCTTATGTTTTTGTGCTGTCGTCTTTTTCATCGCTGACCGCTCCATATTCTAGGTGTTCCATCTGCATTAATTATTGGCGTGACGCTACCATGATAATTCATAATATACATCACACCAGTAGTTTTATCATAAATTATCCAAATTAAGGAGCCACTATCAAATTTTTCAATTACACGAAAACCTGTATCATAACCTGTACTAGGACTTTCTTCTTTCATCCCGCAGCCTGTTAATGTAATAACAAGAATTAGTATTAATATTGAAGCAAGTAGTATCTTTTTTATTTTAGTCATTTATTTACCACCCATTACTAATAATCCAAGCACCAAATAAAATACACAATGCAATTTCAGATAATTCTGAAACTATAGTAGGACCGCGATATTCCTTTGGTGCTATGCTTTCAATAATGCCTATCGCCGCGATTGAAATAATCACTTTTAACCAGTTCACACCTTATCCTCCTTTGGCTGACGGCGTATCTCAATCCTCAATCTTGTTTCTGTATAGGCTTCTTGAAATAGAGCTTTTATAAACAGTATCGCATCATCGATACGCATATCGCTTGCCAATAAATCAAATGCACCGTCACCGTGGCGTTCATAAACTTGAAACTTATCTTCCCACATTGTTTTTATTCTCCAAATCCATTTTCGCACCGCAGTTGGGACAATATGATAGTTCTTCTTCTCTCGTCCAACTGTTCCTGAGTCCTTTCATATGCCACTGACATTTAGAGCATTCATAATGTCCATGATATTCAGGAGGCATCATTCCTGTCATCTTCACCCACCGCCCATGCGCAGTATTAGTGGTGGGTTGTTCTTTTAGTACTTCCAGCGCATCACGCATCAAATGTTTTTGACACCGCAAATCGTCTGGATCGTAATATACACAGTTAGGACACGGATGACAGCCAATACAATACTCAAGTCCTTTGACAACCCTCTCCATGTCAGCCATCCCATTTTACCGCCTTCCCACATTGCGGACAGAAGTTTGCGCGATAGTCATTCGACCCAACAGCGGCGTGCCCGCAAAAGCCGCAAATGTAGATTCCACGCAGATACGTTTTGAGTTCTTTCGGCTCAACGGGTTCTTGCCCCTGGAACAGAACTGATTGTCCATCAGAAAATCCTTTTTGATATCCTCTTTCAAATATCTTTTTATTTTCCCAAAGTATGTCCTCCAGCTGATTCTCAGTTAATTCTGGCTCTTCATCTTCAAACCAATGTCTTTCGGTCAAACCCATTTTCACTTTACCTCCTTTTATTTGCATTGACCACTGCAATATTCACCCGTTATTTTGCAAAAAGGAATTTTTCGCCCCATATCTTGCTCCCATTCTACATATTGGCAATTTTCAATCTTCTGTTCTCTTGCTTTTCTATCTGCAATTACATCAGGCTGTAAATTATATAATAATGCGCGTGTTTGCGCGGCGAATACCTGGGCCATGATTTCTGAATCAGTCATTCCACTTTACCTCCTTTCCGCACCATGAGCAATATTTTATATCTTCATATTTGTCAATTTCATGATTACAATTACTACAACGTGTAATTCCTAAATTATGCGCTAACTTTTTCTTTTGCTTTGAGTTTGAAAGCCAATGAATATAGGATTTTGTGCAACTTGGACAAAGATAATTATTACTTTTCCAAGAGTCGTTGTATTTTGATGGTGGATATTTTTCTTCTTTGGTATAGATTTTTGCACTAGTTAGCCAACCATACTCTTTTAGAATTTCTATACCACAACGATCACAATAAATTTTCATCATTTTAGTTTTACCCAATTCACTTATTTGTTCTTTCTAATCCAAATAGTATTTGTAATCCATTACCTATGCTATCAAGGGCTCTTTGCTTTTCAACTGGAAGCTCTTCAATCATTCTATTAGTTTTTCTAATTGGGCACCAATCGGGGACAGAAGTTAAATCAATAGTAACATTAAGGTAGGCACTTATTTCTGATTGCGTTGTTTGCAATTGATACGCGCAAAAAGGTGAGCCAAATTCTTCATTTTTAAAAAAGCATTCTCCACAACTTTGTGGTTCATTTAATTTCATAAATTTCATCCTTATATTGTGATATTTGACGTATTTCTGAGAGATAATTTGTATAATATGTCTGAAAATTATACAATCCGTTTCTATAATTTTCCCAATTTTGGTTATGCCGTAATTCAAGTTCTAATTGGCCAATCCGTTCTTGTAGTTCCTGAATGCGTGCCTGGTATAACTTTTCATACGCTTGCTTCCATTTATCAATATTCGTGCGTATCTTTTCTTTTATATCTTCTGGCACTTGACTTATATCAAAATCGAGACTAAAACCAGAGTCCTTATTCATTTTAACTAATCCACACAATATAGTCAAAAGGTTGCTTATTAAGCCAATTCTCATTTAACCGCGGAACACTATAATATTGATATTCACCGTCAGACATATAGGCAGTACCTTCGGCTGCGATAACACGCTCTTCTTTGATGTCTTCGATAAAATCTGCCTTACTTACTAATGTGCCATATTCTGGGTCTAATTCCCAATCTTCCAGTTTGCGAGCATGAAGAAATAAATCTTCAAATCCCACCGTAACAGTTGTGCCTATAGAAGTCTCTACATCAAAAAATAGTCCCTTTTCCGTAAGGTGCGCGCCATCAAGCTTTAGGTTGCCAGCAACCCACTTTCCATTTTCTTTACAAAGAACGTGCTGACCGCCATACATATTAAGATTTTCCATTTTACTCCTTATAACTAAAATTATTTTGTTCTAGATAAATTTTGGTAACTTCAAACTGAAGTCGATTAATTAAATTATTAGCTAAATATTCTACTCTTTTTTCAGCATCAGTGTATTCAAACTTATTGCTATAAGCTTTTAAAACATCAGCAATTTTCATAGTTTCTTCACGATAAAAAATATTTTCTTGTTCTGTTGCAGGTTGAAATTTTGCAATAAGTGCGAGTTCGTTAATTGCTTTATGCCGAAAAGAAAGAATATCACCTTCACGAGTTTTAGTAAAAAGCTGGCGCATATCATCGAGATGCAGGGCGTGTGAATAACGCTTACCATCTGACATGTTGCGACCGTGAAGCTGATAACACATACCGGCGATTGCGTTAAGCATATTCTTATAGTTGGCGTGAATAAGATAAAACATAGTTTCTGAATCAGAGAAAAATTGCTTTTCAATTTCCTTATACTCGGGCTCAAAAACTTTATATTTTGAGGAAAATACTTCGATACTGTTAGGAGAAGTTTTACGAAGCAAATTCATCATAAGACGAAAATCCTTAACCACGCATTTGCCATCGCCAATTTCGGTTTCAAAACTAATAAGATTAGTATTAGAGATGAAATCAAAATAATTCGGGAGAACGATAGAAAACGTATCGCAGTCACTATTTTCATTTTCTAAGTTATAATTTTGACTCCCGATTAAAGAAGTCCAAATTACCTGATAATCATTGTGTTCGTCTGCCATCGCCTTTACATACGAGTGATGGTATTCAACGGCTTTCATCCAGTCGTTCATTTTTATTCTCCTTTATCTATATCTTATAAAAAGTTCAATTAATATGCCAAATAAGCTAAACATAGTAGCGAATTGTAAGCCATCAAGAATTGAATCAAAGGTTTTGGATGTTTCTTTATTTTTAATATCTTTATGACAAGCGATTATTATCAATAAGCCCATAAATAAATAAAGTATCAAACTTATATAAGGGGTAATCATTACTTTTTTTCCTTTCCCTTTAGTAAATATATTATACCATAAATTTGAAAAAAAGTCAAAAAAAAAGAAGGGCGCTTTCGCGCCATTTATTCTTTGACTAAATATTGATCTCCCATAATCATTTCTAAAGTAATCTTGTCTCGTTCCCAATAGGGAATACGGACTAGCGGAATATTATGAGAAAGTGCATATTGATTTTTTTCTTTGTCGCGCTGTTGAATCGTTTTTAAAGAATCACTATTATTCCAACGATTACGTTCTGTATAATGCTGTTCACCATCAAATTCAATTAAACGAACAATTTGTTCTTGTTCGTTCAAAATAGCAAAATCGAAACGTTTTAACTGTAATTCTGAATTAGTATATTCTTTAATAAATTTTATATTATTAGTCTTTAATAATTGGGTTATATTATATTCTCCGATAGAGTAATTAATACAACCACAAGATTGTGTTTGACCAATTCTTAAGTTATATCCATCCACCGATTTTTCAGTTCCACATTCGCATTTACAAATCCATTTTTTATGATTATTAGGATCTCGTTTAAGAACAGTCCATCTTCCAAAAGTTTGCCCTGTAATATCAACCCATTTATTATCTATAATAAGACAGCCACAAGATTGAGTATGACCTTTTAAAAGGCTATAACTTGGAACTTCTTTATAGTTACCACAATCACATTTACAAAGCCAAATTGGAATTTTCTTTTCTCCCGCAGTTCTTTCTGTACGAGAAACTACTAATAATCTTCCAAATCGTTGTCCCACTAGTTTATTATAACGTTCTTCTGCTTTTTTCTTTTTAATATTTTTCAATTTAGAGCATCCACAATCCCGCGGTCGAGTGCTAGAACGTAAATATTCGCTACTTTTTTCACATATATTTCCACAATCACATTGACATTTCCACCAAACGTGATTATTATGCGGCAAAGCTTTTTCTAATACTAATAATTTATCTATTTTCTTTCCTGTTAAATCTATAAGAGTAACCATAATTACCACTCACCTCCATTAGATAAGTGGTAATTATAACGATATTTATTTATATTTTCTTCCATAATGATAGAAAAGTTTAGTGAATAGCGTTATATCTCTCACTATTTAGTTTTTCAAGCATTAGATCTATAGACGTCTTACCAGACATAATTTGCTCGTATAGTACAGGAGAACAACCGCTTACGAAGGTTACGCCAGTCTTAGAATCCTCAAGGAAGGTGTTATTGCGAGCATTGACATCCCAATACACAAGGTTGGGAAAATCATACCAGCCGCCGCACCTAGCTTCCCACTTCTGACGAATAGAAGACATAAAGTCCGTCTTTTGATAACCATAGTGCCCAGTTGCTGAATCAACTTCCATATCACTTACGACGATAAGAGTCTTAGGCATATCTTCTGGATCAACATTATTCTGCATCGCAGTATTTAGCACTAGGTCAAATACGCTTTGTAGATTAGTATTCTCACAAAGATTGGTACTTACGATGCGTGCTACCTTATCGCAAAAATCCACACCCTTAGTCTCAACTAGACGAGCAGTATGGCTGAAGGAGATATAGTGATTTGCAAAAGGCCCCTTAGCACGCTCTGCGGTATAGAGTGCAAGAGATACAGCAACGTCAATAGGCTTTACGGTGCCATTGCCGCTCCAAGTCATCGACCCAGAGGTATCGCAAACTACCATAGCGTTGAGAGTTGCGCCCTTAAAGTAATCAGTAAGGTTGTCCCAATACTTGTTTACCATAAGGCGCTCGGTATCGTTCAGGGCAGGCTCACCGTAACCATTACCCATACACTTAAGGGCGGCCGCCACTACATCATAAGGATATAGAGTACCAGCATTGACCTTAGTAGTCTTATCCTGTGCAAAAGCCTTGTACTTTTCGGCAATCAGGCCCTTACTTTTAAACACATTACGATAGATAAGACCAGCGCGAGAAGGAAGCTTAGAGAAGTCAATTTCTTCCCAACGGTTCTGAGACATAAGACGCTCTACTACCTTAATACGCTCACGCAGCATAGAGAGCATCTTACGATACTCACGAGGAGTAAGCTCAAGAGCAGCCATAACGCGGCGAGCGTTATGACGAGTAGTAGCACTAGATGTATTCTCGGAAGGCATCCACTTCGCGCAAAGAGATACCGATGCCCGAGGATCATCATTATAAATAGCCATATCGCGGGTTAGCTGATGACGAATGAGTGCCATTACTTCACGCTCAACAGGAGTATCGAAGAGTACAAACAGGTCGTCCCAACGGATAAAGTTACCATCTACCCACTCACGCAGATTCTGGCGGGCGGCTTCAGGATAGTTATTACCAAGCCAATGCAGGCATACACGGAAGAAACGACGCTCGCCTTGACCCTCCAAAATATCTCTGAGGTACGTCAGGCACTTCATCGCATATCGAGGGCTCTCCATATAGGCTTCCTTAAAGAGAAGCACACAATCACTCTCACTACGGGTACGGTAAGCTCCGCCAAGAGCAAATAGGTCATAAAGCTTAGACATGGTTGACTTCTTAGCTACTGCTTGATTCTCTGTAAGCTTAAAATTATTCTGGGACTTCATCGCGTTCATAAAAGTATTAGCCATATTTTTTCTCCTTTTCATCTTAGTCTTTTGTCAAGACCGCAGGTTTTTTCTTTATGTATTTATTATAACATAATTTTGATTAAAAGTCAAAGTATAAAGCTGGTATATATTCTGCATTTTCAAGATCGGTTAGAAAGCGTGAAAAATTTATATGAGCTACGCCAATTTTTTGCAATTGTTTTGTATAAATTCCAATAGCATGTTGCTGCGTTGTAGTATCATTATGCTGATATACTTTATATAAATCACGATAAAATTCGCGTAAAAGATTCCAATGCTCTTGTCCTGTTTCTGGCGCATATTTCATAAGATACCAAAAATCATACCACAAGCGTACCATTACAAAACTAATATCCTCCCATATAAAGAAAGAATTAATTTTATTTTTCTTGGCAATTTTAATTACATGCCGCTCATTTAACAATAATCCTTTTAATTGTTTTGTATACATATATTCCTTATTATTAATATGAGTAATAGAATTTTTATCATATGTATACATATATATAGGCGTACCATAAAAATGTAATTTAATTGTATTATCATATAAATTTAATTGTTTAATTACAAGCATACATGCACGATTAAATCCGACATCTTCGTTAGCATAAGAAGATTCAGGGCAAAAATGAATATTATATAATTCCAGAAATTCTCTTTCATAAACTGCTCCATGCAAACAATGTAATGTATTACCAGAATAGCTATTCCATTCCGCATTCAACCAACGCCATAAATATAGATAAGGCGTAGTATCTGAAAGAATAGTAAGTATTACTTGCAATATAGCATATTTAGATAAAATATAATCTCCAGTATCTATAAATAAAATATGAGAACCATTTGTAGCATTTATACCATCTTGGCGTGCCATTCCCGGCCCTTCATTACGTGATTTCATAATGAAATTAACTTTTGGATATTTTGTATTAATTTCTGAATAGTCAATATCAGAACAATCATCGACTACAGTAATAGTAACGGGAAAATTATACATTTTTCCTAATGCAAAAATTTCTTCATCATATACAGATTTAATTGTTACTTCTAAATCTTTTATATTTTTATATGTAGGAATAATAATATCTAATCCATATTTATCAGGTATATTACGTTTAATTTTTATATCTTTATACTTTTCAACTAATGGCTCATGCTGCCAATTTTTAAGTGCTGCATAATGTATAATTTTGCGATGCTTTGCATCAAGGCTATAATTACTAATATTATAATCTGAAGGGAGCTGATAGATATAACCTTGACATAAATTGTTAAAGCAATCTTGTTCTGGAAAAGCGTAATGATACATATTGAGCGAATGAATTAATTCATCATCCTTACAATCCTCACGCAATTTTTTTAAATTAAATAATGCTATGCCTATATTTGTATATAAGAATTTTTTAGTAGATTTATGTGATTCACGAGTTGCCGCGAAATAATAATTAGTTAAGTCTAAATCCCATAAATTTGATATATTTTCATTTACTATAGTATCTACATCAAGCATTAAAATTTTATCAAGTTGCGGGAAAATTTTTGTTAATGCGGCCTTTAACAATATCATATAAGACCATGAATTATTGTAATTTGGTCCATCTTTATCAAACCATTCTTGATTACTTACATTTATACATTCAATTTCGGGCGGCAAATCATAAGGAAATTCATCATCCTCGATTAAAAAATATATTTTATCTACATCCGAATGTATTAAAAGAGATTTTGCAGAAGGCAACATATCTTGATATATGTTACGCGTACCTGCATAACATGCATATTTCATTTTAATTTTACCTCATATATCTTCTGGCTGCATAGAAACTGGAAGCTGACCGATTTCATTCCATCTGTTGCGAATGTCACTTATTGCCTCTTCAATATGGATTGGTGTGCAATTATGAGAATCCATTCCCACGTGATACATAAATGGATTCGTTGGATTAAGCCAGTTAGTTTGCTGATGAGTATGACCGTGAAAATTCACTACATGCTGGCTGAAATGTTTATCATCGTAATTGGCTGTCAAGGTAGGATAGTGTGAAAGATAACAAGTTAGTTTCCTATATTTCAGTACAGTGGCATACATTTCATTTGGCATTGTTACATTTGGACAGTTTTCAAGAATTTTAGTAATTTTATTATCAGTACAATGATTACCCCGAAGCCAAATAATTTTACCATTTAAATTTTTAATATATTTAATTGCATCATCTAAATTATTTAATGCCATATCTCCAAGATGATAAATAAGTGCGTCATATGGTACAATTTTATTCCAATTTTCCATTATTGTCTCATTCATGTCTTGAACATTTGTAAAACCACGGGACTCATATATAAATTGTTGATTATGTGAAAAATGAGTATCCGAGGTTAAAAAGATTTCCATCTTTTTCTATCTCCTTCCAATGATAGCCATAAGCTTTTTCTGTAATTCCATTTAGGCATCGTCGTATATTTCCATGTGCATTATTTTTATGTAAATAAAGGTCAATGTCCGTTATGTGTTTGAAAATAAGATTGTGTTCTACTAATAGAATCCATTTATCATATTTACATTTTGGATTTATATTTTTTAATGCTTTATAATCAATATTTTTAGATTGTAAAGCTGTATACACCACTTGGTCATAAATATTAAATTCTTGACAAGTAGCTAAAAGATTATTGCCATGTTTTAAAAAATAATCTATAATTTTATCATAGTCATATTTAGTATGCCCTTCTCCACCCAAAGCGGCATTATAACCATTATTATAACTATCATAAAATTGAATCCAATAACGTTCACGTTCATTTAATAAATCATTATCACAGTCTTCAATTTCTTCTATTAGAAAACTATCTCGTCCATATTTACGAATAGCATTATGTAGAGGACAAAAATAATCTTTATCATTAGAGGTTTCTGCTGAATAACAGTGCTTTAACCAACGAGTATTAATTGGTTGTCGTGTTTGGCCAATATAAATATTACCATTAATTTTATTTGTAACTTTATAAATCTTTCCCATAATTGCCTCCTATCCGTCTAAAACGGTTTTCATTTCTTGAATAATTTCTTGTAAAATACATATAAGTTTTTCTTCATTTTTGTGCGTAATACCTTTTTGCCCATTAAGCCACTTTGTTAATGTAGATACATTTACGCCCATTCGTTTTGCAATATAACTAACAGACATACCATTATTAGCAAAAAATTGAAGTTTTTCTTTTATAGTCATTTATCTCACCATATTATATGTATTTATATTATCCAAAAATTATGGCAATTTATTCCAAAATTTTAGATTTAATATCCTTTCATTAGCATAAGTCCAATACATCTTTCATCCTCTGTCATAGCTGGCTTTTGAAAGCGTTCTCGCATAGATTGAATTACATTTACAGGAACACGAGCACGACCTTCACGCTGTTCGTTGCGGCCAAGACATACTTCCAAAGGAGCGTTGAAATATACAAAAATAATTTGACAATCTAATTTACCATAAAAATCAAGAGCATGGATAAGCTTTTTGCGAGATTTTACATTTAAATGAGTGGCGTCTGCAATACAATCATATCCATCCACTAAATTAGCTCTTATCATAGCTACAAATTTAGTAAACACTTCTTCTTCGTGTGAAAAATATTCTTCATCATTATTAAGTAAAGAAAGGCGAATTTCATCGCGCGAAACATACTTTGTATTAATAAGATTATACATAAATTTATTTGCCCAATATGTTTTTCCGCATCCTGGACAACCGCAGAGTATATAAAGAATAGGCTTTCGCATACTATCATTCCTTTCATTATACTATATTTTTTTTAATTTGTCAAAACATCAATTAATGCTAGAATTGCTTCTGGTGATTCTTTTACTCTATAAAAACCATCTTCTGACCCAATTGTGGCTAGGATAGTATAAGTATAATCTTTATCTTTATGTTGAGATAAACTTTCAATAATTTTATAATTAATATAAAGTGCAGTCCCATCAGTATTAGTTAATTTAATAAAATTCTTCATATCATTTTTCCTTTCTTGGCATTGGCTCACAATTTTGTGGTGAAACAGACCAGATGTCGCCATTACGACACTGTAATAAAGCGTTACCGTTCTTTTCGTATTTTCCAGTAAAAAGACCATTAATCATGCGGCCGCCAGGAGTTACATCTGGCCATTGATAGCGCTTACCTGCAACTAATTCTTTCTTTTCCATTATGGCTCCCTCTTTTCTTGATTAATATTTCGCCTATCCAATATTGTATATAAATTATATCATAATTTTAAGAAATAGTCAAATAAAAAACGAGGAAGATTATTCATCTTCCTCGTTATATTGTAAAGCATCCAACTTCTTTTGATCGGTGATACGCCATAAGGTATTGGGTTTCCAACCATTATTGCCGCGATTATTAGTTTTCACAGAACACATTGGACAAGAACAATGAATCTTATTTTTACTATATTGATGAAGATTATTGTACCAGTCATATCCACTGGGCTGTGTCTCGCGGTCAATCCTACGCTTACGGATTGCTTTCGTATAATCATTATGTCGTTTTTCTGCCGTCGTCCTCATAAATAACACTTCCTAAGATGACAGTTAAAAGCTCCCGATAGGACTTGAACCTACAACCTGCGCATTACTGGAGCCGAGTGTGAGTTACGAACTCACATATCTTCGCCTAATTGATTCGTCAATCAATTAGTTTATCATACGGTCTTTTCCCTGTGATTCGGGTGTTTTACTTTAAACTAACTCGACAAGTGCGCTGCTCTACCATTGAGCTACAAGAGCATAACTCGGCCTATTACGGGTTTTCAACCCGCTAGAATATGCTTTCTTCAACAGATAGAATTTTCTTGAAATTAATTGCTGTGTAGGCCGATGGCTGATGTTACCTTGCATCGCATGGGGTAACTTGATTGTATCTATATAGATTGCGAAAATGTATATGTAATCAGCCGTTACATTCTAAATTGTGGGTAAGGATTTGCACCTTACATGATTTCCTTCTGAGTAAAATCTATGACCTCATAGCCAAGCCAAGTCTTCCTTGATGCACGGGTTCAAACCGTCTAGCGTCTACCTATTCCGCCACCACAATTATTTACTTATAAAGTTGATAATGCTTTGAAATCGCATGGGCGATTTCGTCAGGTAATGGACGAAAACCAATACAAGTTAATGTGCGTCCAACACCATTTTCATCAGTTTCTTCGGGAGTAAGCTCCGTGAGACAAGCATCTTTAATGAGGAAAAAATCTACTCCCTCTTCTAACCCCAATTCGCGTGCATAGTCAACTGCTTTCATCAGTTGATTATAATTTTTAGCTTCGCAAACAGTTTTTGTAAAGATACCACAAAACCATTCATTATACGTATCAGTATTAATACATAATTTAATCCACGTATTTTGAGTATCTTGTTCGTTAATAGTACAGCTGCGAATTTGCTGCGATAAAAATGCCCAACTTGCATGTGCTACTTGTGCCGCCAATTTACCAGGGCTCATCTGTAAATCTTTTCGCGCGATTATTAACTGTCTCATTCTTGCTCCGTCGTCATAAGTGTTCTTTGATATTCAATTGCTTCATCAATCTTAGAATGGTCAAATACTGTACCATCAGTACAACGCCAAGCTACTGGTTGTAAATTTCGTTTAATGGCATTTTTAATAGTGTTAGACTCAAATTGCCCTGTAGTCTTATTTGCATGACATTCTGGAACCAATTCTTTCAAAGGAATTCTACACCAACCCTGGCCGCACTGCCCCGCCTGTGCCGTATCGTAACAAATAGCAATGGTATGCTTATCTGTTATATAATCATAAACTTCATAGCGCTTACCGTTCTTACGATGATACATTACTTCCATTATTTTGCGTCCTTTCTTGTAATAAAAACTAGACCAGTTTTAATTTTGAAGGATTTGAACCTTCTATATTTTTTTTATTGAGAAAAAAATAATTTATCCATTGTTAAAATAAATGGCTGTGCTGGTCTATAAAAATTTCTAGGCTTTCTTTGTTCCTTTGATTTCAAGTCAAATTTTTGTAATAGTTGCTGACAAAGCCTAATAAATGGCTGGCGTGGTAGGGGTCGAACCTACGAATACAGGAGTCACAGGCAAAATAGATTTGAACTATTATTCTATGGCATTACTTATGCTATTGCCTGAAAGTCCTGTGCCTTAACCACTTGGCTACACGCCATCAAAGTATCGCATTAAATACGATACTGGTCGATACCGCTTGGAATCACTCCATCATTAGTTTCATTAACTAAATAAGTTTCCTTATTATGCTCTGAAACAAAATAAAGCACGCCAAGTAATGAACGGGCACTAACACGGACCTTACCATCTACTGTTTCAAGCACATAGTGGTCAGTCGTGCCATCACGATTAAGACTCGCTACGAAATTTGCTGCATCGGTTTGTGTAATTAAACGAATATGAGTACGATGATACATTTTAATCTTCTCCCTGAGTTTCAAACTCTTCTGTAATTTCTTCTTCGGTTAGAATGTCATTAAGTTCAGTAAGAGCCATAGTCATTAGAAAAGATTTTCCATAAAAGCTCACAAGCCTATCCGCGGCTTTGCCATAGGTTTCCGCCGCCACAATGCCCTTTTCGGTCGTGGTTGCTCTAATTTCATTGTCGAAAAAAGTAACTACATAACTAAACATAACTTATTCTACCTTTCTTTTTTTAAAAAAACGGTGGCGCCGTATAACGACTTACCGTAATTTCGTATCACCTACTGATGATAAAGCGCCAGTTACTGAGGGTCATCTAGCATCTTCGCTTGCTTAACCCTACTCCAAGAAGAAGAAAAAACCAACTTACGCATACTGTTATCAATCCTTTCTTTCATTCTTTATGTATATATTATAGCACAAATTTGAATAAAAGTCAAATATTTCAGTCCCGACTATAACCTTTACTAGTACAAATTACTACAGGTGACATATTTGGCGTCGCAGTCGTAACATTAAAAGTTGGAATGCAGAAAATACAACTTGTTTGATTTGGTGCCATCACAGAGCCACATTTAGGACAAATCCAACCATATTGAAGGGAAGTGGCTGTTACAGACTGTGAGACTGGCACGGTTGTTGTAGTCGTAGGTGTTACGGGGCGGTCAGTCTTTTGGTTAACTAATCTTTTAAGTTCATTCATAATATTATCTCTCCTTTAAGCGCCTGGTTGGAGTTGAACCAACTAATAAAAAAGGGTTTTGCAGGCCCTCCCCCGACCGTCAGGGTTCAGACGCATTTTTTCATAAGTGACAGGAGCTGAGCGATTTGAACGCCCATCGTCTGTTTTGGAGACAGAAAGACTAGCCATTGTCCTAAGCTCCTATAATGTGCCCGGCGAGGCTCGAACTCGCGACCCCTTGATTATGGTGGAGTATCAAGGTATTGCACCTTGTCCTCTATTAGACGTCTCTAATAGTATGCTCTTTACATTACTACCCCAAAGTCAAGTGCTCTACCAACTGAGCTACGGGCACAAAACTAGACCAGTTCATCTTAGGCGGAGCCGACCCGCTGCATTTCTAGCAAAAAATACAATTATTGCTGACTGGTCTCGGCTAATGCGCCAGGATGGAATTGCACCACCGATGTTTCTAATGTGGGTGATTTACAGTCACCTGACCTCGCTACTAGTCACACTGACGCATAATAAATGGTGCGGCGGGTCAGGATTTGCACCTGCGAAGCCCACGGTTCTAGCTAGCATACCGGCGTAGGCACCAAACTTACCGGTTGGCCCCTTTGTCTGCTTGGATACCACCGCATAATTGACACCCTCCGAAAGAATCGAACTTTCATTTTACGGTTCGTAGCCGTATGGTCTTTCCGTTAGCCTAGAAGGGTACGTGCTCGCTATTTAGAATGCCCGCGAGCTGGGTCGCTATTTAATCCATAGCTGGCGCGCCAACCAGTTAAATTGGCGAACAGAAGGGACAAGATTCGAACTTGCGGTAGGTTACCCTACGACGATTTAGCAAACCGCTCCTATTGACCACTCAGGCACCCTTCTAAATTCTATCTTCTATATCTTCACCAAAAGCTTCTTCAACCTGCTTTGGTGAAAAACTAAGTGCAATAGCAAAACGCTTACAAAAAGCGTGTAATTGCCCAATAGTCATATCTGGCGTAGTTCTAAAAGTTAAATTAACATCGTCATCAAATTCGTTATTATCATTATAATAATTAAACTCTACAGTAACGGGTCTCTTTATCTCCATGATTCAATCTCCTTATAAGGGTCTTCCTTATCCCAAACAGCACAATCTTTTACAATAAAGTCATTCATCTGAAAAAACATATTCCAAGCAACTTCAAGACAATCGGTATAACAAAGCTTAGTACAGCCAGTTTTCTTATCACGAAAGCGAAGAACACAACGAAGGATACCACCGCTTTTATCCTCAAACCAATCCATCTGAGTAGAAACCTGTTCTACAACAAAGCGCCCGCGCCACAGATTATCATCATAAATAGATTTATTAACATCGCGGCAAAACTTATTAAGCCAACGCTGATGAGCGCGGCGATTATGAGATTTCATACTGTATTCCTTCATTTTCTTTCCCTCACTTTCTATAATAATTATAGCATAAATTTAGAAAGAAGTCAAATAATTAACGAATAGAATTAATTTCAATTAACTTGCCACATTTATCACATTGGTAAATATATCGAATATTATATCGATGTCCTACCGCCTGCTGAAAAATATAGTGTCCTCCGCATCTTGTACAAATGCCATTATTATATACTATGTTACAGGACGATTCTTGTAAAAATACTACGCCTATAAAAAGTAATATAGCAATTAACACTGCTATAAAAAAAATTTTCCTATCTTTCATTATATTAGTCTTTACTCTCCTTAAACTTATAGAACGCACGATTAACAATATCAATCTCATGCCCGCATTCTGGGCATTCGATATATTCTATCCAATCTCGCTGATTACCAGAAAATTTTATATCACTGTCTTCAAAAGAGAATAAACAATCACAAAATTTACATGTCATATGATATTGCGCGTGCCCATGCTTAATAATTTTTATCATTTTCTCCATTCCTCAGTTTCGATATTATTTTCTTTAAGCCATTCAATAACGACTTGCCGCTCACTACAAGGATTATCCGGAGTCTCAAAAAATAATAGCACAAACTCTACATTCTCTAGGCTCTCCGCAACTTCAATATCATTTTTTAAAACTTGTAATTCATTTAGAATATTATGAATATCTATACCGTTCAACTGTTTGCGATATTCTTGAAGAAAAGCACAATCCTGTGGATGCTTTGGATTACATTTTCCATTACATAAGCCATTACAATTATATCCTGGCTTTAGCGGCGGAATATCTAGCCAAATATGACCTTGCTTATCGCGCCCAAGCGGCAACCATTTAGGATTCCAAACTGCGGTTGAAAGCGAAACAAGATTTTTAGGAAAATTACGCATTTGCGCGAAATAAGAAGTATAAATTTTCATTATTATCCCTTTTTACTAATAAATTTCATTTCAATTTTAGTGCCATGAGGAATAGTATAACTATTAAAATAATTATCTGGAAGAGAACAAATTATACTTGAGCCCTCTTTTTGAAAACATTCCTTATATTGTCCGTTGCCCTTCTCATCGAGCGTGCGCATTAACCAATTATAAATAGAATCAATAAATTGACTTTTTGTCGCAGTGCTACTTAGAGTTTCCTTATCCATATTATTTCCTCATTTCCTTTTTTCTAAAAAAATTATATCATAATTTTAGAGAAAAGTCAATTATAAAAATAAGATGGAAAAAATCCATCTTTAAAATACTAGGCGTCTTATTTATTGTCCTACCTATTGGACGATTCGCAAAAAGGATTGCAAAATGGGACTCGAACCCATAACCTATAAAGGTAATTGCTGAAAACGCCTATAATATTATTGTTGTTTTATTTGATATTTATATATCAAATCATATGCTCTATCATAATTGTGCCCACGACTAGTCAAGCCAACTTTTAAAAGAGCTTGACGAACATTAGAAGTTGTCTTTAATGCTTCTACTAATTGTTCTTCAGATACTTTTTCATTTTGTCGTTCTACGCTAAGCTGATTTCGTCCTTTAAAATTCGCTGTTAAAGCATGACAATTGCAGCAAAGAATTTGTAAATTATCTAATGTATTATTCAAATGGTCTCCATCAATATGATGTACTTCTAGTGGAATAGGAAAATTTTCCCATTTTGTTAAACCGCATTTTTCACATTTTCTGCCGCGTAAATTAATTAAAGCATCTAACATTAATACGGCTTTAATATTTTTCCCATACTGGAAACGCGAATAATCAAAATTATTTTTATTCCAACCCTGCCCTAAAAAATGCGATATATCAAATTGTTTCGTCTCTATCATATCCTTAATAGCTTTCATACCACTACCACTATCAGGATTATAACCTAATTTTTGAGCGACTTCTCTATAACTTCGACTATTTTGAATAATCTCAAGCAACTCTTTTTCAGAGAATTTTTCCCATTTTTTCATAATTATCGCCTCCTACATAAATAGTATTATATAAGCAGACGCATTACTCTTTTTTCTTCGCGTCCCGCGATTTTTTTAATAGCCCCTATCAGATTCGAACTGATACTTGATAGATTTTGAACATCAATATGAGTGATGACCTCATTTCGCTCTGGCTATTGATGGTCTATTGCCTCTGCCAATTGGGCTAAGGGGCCATATAATTGCGACTTTGGGCAGCCACCGCCCTATCCTTGAACCGCAGGAACTCAGGATAGATTAGTTCCATATAAAAACTAGACCCACTTATTACGCGCTCTACCATTGAGCTATTTGGGCGCATCGGCCCAAAGATGGATTCGAACCATCACATACGTGCTCCACATGCAAAAGAAATAATTGCTGACAGGTCTAAAATCCTACTCCCACGACTTGAACGTGGACTAACCTTGTGAGGGTCTCCGGCTTATAAGGCCGTGGCATGTACCAATTATGCTTGAGTAGGAAAATCAAGACGGCGAAATGAATGCTACCGCTACACCAAACATAAGTGCCCACCTTATGCTGCGGGATTCGAACCCGCCCCTTTATTATACTGCATAAATTTTCAAAATAATTGCTGAACCGTCTTTAAGGCAACGACCCTACGCAGAATTGAACTGCAACCTCGTGATAGACAGTCACGTATCATAGCCATTAGACCATAGGGCCATATTGGGAACTTTCGTTCCCTTTTGATATATTTATTATAGCATAAATTTAGAAAAAAGTCAATTACTTGAACTACAACAAGTAGTTGTAATCCAACCATGATTAGTCATATTTAACTTAAATTCTGTTTCATTTGCCGTACAGAAAAACACGCCTTCCGCTGCTTCAAATATATTCTTTGCAATCTCTTGATACAAAGTAGTTCTATTACCATAGATATCGCCAAGGTCATCAATATAATACTGTACTACTTGTTTCTTAAAGACAACATAAGTTAGTGTATTAGACATAACGCCTTCAATTGTCACTACCTTTTCTAGTGCAGGATTATCAGCAAATGCCCTTTCATAAAGATTCGCACGATTTAGCTTTAATGCGGTCTTAGGTACATTCGCGGGAATGACGCTAACCTTTACAACCTGATTACCAAAATGCTTTTCAGTAGGTAGAAGCTGTCCTAGGGCATCAGCCTTATCTGCATTCTCTACATACACAGTAAGCTCTAATGTATCATTATCAAATATTACACCAATTTCATTATCTTCCTGAAACATTGCCTTTACATCAGCATACCAAACCTGCCATGGGCTGAGAATTTTTAGAGCCATAAATTTACCTCATTCTTATAAAATTAATGCTGGGCGGGGCGACACTCCCGCATCTCCTAACAATGGGCGATAGCTGCCTGTTCTATCCTCCAACTTGACCGCCCGGTGAGGGGCTCGAACCCCCGACACTGCGGTTAATACAGAGGCGAGAATTGAACTCGCAACGTGGGCGTCCCTCACATGATTACCAAATCATCTCTCTGTCACAGCCGCATGCTCTACCGACTGAGCTAACCGGGCAAATTCGGCATGCTATCTCTGAGCTGACGAACGCCGCACCCGTATAGTCTTACCTATAAGTAGCTATCCTAAATTAAGACCTGATAGCAAGGTAATTATAACCGCTCATAACTGTTTACGTTACTTCGTTGGCGGCCGCAACGATAGGCATCTCACCCAGTCCAAGGCGGTTTTTACTCACGCTGGAGATTGTATTAAAGAAAATGTCAACTAGTATAAGCCAGTATCCCGCTGAACTATATTTTCTTTTACAAGGCTCGTGCTCATTAAACACAAGCAGAAATCAAGGTGGAGAGATTTGCACTCCCGATTTCGTCATCCCAAGTGACGCCCGTTAGCTACTACGATACACCTTGTTAAAACTGCTGCCTTTACCTACGAATAGGTGTTTGCTACTACCGGCAGTTCGGCGGGAGCGGTTTTCATTTTCCGTAATCTCCGCAAAAGATTACCCTCTATTCCAATAAAAATACTAGGGTTTTTCTACTCTTGACTTATTTAGAGGCTCCCATTGGGTGGCAATATTAAATAAGTTTTTCCTTACCATAGAAAGTTTGGACTTTCTACGACGCCTAGCCGCCGCACGCTTTCCTTTCCGGATTAGCTCAGAGGTCGCCCCAAGCGTAGTCTTTTCATACTCGCTCGCGCTAGCAATTGTAACGGACGTTGCCAATATAGCGTGTTGGAGAGTCGAACTCCAGCCAACTGGGTGAAAACCAGTTATCTTTACCACTTGACTAACACGCCACATAACTAGGCGGCATAAAAAATTTTAATTCCCAAAATTTTCTATAAGTATTGCTGCTACCGCCTATTCGGTTTTATTAACCACAGACCGAAAGCTGCGCTTTCTCTTGTTATTCCACCCACGCATGAAAGTATGTTGGGAAATTGGGCTTTCCGACGCATTTGCGCCTTTGCCAATATTCAGGTGTCTTACCCAAATACAAACCCACCAAAGGCAATGTGGCCTACACTGTGTGAGAGGTGCGATTGAACCGCATCGCTTTACCAATTTTTAGCGCTATTTGGTAAGGAATCGGGCCTTTTCCTTCCATCCTCTTTTTCAGCCAAGGTTATTGTTTCACTATCAACTACTTATCTGGTCCTCTTACCATAGCCTCTAGATTACCATTTCAAAGAATGGTTATATACCGCAAACGATATGCGGATGCACCTTTAAGTTTAAGGTGGCGTGCCCCACCGCCCACTCTCTATGGGCTCAGTATGCGCTCTTGGGTGGCCGCCCTCAAGCGAAGCTAGACTCTAAGTGCATCAGGGTTTTGGCTCTACGCTCCACGCCACCCGCTGGGACTCGAACCCAGGCAGTGCCTCTACCTTTTCGCTTTATCTTTTCTACAGCCCCGTGTTTATACTGCTTTCTGCATCGTAGAACTGACCAGCAGTGACGGTTTTTACAGAAGAATACCGACAACTAAATAGCGGGAGTGGGATTTGAACCCACGGTCTATTGGTTATGAGCCAATTGCCTTAACCACTTGGCCATCCCGCAATGGAGACTATCAGAATCGAACTGATGACAAATGCTTGCAAAGCATCTATTTTACCGTTAAACTAAATCCCCTTAACAACATATTTATTATAACATAATTTTTATTAAAAGTCAAATGGTTATTCTTTCTTTTCAAGAAGTTCTACTAATCGAGCATTTTCCCTTCGTAAATTTTTGATTTCTTCCATTAGAAAATCAATAATTTTATAAAGATTTTCTTTTTCATTATCTTGTTCAATTAGCATATTTTCCATTCCTTTCTTTTGTATATTTATTATAACATAATTTTTATTAAAAGTCAAATATTTTTACAAGCAACCTTACTAATTGTGTATTATCTCTACATAATCTTTTGTCATTTTCTAAATAATATTATATTATAATTTCTATCAAAAGTCAAATAAAAACCGTTTATAATTTTTATAGGATTGTCAGTTCTACTCAAATTATAAACGGCTGCGTTCTTGATTCGCGGGTCAAGTACGCGTTGCCTATCTCGAAGGCAAGCCGAGCGGATTATCAATGCCGTATTCTCCACGATTCATTTCGCGCTGTGATACACGCCTATACCTTCATGCTATCGGCATAGTAGATAGAGAAGAATCTTATGTCACTCCGGAAATGACCTACAAGGCAAGATAAGCTCTTGGCGGTTATTATCGCAAACCACGGTAGCAATTTCTTCTAGCGTTTTGCTCCATAGCCCCAACGTCAAATCTGTTTTTGCACCATACAGATTTGAAGAAATGGCGCGAGCACCATACCCGATTTGAACGGGCGAAGGCTGCTTGGAGGGCAGCAATGTTACCACTACATCAATGGTGCATATAGGCGGTTATGCCGCCTAATTATTATAGCCAATCAAATAAATCAAAGAGAATAGGAATGTCTTCAACCTTATTAGAAGAATAGTGATAGGTCTTATATTGTTTAATAAAAGCCTCAAGTTCCTCACGATACTTCCTCTGAGCTTCAACCATCGCCTTACGCGCGCTTTCAACTTTGTCGGCCGCAGCCTTACGCTCGGCAGCTTCCTGCTCCTTCTTTTCCTTTAGTTCAGCCGCTTTACGCTCAGCGAGAATCTTATCGCGGTTTTCTTGCTCCTTTAGCTTAAATTCCGCATCTTCTGCCGCCTGAACGGTATCATAATACTTATTAGTTTTGTCTGAATAAATTTTAATAGCCATAATATAGTCTCCTTGCGGTTCCCTACCCGCAATTTATATTTCGTTGATTGGGTTCCTTTCCCCTTTCAACATAATAATTATATCATAAAATTTGAAAAAAGTCAAGTATTTATGTAATAAAAAAAATAAAATAAAAAGAAGTTAAAAATAGATAATAATCATACTATTAAAATGAAAAAAAGGTCAAAACTATGGAGGTATTTATGGCAACATATGTAAAAAATACCTGGGAAAGCGGTGATACGATTACTGCTGCTTTAATGAATCATATAGAAGAAGGAATAGAACTGATTGATAATAATTTAGTTTCTTTAGATACAACCTTAACGCAAGAAGGCGATGCTGCGGAAGCAAAGGCAGTTGGAGAACAATTAAATATAAAAGCCAATGTTGATGGCTATTACGAAGAGCTTACTTCTGGTAGTACCGAACAATTGCTTTCCTCTAAATTCACAGAGGATAGTGTGCCTTATGTTTATCGTAAAACTGGTGGCTCACTTGATGTCGGCAATCGTAAGCTTGAAAAAATTGTTGGCGGAACGATTGTGTGGAATCAGTTGTATAAACAGGGAGATACCGATGCTTCTACAACAAGAGATAATGTTACTGTTGTGGATCATCGTGATGGAAGCTATACTGTTTCAACGACATCTGAGGGCGCGAGCGCTGATTTTACGCTGTCGCTTCGCGCGAATTTATTCCGTATTGGTAATCATGTATATTTTCGCGGTGGCGCGCAAATTGAAAAAGGTATTTGCATTATGGATAACTGGAGCGGCTGGCATCTAAACAATAAAAATTATGGCGTTTATAAACGAATTGATGTTGCTCCTGATTATCTTGGATATTCTGGCTTCACTCTTTCTATCGCATCTGGCACCATAATCAATGAGCCGATTACTTTCTGGCCGCAATACTGTGATTTAACAATGATGTTTGGAAATACTGTGGCTGACTACATTTACTCTATGCAGGGAGCATTATCTAATGCCGGGGCTGAATTATTTAAAAGTCTGTTTCCATTGACCCACTATGCCTACAATCCCGGCGAGTTGATGAGTGTCCAAACCACCCAGCATGAGACTGTTGGATTCAACCAGTGGGATGAAGAGTGGGAGCAAGGCACATTTAGCACATCGACTGGCGCGAACATTTCAAGGACCGACCAAATTCGTTCTAAGAACCTGATTCCTGTTATTCCGGGCGCAAAGTATTGGTTTAGTATGCCAATTGGGGTTGCATGGACGATGTTTTTGGACGAAAATAGAAATATTGTTGATCCACCGGAACTAGATGGCGCAGCAAGCTGGCTGTCATCTGGGCATTGCGTTGGTATAAGCACACGCACATTTACGATGCCGCTGAACGCCCATTACATTCGTTTCTATATGACTCAATCATATGGCAATACATATAAGAATGATATTTGCCTTAACCTCTCCTGGACTGGCTATCGCAACGGAGAGTATGAGCCATATTCCAAACATACTTATGCGTTACAAGAAAATCTTACCCTTCGTGGCGTCCCGAAGCTAGATGCGAACAATCATATTTACTATGACGGTGATACATATGAAGCCGATGGAACGGTAACAAGACGATACGGTGTGGTAGATTTGGGAACATTGGATTGGATAGAAACAACTACAGCAAATCAGTTTAGCTGTCCGACTGTATATGAGATGCTGTATCATGGCAATCTATTATGCACTAAGTATCAAAGTGGTGCATATGAATATTCAACCTTGCCGAATGGATATATATCAGTTACAAACTCTAAGTCAGATCCGATTTTAAGAGTTATGGATACCACTTATACTACTGCCGCCGCCTTCAAAACTGCCATGTCCGGTGTGATGCTGGTCTATGAACTTGCTACTCCAACAACCGAGCAGGCCGCATCCTATCCAGAAGTGCAAATCGTCGATGATTTCGGAACCGAGCGATTCGTGGATACGCGCGCGGTCGCAATTCCGGTCGGTCATAGCACGAAGTATATGTCTAACCTTCGTGACAAGCTTCAACATCTGCCTGACCTTGCTGATTCAGATGGCTTATACATGGTCAAACAGGCTAACGGTCAGATGACGCTCACATCAAGTCCTCTACCCGCCGCGCCTAGTCAAAATGGCACCTATATCCTTAAATGCATTGTATCAAATGGTACGCCTACATATAGTTGGGAGGCTCAATCATGATAACTTTATATGATGTTATTGATATACGAACAGGTCAGCATTATTCTGTCGTAATTGTAAAATCTCGTAATACAAAATGGTTTATATCAGCTAAATAATATTTTCAAAATACTAGTAAATATAGCTGGTGTTTTTACATAAAAAATAGGGAGGAAAAAGGATAAAATGAATAATTTATGGAACGATAATCTTTCTGTAAATCATATGAATTCTAATAATTGGAACCCCAATATGAGAATGAATTTATATCCTCAATATGAAATTATTCAGGTTAGCGGAGAAAATGGGGTTGATGCCTTTCCAATGGGGCCAAATAGTAGTATTCTACTAGCTGACCAAACCGCACCCATTATCTGGTTGGTCCGAACTGATGGCGCGGGATATAAAAGTGTTAAAATCCCATATGATGTTACACCGCACAAAAATGCTCCTCAGATAGATGTAAATAGTCTTGAACAACGAGTTAAACATTTGGAGGAATTATTGAGTAATGGCAAACAGCAATCCAATAATAGACAATCTAAGAAACAACAACAGCAGTCCAATAATGAACCCAGCGTGGATACAGCAAATTAAAGGCGTTATGCAACAAATGCAATATGCCACGAATCCACAGTTGGCTTTAAATCAATTTATGATGTCTAATCCACAATTAGCAAATGCTATGAGTTTTATTCAGCAAAATGGCGGGAATCCTCAAACCGCTTTTTATAATTTAGCAAAGCAAATGAATGTAAATCCGGAAACAGTTCTTAACGCATTAAAATGAAGGTAACTTCATTTTATAAATATATAAATAGGCGAGGTAATTACTTATGAATGAAAGTAATGGACTAACTGCTTCTGATGTTGCTCTCCTAACAGGCAACAACAATGGTAATCTCGGTGGCGGCTGGGGCGGCATGATTTGGCTATTTGCTATCCTTGCACTTATGGGCGGCGGCTTCAACGGTGGATTTGGCAACGGTGGCTATCGTCCTCAGTATGCAACACAAGATTTTGTGCAAGCCGGTATGAACTTCTCTGATTTACAAAATCAGAACAGAGATATCTTAACAGCAATTACTAATGGCACTGCTTCTGCGGTTTCTGCTGCGAAAGAAGCCGAATATGAGAGTGTCGCGGTTGCAAAAGATATTCAAAGCACTATTATTTCTCAGATTGGTGATGTAAAAGCCAATCAAATGCAATTACTAGCTAATCAGAATGACTGCTGTTGTTCCACCAAACAGGCCCTATGTGACGGTTTCAATAGCGTAAATGCTGCAATCGCGCAGGCTCGCTATGACAATGCTATGAATACCGCTGCTATCAATGCTAATACAACTGCACAAACCCAGCGTATTATCGACATGATGACTGGCAACACCATTCAGGACCTTCGTGACCAGGTACAGGCACTACAACTTCAAAGTCAGCTTGCTGGCGTAGTACGCTATCCAAATGGCTGGACTTATAACGCAGGCAACAATCCTTTTTGCAATAATGGTGGCTGTGGCTGTGGCTGCGGCATGGGGATGTAATTAAACACCGAACACATTTAGTGTGTCTAGTTTAATATAGGTGGCACACTTATCGTGTGCCACCTTTCTTTTTTATGGAGGAAAAGAAATGATTCAAGTATATAGTGATGGATTGACTGTAGCCGCTGGTGGCACATATCCCTTAAACAATGTAGTATTTCTTAAAGGTAATACTGCTATCCCCGCTGGAGCTGGCGGCGTCGCCTTAACTAAAAGGGGCATTTATTCTGTTGAAGTAGATGGTTTTGGAACACTTGCGGCCGCGGGTGATTATTCTATTCAATTAACCCGTAATGGCGTTCCGCTCCCTCAAGCAATTAGCACCTCTGCTGTTGCTGCGGCTGGTGAATCTACCGGTTCTTTTAAGGCTTTAGTGATTGTAGAAGAAAGCGATTGCCCCTGCAATTGGACTTCTTCTGCTGTAACAATTGGCGTCATTAATGCGAGCACGGAAGAAGTGACTGACGCACATATTAATGTAATTGTTACAAAATTAGTTTAATGGAGGAAATATGTAATGGCAAATAATCAAGAATTACAAAGCCTCTATTCTGAGTTAATAAATAGAATGAAGCAAGGCGTAGATATGCACGAACAGCTTGCAGACTACTACGCTTTTTTAAATCTACCTGGCTATCAAAAGTGTCATGAATATCAGATGCTTTGTGAATTACTTACTTATCGCAAAGCAAAAGATATGTATATGAAAGAGTATAACCAACTAGTACAGCCGGCTTATATGAATAATGGCGGCCTTACCAATATGGGGAATAATAATGGCAATAATTCTATGATGAATAATAATAATGGAATGAAAAATTATGCCAATAATGTTATTCCTACTGGTTGGTATACGCATACTCGCTATGATGTAGATGCAAGCACTAAAAGGCAGTCTATTAAAGATGGCTTTAAAAAATGGCTAGATTACGAACAAGATACAAAAAAATATCTATCCCAGATGGCACAAAAATTAGAACAAATGAATGAGAGAGAAGCTGCTAAAAAACTCGATTATCTTATAGAGCATGTCGAAAAAGAAATTAGTGAAGCTGAAGATAAGATGATGAATCTTGAAAGTACTGGGTATGATATGAATTATGTATTGCAGCAGCAAGAACCACTAAAGAAAAAATATGCAAAGAAAATTCGTGAATTAAACGAAAAAGATTCTCAATTCCGTCGTCGCGGAGAAGGCAATTATTCAAATTATAATTTGATTGATGATGAAGATGACGATGAAGAGGATTATACATATAAAAGGTATTACCGCCGAAACAATTATTAAAGTAGGTGAAAAGAATGATTAGATTATTACAGCGGAAACTAATCATTCCCCGTGGAGACACTGGCTCTTTTACTATTCCCGCAATCGCGGCGGCATCTGCTTCAGATGTCGCCGTTTTCACTATTTTTGATAGACTTACTCGCACTAAGGCATTTCAAAAAAGAATTGCGGTTGATGGGGCGCAATTAAAGGTTGAATTTAATCATAATGAGACCGTTAATTTAGTTCCTGGACATTATGTATGGGATATTAAATTTTATAAAAACCCAGTATATGCCGATGAAGAGCTTATTAACGGGGAAGAAATAGATTCATATTATGCTGGCTATAGCTTACCAGAATGCGAAATACGAGAAACGGGAGACGATTTATTAATCTCACCCGACGCCGCACAAGGAGAGCTTACGCCAGAACAACTAGATATTATTACAGCAGCAATTACTGAAGCTTCTAATGCTAAAATAGAGGCACAGAATAAGGCTGCTGAAGCCGCCACAAGTGCGGATGAAGCAGATGCTAGTGCTAGAAGTGCGGCAGAGCAGGCAGAAAACGCGGCACAATCGGCCACCGATGCGGCGGCTAGTGCGAATAGCGCGGCAGCTTCTAAAAATGATGCACTTGCTAGTGCTAATGCTGCTGCTCAAAGTGCGACAATTGCTGGCAACAAGGCTCAGGAAGCAGAGCAAAGTGCCATTAGGGCTGAAAACGCGGCTAATGCGGCAGAGGGAAGTGCAGATGCAGCAGGAAGCAGTGCTACAAACGCGGCTGGAAGTGCTACTGAGGCGACTACTGCAAAGAATAGCGCGCAGATGTCAGCAGATGATGCTTCACAAAGTGCGATTGCGGCGAGACAATCGGCAGAAGCAAGCGCGCAATCTGCTAATGAAGCTAATATAAGCAAAGAGCAGGCACAAACTGCGGCAACAAACGCGGCAACAAGTGAGAACAATGCAAGCATTAGTGCGAATACGGCAAGCTCAAAAGCTGGAGAAGCGTATATGAATTCACTAACAGCAGAGCGAAGTGCTGCGACCGCCACCGCTAGTAAAAATGCCGCCGCACAAAGCGAGGCGGCCGCGAATACATCTAGAAATGAAGCACAAGCTGCCGCGACAAGTGCGGCCGCTAGCGCCGCACAGGCACAAGAGTACGCGGGACAACTTACTGGTTTGACTACTGAAGCACAGACTTTGCCTGCGGGCGCGAGCGCAACTGCTTCTTATGATGCTGAAACTGGCGTTTTGACTTTAGGCTTACCGCAAGGCGATTCTTTCCATATAGTAAAGACTTATGCTTCTATTGCTGAAATGAACGCCGATTATAATAATAGTAATATTAGAATTGGCGATTTTGTTATGATTACTTCTACCGTAGAAGACCCAGATAATGCTAAAATTTATGTAAAGGGCAATGAAGCTTATACTTTTGTAGTTGATATGTCTGGTGCGAGTGGTATTGAAGGAGTTAGCATAGCGGGGATTCAAAAAACCAGCACAAGCGGTTTGGTTGATACCTATACTATTAGCTATACTAATGATACTACTACTACCTTTACTGTAACTAACGGTGAAGATGGTGATGAATATACTGTGTTAGTTCAAGCTAACCAGCCAACGCAGAATACAAATAAATTATGGATACCGACGAATCAGGGCGTAGTACAGGCAGTGCCAACGGTACAGGAAATGAACGAAGCAATCGCGGCCATTGATGTTCCGATACAGGATGTGCAAGTAAATGGAACATCTATTGTTAATGATGGAGTGGCAAATGTGCCGATTGGTAGCAAGGATACAGCTGGTGTTGTAAAACCCGACTTTCGTTATGGTATTGTGGTTGATGGCAATGGCATAATCGGAATTGCCAAAGCATCTTCTGGCTATATAAAAGATGGTAATGAAAAATTCACTCCCATAGTGCCTTTTAATCAACACGAATCTGCTTTCTACGCCCTCGCTAAAGCCGCGGGTGACACAACACAAAGTCAAAGTTCTAATTCTGTTGGTAGTTATACGGATGAAGCTAAAACCGCGATAAACAATATGCTTGGTTCTGTAACTAAAGAAGAACTCGCGGCAATCGACTATGCACCAGCAATTCATGTAGCTACTTCAAACAATACATTCACTGATGGCGTAGAGGGACGCCCAGTTGCTTGTACAATTGAACTTAAACCAACACAAGCAGGTAGCGGAACACCATCTGCCTCTAATATCCGCACAATTACAGGGTATCAAGAGGTTTATCTTTGGCGTGGAAATGGCGAAAATCATACCGCATTAAGCACAGACCCCTTTACTGGTGGTATTGGTACAACCGCGGCAAAATTTGTTGCTCTTTCTCCTTTCCAGTCACTTGAAGCATATCGTATTTCAAGAGCCGAGTTAGTTGCAGATAAGCATTATAGGCTTGAATTCGATCTTGAAATAAGCGGGACTACGGAAACAAATCGACCACGCGTATATATTGGAAATACAATGCCTACTAGTGGAACTAGTAGTATAGCTACCAAAATTAATGAAAATAACGGGCATTATACTATTGATTTTAATACAAATGCGCAACAGCTTTATAGCGGTAATGTATTTTCATTTAGCCCAATAAGCTTTAGAAATGATGTGCAGAATGTTCAATTTACCATTAGTAATCTATCGCTTATTGAAACTGACCGTCAGTATTTAAATATTCCAGAAGAAGCCAAAGATGTATATGGCGAAAGTATGTCGATGGATGAAAACCTCCACCTTATAACAGTTGAAAACAAGGCTTTCTTTGGTGGTATTTTTACCATAGATACAGATGGTAATACAGCGCTTACAAAAACTCATAAGTGTATTAGGTCTTATAATGGTGAAACATTACCTGGCGTATGGATAAGTGATAGAGATGAATATGCGCCAGGAACCACCCCAACTACAGGCGCACTTGTAGTATATGAACTGGCGGAAGCAGACAGAGAAACTTATGTAATACAGAAGCATTATGTTACAAGTTTGGCTGGCGTGAATGTATTTACTTCTGATGTAGGTACGGTGAGTATTGATGAATATATAGCTGATACAAAGACATATATTGATAATGCGACGGCTGGCGGCGTGACGGATGTGCAGGTTAACGGCGTTTCCGTGCTGCAAGATGGGGTGGCGAATGTGCCGATAGGCGGAGAATCAAGTCTCGGTGTAGTGAAGGTATCAAGCCTGTTTGGTATAAGCGTTTCATCAACCGGGGTTCTTAAACTTACTGCTTCAACTGATGGCGAGGTAAAGACCGGTACGGCGAGTGCGAGAGCTATAACCCCATCAAAACAGCACGCATCTGCCTTCTATGGCATGGCCAAAGCCGCAGGCGACACCACGCAATCCGCAAGCAGCAACGCGGTCGGCAATTACACCGAAACCGCCAAGTCCAAAATCTCCGAAATGCTCTCCGCTCCCGTCTCCGTCTCCGGCACGACCCCGACCATCACCGCGCTTTCGGGCATCCAGTATGTTTGCGGCGAGGTCGTCACGCTGGACATCACGCTTCCAGAAAGCGGCATCGTGGACGTGGTGTTTACGAGCGGCAGTACGCCCGCCGTGCTGACCGTCACACCGCCGACAGGCATGACCGTGGAATGGGCGAATGGGTTTGACAGCACTTCGCTGGAAGCCGACACGCTGTACGAACTTAACATCAAAATGGTCGGGACTAAATGTTTGGGGGTGGCTGGAGCATGGAGTTGATGAATTTAAGAAGGGGGCTGATGGCACAGATGGCAAGTAACAACTGGAAAAAATTCACGATAAATCCCGCGTCACAATGTACAAACGCGGGTCAAGTTAAAGCGTTCTTTGAACCTTATATTGGAACGCACAAACGCGCCTTTGCCATTCTTGACACTGACTTCAGTGCCGGATACCCATCGGTTGCACGGCAGTTTTTGAGCGCTGTTTGGTACTACGGATTTGATAATTCGCAATGGACAAGGGCCAATAGCAGCACAGCTGCTCAAACCAATAATTCTTTTTCTTTGAGTTACTGGACGGTAACTTACGATTTACAGCTTGCACCGACCGACACTGTAATTCTTATGATTGACATGAACAGTTAGAAAGGAGTTTACCATGCTCAGACAACTCTACATCGTAACTGCAACTCAGGTGGTAACATCTGAATCCAACCCTCAAGGTGTTTACAGCAACGTCACCAATTATCCCAAGACCTTCGACAGCCGCGACTATGAAGCGACTGCCGAGAACCCCAACGGCAACGCCGAGATTGCGCTCATCGTAGCGCAGGCAGACTTTGCTGATGTAGTCAAGCAGATTTCCCTTGCGCACAACCGCGTGATGTGGGCTGTTACCCTGACCCGCGCAGACGGCGTGCTGGTGGAGCGCAAGTCTTTCGGCGCGTTCCCAGATATGACACCCGCACCGCAACCTGAACCTGAACCTGAAGAACCCGAAGAATCGAGCGAGGAACAGGGTGAGAACAAATGATAATCATCATTACTTAATTTAAAACCAAAAATGGAGGATGAATACACATGTCAATTCAACTCTATTCATCTCCGATGAAATATAAAGACCCAAATACCGGTAACTACATTGATATTATCGGCATTTCGGGCAATCCAGGTAGGGGTATATCATCGGTAGAGTTAAATAATGATTATACCCTTACCATAACATTTACAGACGGAACTTCTACCACAATCAATTCGATTCGCGGCGCGCAGGGCGTTGGGATTCGGTCTGTAGAAAAGACGAACACAAGTGGTTTAGTAGATACATATACAATTACTTTTGACGATAATACAATTAGCACCTTCCAAGTTACAAATGGTGCTTCAATTGATTTACATATTTGCGCGCAAGGAGAATATGATAGTACAACTCGCGTGCCAACAATTCAAAACCCTGATTCGCGCACTTTTTACTTGGTGCCAAATGAAGATTCGGGCGCATCGAATGCTTATACAGAGTGGCTTTATGCAAATGGTGCGTGGGAGAGATTTGGCGCGCAGGTTATTGATTTGAGCGGGTATGCGACGAAGGCGGATACGGTGCTTGAGACTACTTTGAGTAGGGGAAGAAAAGAAGGTAGCATAGTCGGTGAAAGAAGCTTTGCTTTTGGTAATGAAGTAGAAGCTAGCTCTGATTGCGCCCATGCTGAAGGTAGTAGTACTCTTGCAAACGGTTTTAGTGCTCATGCAGAAGGGCAAGGCACTAAAGCAAGTGGTCCTGTTTCTCATGCCGAAGGTTTTGGCAGCATTGCTTCAGGTCTGTGTTCTCATGCAGAAAATGGAATAAACGCAGTTGGATTTGAAACAATTGCTTCGGGTATGAGTTCTCATGCTGAAGGCTGTGCAACAAAAGCAAACGGAATGTCATCTCACAGCGAAGGCTGGAAGACAAATGCTAATGGAGTACATAGTCACGCTGAAGGATTAAATACAATAGCTAATGCTAAAGATTCTCATGCTGGTGGCAAATATAACATTGCAGATTCTTATGATAATTGGCCAGAATGGGTATCGGAAACTTCTTATACGGTAGGAGATAAAGTAAAAGTTACAACAGTAGAAAATAATGAAACTGTTGTCAAAGGATATATATGTAAAACTGCCAATAATGATACAACTTTTACCGCTTCAAAATGGACAGCTGATGATTATATAAACTACGCACGGATTATTGGTAATGGTGCGTCTGATGCTGCCCGCTCTAATGCCTACGCCCTCGATTGGGATGGCAACGGCCATTACATGGGTGATGTATATGTTGGCGCGAACGCCGACAGTAGCGGCGGCACAAAGGTAGCCACAGTAGACGATATCGCGGCGATTGAAGTGCCGGTGAATGATGTGCAGGTAAATAGTGTAAGTATTGTAGAGAATGGGGTTGCAAATATTCCAGTTGCTGGAGGATTTGATTTTGGCGTTGTTAAAATAATAAACGCATTAGGTATAGATATACTTTCAAATGGTGCATTGACACTTACGTTAATATCAAATAATGATGTTAAGCGTGGAACAGTTATTTCAAAAGCAATAACACCATCTGTACAGCATACCTCAGTCTTTTATGGCCTATCTAAAGTCGCAGGCGTAGACCTTGCCAATGAAACAGTAACTCTTGGCACATATCCAGAAACTTCTAAGGCCGCCATCAAGTCTATGCTTGGCGTGCAAGATGGATTAAAGGTGGTGAGGTTGATATGATGTATTTGGGAGATAAGGCGGTTGGTTTAGTAAATAATACGCCTTTACCATCTTTTTTTAATAATTTAGAAAGTGGTTCCTTTATAGCCACTAAAGATAATATTACTGCAAATGGGGAATATGATATACAATTATCGACAATAACAAAACCACAAGGAATTATTGTTTTTACTCATTCACTTAACTGCCTTGATGCAAAAAGTGAAAAACCGTTACTTGGGGCTTTTGCTACAATGTATATAAGACCGGCCGACGCAGAAAATTTAAATCAAACTAATGGATGGACTATTTTATCTGGCGTAAACTGTTATGTAATAAATTGGGGAAATGGTACTGGTGCAGGTTATCCCCAAGCAAGAACTGGATTAAATGATTCTGGTAGAGGAATTTATCTTTTTAATGAAACTACTAAAACTTTAAGATTACGTTATTTTACCACCTCGCAAGGTGACTATGATTTTAAATATAATATCCCCTATCATTGGATAGCTTGGGATTAAAGGAGGTGACACCTAATGCCTAATTCAAAGCAAATAGTTTACTTATCTCAGGCGCAATACGCCGAACTTATAGTCAATGGCACCATAACCGTTAATGGTGTCACCGTTACATACGATGAGAATGATATTTACGTTACGCCGCAGGCGGAGCCGGTTACGGATGTTAGAGTGGCGGGGACGAGTGTAAGTAGTGATGGTGTGGCGAATGTGCCGATTGCATCAGGAAATAGTCTTGGGCTTGTAAAAACATCGGCATCCGGTTCTGACGGGTTGATTATAGGAACTAATGGCAATATTAACATTAACAGAGCTTATGAATTTCAAATTAAAGCTGGAACAGATTTGTATAGACCTATTGTGCCAGAGTGTGTAGATAGGGCAACATTCTTTGGCCTTGCTAAAGTTGCTGGTGCAGATATGAAAAATATTGCCAATACAACTGTTGGTACTTATCCTGATGAACAAAAATCCGCCATCCAACAAATGCTTGGTGTTTCCGACCTAATCGCGACCGCGGAAAACTCACTTGTCGCGTCAAAGGCTTACGCAGTCGGTGACATATTTACGGCCAACGGCAAACTCTACAAGGCAACTGCGGCAATTGCCGCGGATGAAGCTATTGTTTTGCAGAATGAGGGTGAGACTATTAGTGGGGCGAATGCGATTGAGACGAGCGTTAGTGAGGGATTTCCGCATGATGTACAAGTTAATGGAGTAAGCGTTGTGACGAATGGGGTCGCAAATGTCTCCGTTCCTACAAACGCCGCATCAGTTGGCGCGATAACAGCTCCATCCTCCCCGGCGACAGGTGCATTCCTTGTTTATAATGGCTCAGCGTGGGTGGCGCAGACGCTCAGTACATGGCAAGGGGGTAACTACTGATGGCAGTTGATAAACTGGTTGACAGCGCGCAGCTTGACGCAGACCTCACCAGTGTTGCCAACGCAATACGCACAAAGGGCGGCACAAGCGCAGAGTTGAGCTTTCCACAGGGGTTTGTGGACGCAGTTGTGGCAATATCTACAGGCAGAGAACCCGCGCCGTTCAATGATGTGAACTTCTACGATAAGGACGGAACCATCGTCTACAGCTACAGCAAAGCAGAATTTCTCACGCTGGACGAGCTGCCGGAAAATCCCACTCATGACGGCTTTATTTCTCAGGGCTGGAACTGGACGCTTCAAGGCGCAAAAGCGTATGTCACAAAATATGGCATACTGGACATCGGACAAACATATATTACAGATGATGGCGCAACCCGCATAACCGTCAGTTTTCTCACGGACGGCGATTTGTCCATGCGCATTTACTGGACGCAGGACAAAGCAGATGGCGTAAAAGTAAGTTGGGGCGATGGAAGTACAATAGAAACCGTCAGCAGTGCAGGAACTGGCGTCAAATATCTTGAACATATTTATGCTGTAAAGGGCAATTATGTCATATCGCTTATGCCAGATGACGACTGCACATTTTCGTTTGGCAATAGTGGAAATTATGCAATTTGGGGTGCTGGCAACACTAATTATATGTGGGCTAACAAGATTACTGCTGTCAATTACGGAAAAAATATAGAAACAAACATTGGCCCTACATTTAGCGTTGGACGTGCGCTTCAAGAAATTACCTTCCCGCGAGGTTTGACAAACATCAATACTGGTTTGGCGAACTCATTAAACCTTAGTGCTGCGATATTGCCATATGGAATAACAAACATAAGTATTAATAATTTTATGAATAGTCCAAGAAAAGCAATCTGCATTCCGGAAACACTCACGGACATAACGGGGACTAATTTTATGCACAATAATACACTTATAAAACGCATTTGTCTGCCTGAGCAAATGAGTGCCATACCAAATGCTACATGTCTTGGATGCGACATATTGCAGCAAGTTGTCATCCCAAGCGGTATTACGTCTATTGGTCAAAGCGCATTTAATTCCTGCTGGGCGCTCAGTGAAATGATGATACCTGCAACCGTCACGCATATCGGCGCACAGGCATTCTATTTCATGCGCGGTTGCCCGAAATTCGTTCTGCTGCCAACTACCCCGCCAACGCTGGATAACTCAAACGCATTTGGAAATGGTAAATCCGGCGCAGTAATTGAAGTGCCGTATTCAGCAGATCACAGCATTCTGAATGCATATAAAACGGCGACAAATTGGTCGGCGCTGTCAAGCATGATACAGGAGGCGGAGCCATGATACAAACAGAAAACATTGAGATAAACGGCAATACCTATACGCGCACCTATAGCAACGCAGGCATGAAGATCATTCGTGACGGCATCATGTACGATGAAGCGATTGACCCCGCAGACAGCGGGCGGGTGTATGAAGAAAGCAGCATTCCTATATCGCCATCGGATGAAGCGACCCCCGAAGACTACGCTGCCGCGCTTTCCGAATTGGGGGTGAGCGTATGACTAAGGAACAGCTCAAACGCGCCGTGGAAGCATGGATTTCCGAGCGTAGAAACGCTTTGGCAAAGCTCACGGACGAAACTGCCGTAGATGTGACCGTGCTCTTTGAGCAATGGCAACCCGACCGCGACTACACGGCAGGACAGCGGCTCAAGAACGGCGACAGGCTCTACCGAGTTGTGCAGTCTCATCACAGCCAGTCAAACTGGAGACCCGCCAACACGCCTGCACTGTTTACCGAAATCGCAAAACCGGGTGAAATCCCGGTCTGGAAACAGCCAACAGGCGCGCAGGATGCTTACATGACAGGCGACAAGGTACATTTTCCGACAATAACTGATCCGATTTATCGCAGTACGGTAGATAACAATGTATGGCAACCGGGAGTATATGGATGGGAAATAGAATGAATAATAACTGGACGCAAATTTTGCGCATTCCTCGACATAACACCTAAGATCGAAAAAGTGACGAAATAGTCGAAAGAATCTGGGGAAAAACCCAAAATCTTGAAATAATAAATGTCGAACAGTTCATGCAAATACAGTATGACAATACTGTGCAAACCACCCGGCAGTTTTTCAAGATGTTAGAAACAGATAAGGAGATTTATTGATGATATACAAAGAAACTACTGATGGAAATATAGTAATGTCTGTTAGTCCAATAAGTAATAACGGTGGAGATAATACTAAAATTGCTTACTGGAAACATTAAAAGGAGGAACTCATTATGAACCAATATTACATTATCGAAATCCAACAATATGCAAACGGCGAATACGGCCATATCGTTCATTTTGCTTATGACGAAGATGCGGCTAAAGCTCGTCTAAAGGCTGAATCTAAATATCACGAAGTTCTTGCCGCCGCAGCCGTATCTGAACTTCAATCTCATGCAGCAACCTTGCTGACTGCTGATGGCCGTGCAATTATGAATCAATGCTATAAACACGCAATTGCACCTACCGAGCCAGATGAGCCTGAAGAGCAGGCATAAATAATATAAGGAGGGCTTTTTAAGCCCTCCTTTAATGAGGTGAAATTCTATATGGCAACAATAATGACAAAAAAAGGTAGCCATGATAATATAGTAGCATACGAACATGTTTGTGATACCATTGCAGATATGAGAGCGATTGACCCAAAATATATAACACTTGGCTCTGTTTGCACTGTGCTGTACGGGGCAAGCGGTAGCCTAGAAGTATATATGGCCAATAGCTTAAAACAATGGCTATTGCTCTCCGGCGCCGGCAATAGCGATAGCGGCAGTGGGAGCTCTAATAACCATGTTTCTACGGTTTCTTCTTTAGATAATACCGCTTTCGCACAAGGCAATATTATTGAAATTGTTGGTATTCCAGAATATGTAGATAATATAAATAAATATTCCAATTATGGAATTACAGAAACTGGCTGGTATGCTTTTGCACGCATTGAAAATTTATATGGAGTCTCCGCCGAAACGCAAGTAACTGGAGCAAATTATATCGCTCATATTGGAGATACCTATGTTGATTTGGCAATTCAATTTGATGTCGCGGCGACATCACGAGTTGTTACAATTAAATGGAATTCACAAGTAACAGAATCATTTGTATTTAAAGCAACTGATTTGGCAATACGCAATTTAGACTATAGAACTACTTTCTATGTTTATGACCTGGATGAGTTCGTTACTTGGGAATATGCATTAACTTCTGATACTACTTTTGCCGCCAATAAAAATTACTATACTCTATCTGACGGCAGTTACAATCTAGCGGAAGTAACAGTGGGCGAAGCAATCCCCGAAAACACCTATTATAACCATTCTAAAATTATAATCCAAGGAGCGGCCAGAAATGTAACTTATAAACTAGATACCATTATAGATTGCCCGATGGAATTCATTCTTCCCGAAATTGAAGATGAAACACATGGCTGCTGGTTTGAAATGAGGTTTAGACATGCGGGCGCGTATAGTATGACTTTAACACCACCCGCGGGAGTCAAAGTGGCAACAGAACATACACAAGCTGAAACCGCGGGCTTTAATACAATTGATTTACACTATAATAATATAGATGGCGTAAAACTATGGCGTTTCCTTAACACTCATAGCACTATTCCTGCCTGACGAAGGAGATGTTAATTATGAGATGGGATTATGAAAAATTAGATGAAAACGGGAAAATCAAGTATCTTCCCGCGCATGATTTTGACGGTAAAATTACTGGTAAAATTATAATGGGTCTTAAATTATATTTTGACGAAAACCCAGAAGAAGCCCATCGCTTAGGATGGACAAAACATATTAAATACGATGCTAAAGAAATTAAAGAAAAATTTCCCGATTATAATCCACAAACTCAAAATTTATTCACCACTCTTAAACAAATTGATGAATACACCATTGAAGATGAATTCCATATTTCTGATAAATCATCCGAGCAAATGACATTAGAAGAACTAATGGAAACAATGGGATTATATACAGCCGACAAAATTGTCCAAATTGATGATGCAGGAGGCGTAATAGCGGGATGGAATTAAAAAGAGACTTGATGGTAATGTCACAAATTATGATTCAAAAAGAAAAAGAATTAGCAAATGAATCACTACTTAATCTGGATAAAGAAGGTTCTATGTTGGCATCTGGCAAGCGTTTTACCTTTGACATAGCAGATACGCCTAGTGACCCATTGCGTTAAGGAGGATAATTATGGTATATAATATAACTCCAATTACTTCTGTTAAGCCGACAGATTGCGGCGCGACCTGCCTTAAAATGTTGTGCGATTTTTATAACATAGAAGCAGATTTACAAACTCTAATAGAAGAATGTAACACCCGTTTAATTGGCTGCTCTGCAAAAGATATACTTACAGTAGGAAGAAAATATGGCTTAGATATGCGCGCTTACAAAGAAACCGCGGACAGCCTATATAAGCAAGATAGACCAGCAATTATTTGGTGGAAATGGGAACACTTCTGTGTTTTTTGTGGAATAGATGAGGATGACAAGGTAGTAATCTGTAATCCCGACCGCGGCAAATATAGCCTATCAAAGGATGTTTTTGAAAGCTTTTATAGCGGAATTGCTCTAACCAATGGTGAAGCACAAGATTTACCAATTTCTGAAGAAGCTACGGCCGCGGATTATGAAGCTGCTCTTACTGAACTTGGGGTGAGTATATGACGAAAGAAGAATTGCGTATAGCATTAGATGCAAGGCTTAAAGAAATCAACGATAGTTTAAATAACATAGCAGATGAAGATGCAACTGCCGTAGTTGCCCTATTTGAAAAATGGAGTCCAAATAAAGCGTATGAAGTCGGCCAACGGCTACGCTATTTAAATAAACTATATCGTGTAGTCCAAGCACATATAAGTCAAGAAGGCTGGGAACCAGATAAGGTGCCCGCGCTATTCACTGAAATTGCTAAGCCCGGCGAGATTCCCGAGTGGCGGCAGCCTACCGGCGCGCAAGACGCGTATAATACTGGCGACCTAGTCCGCTATAACGGGCAAGTTTGGGAAAGCACTATTGATAATAATGTATGGGCTCCTGGAACAAGTAATCTCTGGGTTCTAAAGGAGGGATAAAATGAGCTTAATTCCAAATTGGAATAAAGAGAGATGGCGCACTAGAGATAGGCTTTTAGGCTATGATTTTTCTATTATGCCGCCGCATCCTTATAGCGGAGGTGCCGCGCTACCAGCAGTTTATCCTTGGGAAAATGTTACATTATCTATTTTATCACATCAACTATATGAAATAGCGTTACAAAATGGTTTTTCGGGGACGGAAGAAAATTTCTTAAAGAAATTTAGCAATGACTCAAATGAAAAGGAAATAATCGTCGGCACTATTGCTACTTTTCCAGAGAACGGCCAAGAAGATTATTTATATCTTGACCGAGAAACAGGAATTCTCTATTATTTTTCCGATGTATATCTTCCAATTCGTAGCTTACTTATTGAAGATACAAACCCTTAATACTGCGGAAGATATTGACTGAAAGGATGACATGGTATTGAAATATGATATGTCAGAAACTTCTGTCCGTTAGGGGTGAAGTCATCATAATGGCTTCACCCCTTTTTTCCGTATTTTGAAATAATAAATCATAAGAGGTGAAAAAAATGGCTCATATAATGACTAAACAAGGGCAACAAGATAATGTTATTACTTACGAGCATATATGTGACTCCACCGCAGATTTAGCAAGTATTCCTTACGACCAATCAACTTTAGGCTCAACCGCAATTGTTTTAGTAGGTGAAAGCGGCGGCCTTGAAGTATATATGGCAAATTCAAATCATGAATGGATTTTATTGACTGCCGGGTCTGGTGGCGGCTCAATTGATATAGATTTATCACAAGATACAATCGATGCTTTACATATGATTGAGGGATATACCGCACATAATTCTCAAGGATTACCAATTACAGGAGCAATTCCTCAAAGAAGTGCATCAGATATTAATAGTAATGGGCAGACCGTCACCGTAAGCGGCGGCTGGTATCAGAATGATGTAACTGTTCCTATAACTGTATCTGATACTAAACAAGTTAATTTTATAGATTATGATGGCACTGTAGTATATAGTTATGATAAGGATGAATTTTTAGCTTTAAATGCTATGCCCGCCAATCCAACTCACTCTAACTTAATCGCACAAGGATGGAACTGGGATTTAGATAGAGCAAAAGCCTACGTGCAGAAGTACGAACATCTAGACATTGGGCAAAGCTATACTACAAGTTCAGGAGCAACAGAACTTCTTGTTGTGACGGAACAGCCAAACACTAATTTAACCTTAAAACTATGGTTCCAAGGCTCTATTTCTATTGATTGGGGCGATTCCACAACAGAAACAGGCACAAGTAGTGCAGTAAATATTTCTAATACATATACGCATACTTATGCGGCCGCAGGGGAATATACGGTTAAAATACTTTCTGTTAATAATACAGTTATTTATATTGGTTACGAAAGTATAACTGAAAAAGAGTTAATAAGGCGTGTTAATATTGGTAATTTTACAAAATTATATGGTAAAGTTTTTTATAAATTTCCAGATTTACAACAAATCTCATTACCAACTACTGTCAGTTTTGAGTCTGGTAATAACTCTTCAATAGAATACTTTGCATATTGCCATAGCTTAAAATGTGTAGTTTTACCTAAAACGATAACGAGCATACCAAGAAATTCTTTTTATTATTGTAGAGATGCTTTATATATAGTGTTGCCGCAGGATTTAACCTCCATAGAACAAAATACATTTAACGGTTGCCGCAATCTTACGCACTGTTTAATACCAGATAGATGCACTACTTTAGGAGTAAATGCTTTTACAACTGCCGGAATTTTTGAGATAATTGTTATACCAAGTAGTGTTACTACTATAGCAGGTAATTTCTTATCTTCATTTAAATCATATACTTGGAATAAAGATTTTTATTGCGATTTGACGAATGCGGGCATTGGAACTTTTTCTCTGTTACAACTTGATAAATTCATTTTTAATTCTACTACTACATCACTTCCTAGTTTCTCTAGCGACCATTGTATTGCTGCTTTTGTCTGTGAAAGTTCTCAACCTCCAACCGCACAAGCTAACTCTTTTAGAACAGAATATTTAAATGATTTTATTATTTATGTTCCTTATAGTTCAGACCACTCCATACTAAATGCTTATCAAAACGCAACAAACTGGACGCTTTATGCTGATAAAATGGTAGAATATGGAGGATAAAAAAATGATACAAGTTGAAAATGTAACAATTAATGGGCGTGAATTTACACACACTTTTTCTGATGCTGGATATTATGTTACTAGAGATAGGCAAAACTATATTGAAGCATATGACCCAATAAATTCTGGTAGAACATATATCGAAGGAGAGCCCATTCCTGAAGAAAATCATACAGCAGAAGAAATCTTAACCATACTTTTAGGTGGTGAGAATAATGATTAATTTAGCTAAAGCAAGACAGCTGCGAGCGCTTATTGAAGAAGCTGCGGCCGCCCTATCAGACGAACAAGCCTTAAGTGGCATTGAATTATTTCCTGTGTGGAAACCGCGTAAGGAATATGAGGCGGGAGAACGCATTAGTTATTTAAATAAACTATATAAAGTTATACAATCTCATGCTTCTCAGGCAGATTGGACGCCCGATATAGCGACATCTCTATATACAGAAGTCGCATTACCTGGTGTAATTCCAGTATGGAAACAGCCCGCAGGAGCACATGACGCATACCAAACTGGTGATAAAGTGTATTATCCAGATAAAGAAGGACATATATATGTAAGTAATATGGATAACAATATCTGGGCACCAGATGTATATGGCTGGAATATGGAGGTATAATAATGGATATAATTGATATTATATTAGCAAAATCATTGACTCCACAACAGTTGGCGGCATATGTAGCACAGGCACAAGAAGCCACCCAAATTGCTACTACCGCGGCCGAGAACATTGAAACTATTACAGAACAAACCAATACCAATAATCAAAATTCAATCGCCGCACTTAATAATGTTACTGCCGCTTTAAATGATATAACTGCGACCGCCGACACAGAAATAAAAAAGCTAACGATTGATAAAGTTGTAGATACGGGTAATGATAGTTCAACCATTTCGCTTAAGACCACTTATCCTGATAATAGCATTAGTGAGATTGCTAATATTACTAAATATTATAAAGACATTGGTAATGCTGAAGATGGCAGTATGACACAAAAAGCTATTACTGATAACTTTAATACAATCGAACAATCTTTTACGGACACAATAGGAGATTTACAATCTCAAATTGATGAAATTAAAGAGGAAACTAGCGGCGAAAGTGCTAGTTATATTGGCACACAATATGCTGGACAAATTGTAGTAGTTGGAAATGATGGTTATGTTACCAATGGGTCTGTTAAGGAAGAAGATATCGTGTCTGCACTTATTAAAAGCGGTGATTATCATTTACAGGATGTAGTAGGCTTGGAAATTGATTACCCCAATAGGACTTTTATACGAGTGCAAGATGCTAAAAATAAAAGTCAGGGCACTGACTTTGATGAATATAAAATGTATGGCGGCCGCCGCAGGTGTAATGTTAATGACAGCGGTCAAATCGTTGCTTGGTATGGAGACAATAATTATAAAGATGATGGCAGCAATGGCCAAGTTATGGTCTATCAACCTAAATTTTATTACTTAAGAAGTTTTAATGATGTAACTGACAACATAATAAATAAAGAAACACTTTTATTATCTTATACCGCCACCCCTGGCTTTAAACTTCACCCCTTATTTAAGCGCCCCGATGGCACCGAGCTAGATTATGTTTTAATTTCTGCTTATGAAGGCAGCGCGCAGGTTGGCAATAGTTATTTAGAAAATGATGAGACTTTTGCTGTTAATAGTTCTAAATTATCTTCTATTGCTAATGTTAAACCAGTCAGTGGTGCAGGTAAAAACTTTACAGTCTTTGATGCTGAACAAATCGCACAGAATCGTGGCGCCGATTGGCATATTACTAACTTGGCTTATGAAAGTGCAATGCAAATGTTACAATTAGTTGAGTATGGCATGCTCAATGGACAAGCCGCATTGGAAGAAGGTATTAGCACAATTCCTAATCGTAATGGCGAAAACTGTGCTTCTATCACTGGTTCTACTGCAAGTCTTGGCAATATTACAGGCGCTGCAAATAGCACAATTAATAATGGAACTTCTTATAGCGAAGAAGGGAAAAGAGCAATTTCTTACCGTGGAGTAGAAAATCCTTGGGGCAATATCTGGCGTATGATAGGCGGCGTAGATGTCGTAGGTAATGGTGAGTATAATGGCGGCGTTCCATATATTTGCACTAGTTTCAATTATAGTGCTACAATCGACGCAAACAATTATAAGGCCATAGGTTTCCCTGTCCCCTCTACTTCTGATTGGATTTCTGCTTTTGGCAAAGGCACGGAGGAATTTGATTGGGTTTATATCCCAATACAATGCACCGGCGCGAATAGTGCTGTGCCCGTTGGTGATAACTTATGGACTACCGCTAGACTTAATGGCACCAATCTAGCAATTGCTGGCGGCTTGTGGTATTATGAACAAAACAATGGAATGTTTTATTATGGCTTTGACCAACCAATAACACAAACTTATCGTTCTTTATCTGCACGCTTAATGTATATTCCTACTGTAAATAGCACTTATCGTTCTAATATCCAATCTTGGGAAAATATTATGGGGGAATAACACAATGACTAATTACGGAGTTATTTATGGGAAGGTTGTACCTCCCACGATTCAAATGACCGACAGTATGGTTTTTGTTGCTGATGAAATTCAACCTTTCACACAGCAGTATGAAGGAAAAGAAATAACTGGATTTAAATATAATTATAAAAGTTATAGCAAAGATGAATATATATTGCTTTTAGCGCAGCGTAGTAAAGAATTAGAAGAAGAGCTTGCCGCCACCAAAATTATCTTGGGGGTAGATTAACATGACATTAATTGAATTGGCTAACAAATTACGCCCTTTAATTGAAAAAAGCGTAGAATTTTTAGACGATAAGGATGCGTTAGAAGCTATCACCCTTTATCCTACTTGGGATGGTAATGGAATTGCTTATCAAAAAGATTATAGAGTTAAATATGATAATACGCTATATAGAGTATTACAAGACCATACCTCACAACCTAATTGGACGCCAAAAGATGCACCCAGTTTATTTGCTAAAGTTTTGATACCAGACCCAACGGTTATTCCTGAATGGAAACAACCCGATTCAACTAATGCATATCAAATCGGTGACAAAGTTAGATATAACGGTCAAATTTATGAAAGCACAATTGCTAATAATATTTGGTCGCCAGAAGCCTATCCCGCGGGATGGCGTCTTGTTCAAGAATAAAAAAATAAAGAGGACACTTTACAGTGTCCTCTATTTTTTTTGACTTTTTCTAAAATTTATGTTATAATATATTTATAAAGTGAGGTAATATAATGAAAGATAGATTTTTTGAAGAAGCCAAAAAAGAAAGTTATTTGTCTGATTACGATGGCGCGCACCTGGGTGCAGTAGCAGTTTATAAGAATAAATTTATACTAGCCCGCGCGCATAATACAGATAAAACTAATCCTACACAGTATTTTTATAATCGTTATAGAATAAAAGGCAAGAGTGATATTATGCTTAAGCCGCCTCGCAGTCATGCAGAAACTCAATTGTTTCGCAAAATTCGATATTTAGATATAGACTTTAAAGATGTAGTTGTTTATATTTATCGAGAGCTAAAAGATGGAACGCGCGCGATTTCTAAACCTTGTGAAGGTTGTGAAAAATTGTTGCGTGATTTAGGAGTAAAAGTTGTTTGCTATACTGGTAACGACAGTTATGTTGAAGAGCGTTTTAAATAGCGCCGATAGCCTATGGCTATCGGCTTATTTTTATTTCCAGAAGCAATAGAAGCCCTTACGAGCATCTTTTACTTCATCATAGGTGCCCTTCGCGCGGGCGGCTTTGCTACTAGCGGGGTCATTAATATAAAAATATTTACCATCCCACTTCCATATACAGCAATAGTGCCCGCCTGCGGTCCATTTTTTATAAGAACTCTTACCTTTTGTGCCAACGCCAAAGCACACAATAACATATCCGCCTTCATTTAGACACTTAATTGCATTGTCGATATTAGCAGTAGTGCTATATTTAGATGCTTTATACAATTCAGCACATCTGCGGAAAAAAGTAGCTGATGTGCCGCTGTTATAAGTACGGGTGCCCCAACTCATAGACTTTAATGCTAAATCGTAAGGAGTAACCTTTTCATCCCACCAAGTAGCAACAATATCTGCCATCGAGGTAGGGCCGCAAGCAGAACTCGCCATTGTCTGACTTTTATCACCATGGTTACTATACATCTTTTTACCCCAACGCTTATCCCCTTGCTTATAATCAACTGGTTTAATTGCTCCAGGATTTAAATCACCGCTTGGGATAGAGGCTTCTTGTTCGTTTGTAAGAATCATTAACCAAGTCTTGGGGCCGCAGACGCCATCTGCTTTTAGACCCTTCTCTGCTTGATAAGCTTTTACCGCGGCCTTTGTTTTAGAACCATAAATACCATCTACGGTTAAATTAAAAAAAAGCTGTAAAGCACAAGCTTCACGGCTTTTTCTATTTCTTAATATAGAGGTTGTTGGCGCCTTTAATGCAATAGCCTTCTTTGTTTGTTTACCAATCTTTCCATCTACGGCCAAATTATTCTCACTTTGAAATTTCCTTACGGCTGCGTCAAAATCGTCATCGAAAATTTCAGTAGCCTGTTTTATTTCAGAGAAACCAATTAGATATTTTAGTATGGCAACTTCTTTATTTGTCATTCCCTTTATCAATATTTCTGTCATTGTTTTCAACCTCCTGTATCTTTAATTCGCCATTTATAAGCATATAAGTTTCTTCAATTGAAGGGACGAGCGCTTCTAACTCAATTTCTTGCTTTTCCTTAAACAGCATTTTTATTCCTCCAAATAAAAAAAGAGCACTTAATTGTGCTCCTTTAGATAATTTTCAATATATTCTGTTTCATTAGCGATATTGTAGCCTACCTTATCACCAAACTTATTTGTATCTTCTACAAAAGTTGCAATACGCTTATCTACATAATCAATAAAAGAGTTTAATTTCTTAAAGAAGCTAGTATAATACTTCTTTCGCATCTTCGTAAATGCAACCTTGCGGCCGAACTCTTCATTCCAAGTATCTTCTTCCGAACATGTAGCAATTCCTACAAAACGACCAGGCATCTGCAAATGTTGCGTTTTTGGAGTAAGCATTACGATATTATCAATATGCTCTGCAATATAATCTAGAGCGTCATAAGCCGTTCCTTCGTATATACAAACTACCTTTCGTTTCTCTGGATTAATAACAAACTTACAATCTTCGGGCTTAACATTAATTCTCATTTCTTTCAATCCTTTCAATTTAATAATTTTTTAATGACGCTCCCAGTCTATAACCGGAAAAAAATTTCTTATTACCATTATCGTTGTTTTCTGCATTTCTTAATGCTTCAATTATATCATTGCATATAGGACAATCGTCAAAATTTTCTACTTCAACTTTAGCCGCGATTCCATAAGGACATTCATGACATTTAGCAAGACAACCATTCTTATGGTCGTATTCTAATCCCGCGGCTAAAATACTTACATCACTAATTACACTCATATTTCTTTCCTTACTTTAGAAAACAAATCACGGATATCGTTGGAAAAAATAGGCTTTCTGTCTGAAATAGAGGACTTGGCATATTCTTCCTTTACCATATCAAGATACATAGTAAATTGACCGTCATCGCCCATATAGGAAGTATTCCATTCTTCCTCGGATACATACTTCTTTATATGAAGTTGAGAAAGAGCGAGATTATCAAAGCTAAGAAGTTTAAAATGCTCTTTAAATTCAGGAATAAGCGCTTCAAATTGTGCTATCCTAGCCATTGTTTCAGGATGAAGTTCAAGATAATGCTCACCACGACCATAATTTTTATAGCCAAGAATAAGCAGTTTAAGGCCGCAATCATACATTTTCATCATAGCTTCAACGGGCACGACACCAGCAATTACATGAACTACGAAGTCAGAGTTAGAACGAAGAAGCGTAAGCTGATAGTCGGTGGGAACGGTATTTACGGAAATACCTACGCCATGAACTAAACCATTATCATGCCATAACTTAACTTTCGCGGCCGCCTGCTCGAAATGAGAGAGATGAAGCGTCATATTACAAATGACATGGCGCTCGCGCATACGCTCAAGGAATGGTACGAGGTCTGGATGCTCTAGTACATTGCCGCCGCCGAGCGCGAGCTCGGTAAATTTTGGCAATGAATCAAAAATAGGATGATTTAGATTAGCTAAATCACCATCGGGCGTAGAACGCTCGTGACACATAGGACAACCCATATCGCATTTATTAGAAATTTTCACATCCATAGATTCGGGAAATTCAGGCGCGAAGTATTCAGCATCATTGTATCTAATTTTTGTTCCATCATCACAAATAATGCAATTATAATTTCCGTTCCTATATTTCCCAATTATCTTGCTTCCAATCATTGTCTTTCCTTTCTACTCCAACCATCATGTCATAAATTGGAGTATCGTATTTTTCAAAGCAGTTATGAATTTTTCTAGTATCTACTTTACATTTCCACTTATCGCACCAATCATAATACCAATCGTAGTATTTACAGTTATCACAACAGTCCATTTTAGTCATGCCCGTAATATCCGAATGCAACTATCTTTTCGCCCTTTGGAGTAGTATAAAAATCTTCAAACTTCTCATAATAGGTTCCGCCATAAGTCTCTAGAGTATAGGCAATATCTTCTTGTCCCATGATTGTTTCTATGTAATCACGATCACAGTCGTCCAAATTTGTAATATCATACCTTGCATAAAAGTCGGGATACTTTTCAAACAACTCTTTTAAAGCCTGATATGCTTGTTCGTAAGTAATAAATTCGTCCTCAAAGTCGGTATTATAGCCACCAATTAGCAGGTCGCCGCGCCCCAACTTCTTATATGTATCTTCATCTGTCATAATAAGAGAATGAACGCTTGACGAATTAGTTTCCCATACACCTGTTCTAATGTTAATCATAAATTTCCTCCACTGCTTTTGCGTTCCAAACGGGCAATGCTTGTAATCTATCAAAGTAATGATACTCATCGCCATCAATAATAACTAAATATCTATCATTGAAGATAAAATCTTCAAGAGAAATATTATGAGTTTGAAGAAAACTAGACAATAAACTCATAGATTGATGGTCTATACAGCCATAAAAATATTTCTCTTCTGCTGGGTCTTTATCTTCATTCCACCAAGGATTTTTCGGGAACTCAAAATCTACGAAAAATTCAATATGCTTACGACAAATTTCAGTAATTTCTTTTCTTTTTTGATTATCATCCGCATAGCTGGCAAGCGCGTAACATAGACGGTCATACCAATTATCTAGAATACAAAAAGGCCATCTACCAAATTGGAGGTTATCTTCACTGTAAAAGCGTAAAATTCCATAGCCATCTACACGCCAATTTGAATCAACTTCTCCAAGCGGCTTATTTTCCTTTAAAACACAAAGTGAATGGGAGGAAGATGAATTGGTTTCAAAAACATTCTTTCTTATCTGAAGCATCTAAAATTTCCTCGCTCTCTCTTTCTTCTAATAAAATTATATCACAAATTTCATCGTAAGTCAAATGTCCGACTTCATAATCATGAAAAAGTTCTCTTAAAATAATTTGAAAATTTGAAAAAATTCCGCCACAAAAGGGACAGATAGACGAAAGGCGTGGCAGCCGCAGTCGGCAATTGCCGCATAGCATTTCATTATTCTTTCTTACAATATATGTAATCATTATTTCCAAGACTCCTTAAACCAGTCTAATAATCCTCTGAATCCCTGATGCTCTTTGATACAAAATTTATATACATTGTATATTGCGCCTATACCAAACCAAGCACATAATAAGAAAATAAAGGCAATCATTGCAATTCACCTTTTCTTATCCAAATGCATGGACGCACTGCATAATGTGGCGCAAAAAGAATATCGCCGCCCATAGAAATTGTGCCGTTTTCATGCACGGCGCAGGCATGATAATTATCCATACCCATAGTTCTCAAGCGCCAACAGGTCGCGCCAGTAGCAAAGCTGGTATATACACCCGCCCATTTATTACCTATAATACGAGCATGACCTATAGTAGCGAAGGATGTAGCATATGCTACACGACTGTCGTTGGTAGCAAAATATTGTATTGCTTCGCGCGCACTAAGTAGAAAAACATAATCCTTAGTAGTCGGTCCCTGCTGCACCTTTTTATATTCATCATTAACATCGGGTTCAACAGTTGTTAAAAGTATGCGTTCTTTTTCTTCTTCTGTAAAACATTCATTATAGAAATAAGAATTCAAAAATTTACGCATAGCACTATTGCTCCAAGTAGTGTATGCGTTATTATGATTAAAAATATTAGCATCTATGCTATATTTAGTTATTAAAAGATAAGCATCATCTGTTTCGTCTAAAATGAGCCATTCAAGCGGCGATTTCTCGCCATCTAATTCATAAGTCTGCCAGTAATTACCGAAGCTATATATTTCCTGCTCCGTTGCTCCCGTCTTGCTGGCTAGTAGTAGAAGAAGAATCAGCACCGCCATTACTATTAGAGTTTTCTTCAACATTTGGTTGTGCCTCCTCGCGGTGTTCGATTGCATAACGCCATTCTGCATTATATATACCGCTATTCATTTTGTAGTGGCACAACGGACAATATACTACATTTCCTTCATATATATCTTGTGAAGGATTAAAACCAAAAAGACAGCCGCAATTTTCACAAATTTTAATACAGCCGGGGTAGGTAGCAGAATAAATAACCATTTTTTCTCCTTAAAGTGCATTATGCTGTTTTAGATACCAAATAATAACGCCAACTTTTATTATACTTATAACACAGCAATAAATTATGAGTTCCATGTTACCTGCTTTCCTTCGTCTTTATTGTAAATATATTCTACCTCGCGGCCGCAACCAGCACAATAACGTGGGAAGGCAATGGTTTCATCATGAAGAGTCTTGGCGCCACAACACTTACACTCATATACATTCTTATTTTCTTCTACTTCTTCTACCAAGCACATATCCGTATGGTCGTGCTTCCACATATATAGAGAAGCACCCAAACAAATAAGGATAGTAGTACAAAGACCAATTAGCAAGCCAGCAATAAATTCGATATTTTCATAAATCCAACTCATTTTATTTATCCATTTCTAATCCCAAAGTGCTTTAAGTTGTGTCTTTTTAAGAAGCTCTAATGCTTCCTCAATCATAATATCTTGTTCGCGCGCAAGTTCATTATCACGATTGATATAGCGCTTTACAATATCGTCAGGAGTAAAAGTCTTTGCATTATCTGGACGCCAGTTGCCATTGATTTTATCTCTATACGCGGGATAGTATTCATTTTTCTCATCTCTAACTGCATCACGCGCATTTTCAAGTAGATTAGCAATTGACATTAGATGATTATACCAACTTTCAGGAGTTGGAAATTCATCATCACCGGGATAGCCGCTACCATTTTCTGCCAAATATTTTAACATCTGTGGCATGACCTCTAGAAAGGTATAACCAAGCTCCCAAACATCTCGTGGTGCAAAACCATACTTGCTTCTCCAATAAGCTGCTTTAAGATTCCACCAAAAATCTTTCAATAAGACCCAAGGATGCCGCCAGTAGTAGCGGCGCGAGTATGGATAAGTCCATACGCTATATGGCCTTACATCTTTCATTTTCATTGGTTTTCTTCTCCTTTATAGTAAGGGCAGGTATCTAGCGGCTGAAGCTTAAAGAGATTCGCCTTATGCTTCTTGTCAATCAATGCCTTAATTTCGGGCGCGGGTTCTTCACGGCCGCGAATATATTCGTTTAGTTCGTGATAGGTAAAACCAAGATTATCTTCATCTGTTTTTCCGCACAGACCGTCTGCAGGCGTTTTATGTGTAAGGTCGTAAGGCAGCCCAAGAGCATCACCAATAGCTACTACTTCTTCACTAGTATATTTAGCAAGAGGACTGAAATCACCTGCGCTGTCACCGTGCCATGTGCTATAACCAACCCAATCTTCACTTAGATTACAAGTATTGATTACAAAAGCATTACCAATGGTTTGTGCAACTGCATAGAGATAAGTCATACGAAGGCGAGGAGCGATATTAATTCTACAGGCTTCTGTTGTATCAACTGGTACATATCTTTCTATATCATAAATGGTATGATAATAAGTTTTTTCGATATTCATCTCAAAACTTCTAATACCTAATAGATCGCATACTCGATGGGCATCAGCAAGGTCAGACTGAATGCCATTAGGAAGTCGCACACCAATTACTCTATCTTTACCTAATGCCCTTACACACAGTGCTGCTATAACCGTGCTGTCTTTGCCGCCACTAATTCCAATAACAGCCTTACTATTTTCGTTAAACCCATTCATTTTATTGCGAATCCAATTAACAACATACTGGGCGGCGACACAGCCATTGAAAGATTTATATAGCCCGTTAGTAAGAATGTAGTCATATACGCTTGTGGGAATGTTGGCTTCCGCAATCCTGCCCTGATTAATTAGCTCTCGAACTTCAGTGGAAGAAGTATTATCATTAAAGGTCACATAATCAAATCCTTCGCAATACCGCTCACTGCGTAACTCGTCTGTAAGTTTCTTAATCTCTTCCCATCTATCGCCGCGATCTACGATAATAATATTAATCATACTAAGAATCTTTTCATAATTTTTATAAGTTTTAATATTTAAGAATGCGTCTGCGCCCATAATCCAATATGGAGTAATCTCATCATCACGGATATAGTTATACATGATATACTTTACTGTATCAACTGTGTAAGTTGGACCATCACGATTAACATCCATAGTATCACAGATAAAATCATAATAGGGAGCAATAGCTTTCTGTACCATTTCAACGCGATATATCGCAGGAGTAACATTAGTTTTTTGATACGATTCGCCGGAAGGAATGAATACTACAGCATCAAGAAACATCTTATCCATAACAGTTTTAGCAAGTTTCAAATGCCCGTTATGAATGGGGTCGAATGTGCCACCAAAATAGCCAATCCTTTTCATACCTATTACCGTTTCCTTTCTCTATTCAATCTAAAGTTAATTGCGTTCTTCAAGTATTCAATATATTCCTTATCCTGACAAAGCGTTTTGCCTTCATCGTCCGAAATCTTCGCAACAGGCTGATTATCAACATACTGAAGTTTGATAACAATATTTAGCGGCGTTACGCCGGGTGCCTCAGTGCAGATGTGACCGCCAATACCAAAGCCTACCATTGCCTTATCTTTAAAATATTCATATAGAGCCTGTGCTTCATCAAGAGTAAGGGAGTTAGAAAACAATAGCGTCTTTGTCTTGGGGTCAATATTTAGGGTCTTCCAGTGCTTAATCATGCGCTCGCCCCATTCGTAGGGGTCGCCGCTATCATTTCTTACACCAGTAAAGGTTGCCGCCATCTTACGGTCAAAATCAAGAAGGAAGAGGTCTGTGGTAAGTGTGTCGGTTAGTGCCACGCCGTTATCACCCTGATACACATCATACCATTCATCAAGGCAAGCTTTAGTGGTATAAGCAAGGGGAATGGAGGGAATGCCTTGATACATCTGGAACATCTCGTGTGCCATTGTGCCGATTGGTTTCAAATTATAATTCATTGCGAGCATTACATTGGAAGTACCAATTAGTGCTCCGCATTTAGCATATTCATTAACTGCGTATTCTTCAAGGTCATAAGAGAATCTGCGGCGGCAACCAAAATCGGCAAACTTAAAAGTATAAATGCCATTCTGGAACTTTTGTACCTTTTCATCAGTTAGCGCCATAAAGTCAGCACTTAACTTTTCCCAATCATAGGTTTCACGGTAATAAACTTCACTAACGATTTCAAGCAAGTAAATTTCAAACATCATCGCCGCGAAGAGGGGCCCGCGCACCTCAATCTTCAAGCCGCAATCTGCATCTCGGCTAATTTCTACATACTCGCGGCGCGGATACCAGAAACGCAGGAACTCAACAAAGCCAGGCTTCAGAAAGCGAATTGTGCGTAGGTAGTCAATTTCTGTGTCAGTAAAGCGCAGGTTACACAGCGCATTGACCTGTTGCTCGATTTCATCCACCATTGCGTCAGTGAATTTCACACCCTTATTGCGGCATACAAACTCATAAACACCCGTGAGGTCGGTATGGCGATTAAAAATAACCTGTAGCATATTGAACTTATATAGGTCGGTATCTGTAAGTCCTCGCACGATTCTCTGGTATTTCATAATTTTACTTCCTTTCTTTTATATATAAATTATACTATAATTTCAGAAAAAAGTCAAATTATTCGGCTTCTCTGATAACCTTAATCTGACAGCATTCCATTACTTTACAAGCTGCTTCGTGGTCTTCAGGGGTTAGTCCCGCGGAAGCGTAGGCATGGAAGGCAATGTCTGCTTCAGGATAAAGTGCGCGCAAAATTAGAGCGTTAGAAACTACGCAAATAGAGGAAACAAAGCCACAAATATCAATTTGTTCTACATCTCTATCAATTCTTGCAAAAAAGTCTCCAGGTTCTGCGCCAAATTGCCACTTCAAAATTACACGCTCCTTATCAGAAATAAGATCCTTGCGTCGCAAACCATCTGCAAGCTTCCAACCCCAACTACCACTAATACAATGAGGGATAGGTAGTAGTTTGCCTTCGTGCGTTTCTAAATAATTTTTTTCGTGCGTATCCATAGTAAAAATAATTTCATCTTGATTGGCTCGCGCCTGTTCCACTAACTTCTTTACTTGCGGCAACGCTTTTTCTGCCGCAGGATTAGCTAGAGCACCAGTAATAAAATCATTTTGTACATCTACAACTACAAGAACTTTACTCATATAATTACTCCTTTCAAACTTCTACAATATTTAATTGCATCATCCAAATTGTCATAAATCTTATACTCTATAAACTCACTGTCAAGCGGCAATTCATCAAATTGTGGCTTACCCCATTCAAAGCTATCAACTTTTCTTATACACCATTCACGCCTATTATATTCAAAGCGATATACTACATTATTATTGCGTTCATACTTGTTGTAAGCATCTACAATATAGTATGTAATATGTGTCATAAATCTAATACTGCATCTAGATAATCAGGTTCTAATCCTAATTCATCAGCAAGAATTTCAACAGCAAGTTCATAAAGTTGATAAGGGGGTATATTATCGCTATCTTCCAATATAGCATTAATGATGTCGGCGCACTCCATTACACTTTGATATGCTTCTTCAAATGTAATGTTATCGCGCCGAGCCAGGGTATTAATTAATTCAGTACGGTTCATATCTTATTACCTCTTAAGAAATGGAATTTTAAAATGAAATTTACGCTCTTCAAATTTCTTTACTATTTCTTCATCAAAGTCATTTATATAGTTGCCATCCTTATCTCTTACCCGTATATTCACTAAGAATCTACAAAGTATAGAAAGGTTGGAATTATCAAGACCAGCAATATAGTTCTGCGCGTCAAATAGACGGCGTACCTCATTTTCAATATAGTCGCAACTTATCAAATAATCAAGTACAGTTTCGCGCACGACTCTTTTTACATCAGTCATAAAAACTTGACTTTCGTTTAATTGATACTTCTCTTTAATAAATTTTACTATAATAAAAAGTTGCGAGCCTTCCATTTGCTTCAAACTTAATATAAGTTCCTGACTACTCTTCTTCACTACTATAGTCATCCTCCAAATAACCCGCGTAATCTATAATTACAAGTTTATTATCTAAATAGCCAACATTACCACCGTGTAAATCGTTAATACGCCAGTCAATACAAAGCTCATTAAGTCTCTCCATCATCTCTGAACCCCAATCGCGCAAAAGACCAATCGTAACGCTCTTACTTTTGGAACCAAGTGGAGACGAGCTATACTTATTGGCGATTTTGCTTTCTTCGTCAGAGAATACGCCAACACCGCAAAACCTATCTTCAACTCGCTTATAGGCGTAAAGATGCCAACGACCGCGCCAGAAGCCTAAATCGATGCAAGGCACTAGCATATCCTGCACACCATAGTCTTTTGCTTCCCTATAAATCCTGGCTTCGCGTTCGCAATAGTCTTCGTGATTGCCATCCAAATCAAACTTAACAATCCAATCGCAGTCATCATCAACAATGGCACAGCGGGTAGCACCACTACACAACCAGACGCCATTCGCGCACTGATAGTTTTCTTCATAATCAACAAACTCCAATGCGTCGTGGTCATCATCGTTATCTAAAATCTCATCGATAATCGCGCCGTAATGTTGAAGAAGGTCAAGCATATACTTTGCGTCCTTTCCTTTTTTCTATAATAATTATATCACAAAAATTGAGAAAAGTCAAAGAAAAAAACATTATAAAAATAAAATGACGATACATCTCTGATACTTTAAAGAAAAGAAAAGAAAGAGGAAAGGGCTAGCGAGATAGGCGAAAAATACTGCATACCGGGGGTAGGGGAGAAAAATGGAGTAAAAATTTGGAGAGGGGAGGGGAGGGGAAAGTAGGGGATTGCGTCAAATTTTGACTTTTGTCAAGTAATTTTTTTTAAAATTTTTATATTTTCAAATAAAACGAGGGGTTGTTTTTGGGCATTTTGTATAATATTTTGTACTACCCAAATAGTTATTTGTTTTAAAATGAAATTGCAGTTTTGCCTTGATGTTGCGTTCGCTAGGCTCCCGACGCTTCGCGTCGCTCGCTACGCTCCGCCTATAAAAAATTGACAACTGCGTTCGGACGCTTCGCGTCCTCACTCCGTAGTCAATTTTTTATATATATAGGCGATAGACTATAAATTAATTATAGTAAAAAAAGTGTGTTTATTTTTGACTACATATATAGGGGGGAGGGGGGTAGTCAAAAACTGACACAAATTTTTTACTACAAAAAAATGATAGTCTTTCGTGAAGGGTGTAGTCAAAAAATGATACAAAAAATATAAGTATTATTAAAGTATCGCGCGCCGCCAAGTATTTGACTTTTTTCTAAATTCGTGATATAATTAAAAAGAAGAAAGAAAAGGAGCTTACATATATGCTATGAATTATACTACTGTAACAGACCTACAGACTACTGGTCAATTACAATTCTTCCGTGGCCGCTATAATATTTTAGATTGTGGCGTGCGCACCGGTAAAACATATTGGGCTATAAATAATTTACGTCAATTTACTCGTGACGGTCAGCTTAATCGTATTTTATTTTTAACGGATACAACCGCCCTTAAAGATTCTATCATAGAACAGTATGGAGAACAGTGCTGTGAAGTGGATGATTTTTGGACGCGTAACCCAAACGAGTGGAGTATAGAAAGTGAAAATAAAATAGGAATCATGTGCTATCAAGCTTTAGGTATGCGCGCCCTGAGAGAAGAACTTGACTTTTTAGATACGATAGATGTCATATGCTGGGATGAGTGCGATAGCATATTTGATTTTGCAGCCTCAGCTTTTGCAAAAGCTAGGAAGTTTGATTTTGCTAGAAAGGATAAAACTAATGAAGAGATACTAGCTATTATACAGCAGTATTCCTCTAAAAAAGAATATATGCCCCTTGTATTACTTGGCACTTGGGAACGAATTATAAATAGCCAGCGTATATTATGCGTAGGACTTTCAGCTTCTCCAGAACGCGCTCGCGCGTATTATCAGAGTCTGGTTCATGCAGCTTATCAAGGTAAGATAGATGCTGGTTTCCGCGCGGCAAATGATATATATTTTAAGAATATATTAGAACACATCAATAACTTGACGCCTATTCCTGGTAATGCCTATTGGTGTTTCTCGCCTTCAATAGAACATAATCGCGCGATTGTAGAACGCGCGAATAGTAAGGGATTTCATGCAATAGAGATACATTCAAAAAATAACACCGACAAACCTTTGACGCCCGAGCAGATACGTGTTATTGATTGTATAGATAAACTGCATATTGTGCCTCTAGAATATGATTTTGTGGTTGTTACCCGTGCATATGAACGTGGCATAGATATTGTCGATGCACGCTTTAAGAATCTTATTATCGATTCCTATTATCAGACAGACCGCATACAAGCGGGGCGGCAGCTTTTTCCTTATCAACGTCATGTAAAGGTTTTAAGTGGAGAAATTCCTAAAGAATATTTAAATAAATGGCTATCGGTAGGTGAATGTAAAGAGCTTGCAGAATACATGGCAGTGCCTGATATAGAGCCAAACAGCGCAAACGCTCATAATAACAATCGTATTATGTCTTGGAATAAATTACAAGAAATACTACCTGATTTTGGATATGAGATAAAGAAAAGTCGCAAACGGCTAAATGGCGCGACAAATGCGGTTACAGCTTATTATATTAGTGGTGAATGGCACGACGTAGAGGTCGTGTTAGATAATGATTTTATGCAATTGGCGCAGGCAAAAAATGGAGAGGAACCGTAAAGGTTCCTTTTTGTTTTTATAATTAATTTTTTATTTTTATAATTAATTTTATAAAAATATTAATTTTATTTTAAAATATATTATAATATAATATAAATATTTATTTTATAATATAATAAATAAATAAAAATAATAAATATAAATATAATATATTTATTATTATTATTATTATTATTATTATTATATTATACCACAATTTCCAGCTCAAGTCAAATATCTAATCACGCCAACCCCTAACTTCAATTCTAGCTGCTCCGGCCCCAGCTCCTCCAATTTCCAGCTTATAATTCCAGCTTATTTAAATTTCCAGCTTCCAGCTTATTTGATATTATATATGTCCTTTCCTTTCTTTCTATATTTATTATACCACAAATTTCACTAAAAGTCAAAAATTTATTATGTTAAAATTAGGTAAAGTTAATATAAATTTAATATTTATTTCATACAAAATTGCTTGAATCTTAACACGGGGTGTGATATAATGAATAGGGAAAATATAAAATATAAAATATACCATATTTTTTGAGATTTGTCAAGAGGGGAATTTGGATGTCTAACATCCAAAAAAAAACAAGGGCGCTTACGCGCCCTTAATATACATCATCCTCCAACTCATCTTCACTTACCAAAGTGTAGTGCTGCGTCCAAAGGAACTTGCGCCCGCAGGCGGGACAGAAACCAGCAACATTAACCACTATCTTATCTTCTTTGCCAGTTTCCCAACCAAAGTCAAAGGTCTCATTAGCGGTTAGCTTCGTGTTACAATCGGGGCACTTCATTTTATTCTTCCTCCCAAATACAATATTCATCACCATCAATGGTAATAATGGTCGTATCGCCATCCTGTTCTTCGGAAAAGCTTTCAATATCCTTGTTCGCGTATTCATCGCTAATCCAAATCTGCAAGGTTTCGCGCACTTCTTCTTCGGTATCTCGCCAATCAACCAATTCAACGATTTGATAGAAGTTATTCCAACGCCCAAGATTCCACATACTTTTGTTCTCCTTTGCTTTTTGTAATTACATTATAACATACCATGTGCGTTCTGTCAAGTTAAGAGTCTGTTAATAGATTGGTATCCCTGTTATTTCACACGCTATTTCAATAGCAAGGGCGATAGCTATTACAGCAACAATAATTCTCCAAGTCTTACAGTCCATTGATTTACTCCACTTTGCTTTTTGTAGTTATATTATATCACTGACGCGCCAAGTTGTCAAGTTAAATATTTGTAAAATTGGATGTTAAACATCCAATAATGCGAAGAAGCGGATTACTCCGCTTCCTTCTTTGCCTTAGCTTCGCGCTTTGCCTTGTCGGCTTCGGCTTTCTTAGCGTGTTCTGCCGCCTTGCGTGCCTTTTCTGCCTGCGCGTCATTGTATGCCTTGATTTCACTTTCCATAAGCTTGCGCGCGGTCATATCTTCGCGTTCCTCTGCTACAATCGCGCCAACGCGCACATAGCGCTCCACGCCGTTAAGGTCGGTAAGAATAACACCATACTGGCGGTCGTTAATCTTAATGTAATTTTTACGAGGATCGTCAAGGTCAAGCTCGGTGGGGGTATCGGTGATGAGGTCAGTAAATACCTGCTTGCGGAGGTCAGCATCAACAACATTCTTAGAAATCTTAGCCATAACATTTGCCTTTCTGGTTTTGAAGTGTTTTCCTTCACTTGTTGATTATATTATAGCACAGAGTTGATGAATTGTCAAGTTAAGAGATTTTTAACTTACCAACAATCTTCACGCGCTTTAGCATATCCTTCGTTATATCCGCTTTTCTTGCCTTTGTTAAACGCTGCCGCCATAAGATTGATTATTCTCTTGCTTGGCATTTGTTCTACTGTTTCAAAGTAATAGAAAAGCCATTCAACAAAATCTTGGTCGTATACAGACCAAACAATGGTATCGGCGTCAGTCTTTTTCATATTCTTATCTCCTTTGCTTTTCTATAGGTATTATATCGCATCGGGGGTATTTTGTCAAGTTAAAACTTTGTTAAGTGGCGCGAGGACTATTTGGATGTTTAACATCCAAGTTTGGTAAGACGGGTTAATTCCCGCCTTCCTCAAATCGTTTCCATTTCTTTTTGAAGTTCGCATAATCTTCCTCATACGAAATCCAACTACTGCTTTCCCAATCATAACGGTAAAGTCCTTTGGTAGTAAAAGGAAGATTGAAGCCATATTCTATATAAAAATCGTTAATTTCCTTCTTCGTTAGACCGCGCGTGACGCGCATATAAAACGCTTTTTCAAGCCAGTCCTCATCGGTAAAATCGGGGTCAGCCAAGTTATACTCTAAAATAACCCCATTTTGGTCATAGCCGATTAGTACCTCGTCCCAAATTAGCTTTTTTATATCGGGACGGTTATCTTCGTATTCCTTGCACTCTTTTTCCGTCTCAAACTCTTTGCCATCATCAGCAATATATACTATCTTCATTTTAGTGCTCCTTTATTTCTTCGACAATATAATCAGTAAGACCAGCGGGGTTATCGGGAGTAGTGATGTAGAAACCATCGCCTTCCATTGCCGTGAGTAGTCGGTCAAGTTCGTCTTGATATTGCCGTCTAACCTTATCATGTTCCTCTTGTCTCATTTGCAATTCGGCTTGAAACATATCAATGAGTGTTTCCAAATCGTCATCGGTTAGAGTGGGAAGGTCGCGTTCATACTTCTCAATCATTTTCATTCCCCTTTCTTAATTTCTATATATATTATATCACAGATTTTGAAATTTGTCAAGTTAAAAATTTGTTACATCATCCAATCTGCAAAGATAAGGTAAGCTACTAACAGGATAACAAGAACAAATACAATAGTCATTTTTTTCTCTCCCTTCATTTGATAAATATATTATATCATACAATATCATGATAGTCAAGTTAATTTATAATTAAGTTGGATGTTAAACATCCAAAAAGGCGCACAAAAGAAAAGGGGGATTACTCCCCCTCAATGACGATTTCAAGTTCTACCTTAACATCGCCGCCATGCTTCAAAAGTTCCTGCAAGATTGTGAGGGTATCAGAATCTTCATCCTCATCTTCATCGTCTTCGTTCCAATCATCATCATCCCAGTCATCCTCTTCTTCATCTTCTTCATCATCATCCCAATTATCTTCATCATCATCTTCGTCCCAATCTTCTTCCTCTTCTTCATCATCGTCAAGGTAGAATAAGCGAATCTCAAAATATTCCGTAACATTGTCGGGACGCAGTATAGGATAACGGGTAGTGCCGCCGCAGGAATGAGCGTTTTCTAAATCAAGGACTTCGTCTTTATCGAGTAGAGTATGCATAGTCTGTTCGGCAATGTTAAAGGTAGAATAAACGCCAAGAACAGAGCTGCTGTTGGAGGAGAACCAAGTCAGGGTGTAAATCTTCATAATTTCGTTCCTTTCTGGTTTGTAAGTGTGACCTTCACTTTATGTATGTATTATAGCACGAGGTGAGTGAATTGTCAAGTTAAAAGTTTGTAAAGTTGGATGTTTAACATCCAAAACCCCTGCGGTGGTACTATGCCACCGCGAGAATCGCATCAAGTTGCGCGATTCGATTTAACAAACCTTTAACATAGGTCGTTTCTTCGGCTTGCGCGTCAATGTATGTTTGAATTGCATCGCGCACAATATGAATGTAATCGATATTAAGGCGCGGGCGGGTTAAAACAAAATCTGTAGTATATCCTAAATCACGGAAAGGGAAATACTTAATTCCAATACTGACTTTATGCCTTGTTGCGATTTTAGACAGAATAAAAGTCTCAATTGTCGCATCATCAAGGGCAGTATGGGCTTCCACAAAGCTATACTTTTTTGCTAAATACTGATAGGTGCTTTCTGCGCTGGACTTAAAATAAATACCGCTGGCAGTAAGCAAGCCATGCTTTAGGCATTCTTCACGATAAGAAACCCTATCAAGTAAATGAGTAGTTGCTAATCCCCAAATATCGAATAGAGGATAATTTACACCACGGAAAAGAAAATTGTTAGGGTCAAATTCTTTATCTTCGGGCTTGACATAAGGGTGGCTAATGATATAGGCACAAAGTTTTTTCTGCTGATTATACCAATTATAATAATCTGCGCTATACAACTTATTGATATACAGTTCAGTAAATGGAATTGCTTTCTTAAAATCAAACATAGCATTATACGCGCCCACGGCATCGACTGCGCCCATATCAATAACAAGTTCCTTCATTACTTCGCGCCACGGCTTAATGCTTGTTTCGCCCTTTGCGAGCATATCAATATATATAGGACGCTTACTGGCGTAGTAGGCAGTATTAAAAATAGCAGGAATACTAAAGATTTCGCTAATAAGATATTGTGCTTTTTTGATGATGTTACCTTGGCGGTCGCAAATAGTCCATCCGATATCATAAATAAGCGGGCGAGCAATAGCGATTTTCTTTTTCTTTTCTGCGTCACCTGCGGCAAGTTCATCCGCAAAGTCAAGGGTAGCTGTTTCGCTGTCAAGCACAAGATAGGTTTTCTTCTTCATTCTTTATTCCTTTCGGTTTGCAGTGTTTTCCTTCACTTCTTGGGTATAGTATATCACTATAGGGGTAATTTGTCAAGTTAAGTTTGTGTAAAGTGGCGGCGACCCTATTTTGGATGTTTAACATCCAAATAAGTGAAGGGCGGCTATTCTCCATCCCTTTCTTTTTCTTGCTTTGGATATTTTAATTTGGTGTCGCGCTTCTTGTTGCGGATGATGCGAGTAATTGGTGATATTGCGCCCCAATCACCGCGCTGTTTGCGCCAAGCATCATACATGGGGTTGGTTTCTTTTTGCTTCTTCATTATTGTATCTCCCTTATCTCTTCTGTTTCTTTATCAAATGCAATTTGTGTTTCATACCATTCATCATTACAAGTGAAAACAATGTATTTATATTTACTATCTTCCATAAGATAAAATGCTTCGGGGCTTGTGCTTTCTGTTTTGCGTAGAATTTCAATTATTTTTTTGTAGTCTGTCATATTTTATTCCTCACTTTCTAAATCTTCTTCTTCTTCGTCTATTATGGTGTAAGAAAGTAGCGGTGGATTGTGTGAGAGAATGTAATTTTCCGTGCTTTGACGACTTGTAAAAAGTATTGAGATTTTTCTGCCATCTTCATCATACTTAACAACTTTGTAATATATCTTAGTCATTTGCCACACTCCCAACCATCATCCGCACTTTCCATTCACAACCGCTAATACGAGTGTAAAGCTTTGCCGCCTTTTCTGCCGCAGACCGACTTTCATAGTGGATAGAACTAACTGCCGCTCCGCAATAGATAACATAGTAGATAATAGGTTTCATTGGCTTACTCTCCTTGCTCTTTATGTATCTATTATACCGTGAGTTAGGCAATTTGTCAAGTTAAGATTGTGTTATGTAATCGCTCATATCGGTTATGATTTTTGCCGATACATAATGAACTATTTCGGCGGGGAGGGTAAGATAAAATGCCATATCTTTTTCAAAATTCTTTTCAAAGTCAGCAAGCGCATTGAAATTACATTGATGCGGCGCGTTGTTATACCGAAAAGCTAAACGATGCCGCCATGCTTCTTTATCGTGCGCGGGTACGAATACTTCAAAGGGGATATGTAAAGCCATTAACGCATTGATAACACATTGATGCGCCGAAATAAATACGGCTTTATTTGTGGTTAGCTCTAACTTGTGCGCGACTGCTATATAATTATATTCCCATCTATCAATTTTGGGAAAGTTAGAACTATCTAAATCAATAGTTGTGTCGGGGTGCGCCTTACAATAGGTGGATTTGCCGCAACCTTGATAACCGCAATAAATCATTTGTGTTTCTCCTTTGTTTGATATACTTATTATATCATAATAATTGCAGTTGTCAAGTTAAAAGTGGGTTAAGACCAAACTGGATGTTAAACATCCAATTTTCTTTTAAGAAAAAGCCCGCCGTGTGGCGGGCTTTGGATTACTTCAAGCGATACACATTTGCCTTGCCCTTGGCTTCGGTCTTAACAAGCTCGGTTGCCATTTCACGAAGCAAGATGTTCTGAACCTTCTGCCAATTAAAGTCGGCGGGCAGTTCGGCTTTCGCGGCGTCATACAAGTCCTTGGCGGTAATGTCGGAAGCAAGGTGCTTGCGGAGGACAGGAGCAACCTTGGCAACGAGTTCAGCACGCGCGGCTGCGGTGGCTTCCTTGCGCTTTTCCTTGGCTTCGGGAGAGGAAGCGCGGGTAGCGGAGAGCTGGTCAATCATGCCGCTGACAACATCAAGCGCGTCCTTAATCGTGTTCTGCTGGTCATCGGTGAAGCTGGAGAGGTCGCAAGCGTTGATGGTCTGGGCAACGATAGTCAGGGCGTTCTTCTTAGTCATACTTTTCTACCTTTCTGGTTTGTAAGGGTTTTCCTTCCCTTGATTACGCTGTAATTATATCATAGATTCGGGAGATTGTCAAGTTAAGAGTTTGTTATATCACTTTTTCATTAACATCATTTTTATTCTTTGCTTAATATCCTGCCATCCATAAGCTCGAATTACTGCGCTTGCGAATATAGCGATTATAATTCCGATTGAAATAGCAGTAAGCATTTTTCTTTTCTCCTTTGCTTTTGTAACTACATTATACTATGCAAGGGGTTATTTGTCAAGTTAAGAGTTTGTTAAGCTGGGATAGAGGAACTTGGATGTTTAACATCCAAATTCTCATAGGGGAAGGCGGGACGCTGGGCGTCCCGCTTCGATTTAGGAGAACATGATATGGAAAGCTTTTGTAATATTTTCAATTAACTTTTCGGTGTATTGACTGGTTACAATAACTTTTGCTTTAGTGAATTGATAATCATTACGCATATACCGTTTATTATCGACATCGGTAATAAGGCAAGTATGGGGCTGGTCTATCTGTTTGAATAGCTCACTGCAAGTTTCTACACTGCCGGAATTATCACTTAAAGCGTCACCATCAAACAGGAAAATATTATAATTATAACTGTCCTTTTTTTGAAGATTGTTGAAAATCTCGGTTAGGTTTTTGGGCAAGTCGTTTCCATTAGTACAATGCATTTGTCGCTCTTTAACGCTTTGGCAGGTTACAAATTCATCATTGATAAATGAAACGCTTAAAGAGAAATTGGGGTTTTTTCTCTCGACTTCGGACAAGAAAGCCAGTAAAGCATTTACAATGCTTTCATTATTCCTAAAGCTACCAGAGCGGTCAAGAAACAGATTTAAGCGGCAAGTTCCATATTTTGTGTTACCATTTGTCACGGCTGAACGCTCAAAATATTTATAATCATCTCGTACCACGGCGCGGGGATTAAATACGCCGCTATAAGCATTAAAGCCAGAGCCGTTTGAGTTCTTTTTATTGAAATTAGAAATAAGTCGTTCAATAATATTTTCTGCGCCCGCCAATTGTTGTTTAGCATTATCGTTAAGCATTTTATCAGCAGAAAGGGCTTGCTTTGCTATTTCGCGGACAATTGCGCGACTAAGGGCTTCACAAGTTGTATTTTCTTCACCACTTTCGGCTTCTTTGGCTTCGGCTTCTTCTGTCTTTTCGGCTTCGTCATTCTTTATAACATCATCAAAGCCTGTTGTAGCGGTTTTTTTATCGGCCTTGTCACCTTTTTCGCCTTCGCCGCTTTTACTCTGCGGCGGGGTTTCTACCTTGCAAGCGTCAGGGTCACCCGCGATTTTTCTAAATAAATCTCTTATTTCGCGGGAATATTCCCAACATTTGTCATAATCATCCAAAGCAGTAAGATTGTTATATTTGTTAATTATTCTCTTTACTTCTTCAATATATCCTGCTTTACCATAGCGAAAACGCACAATATTGAAAAAGCGTTGAATGGGGTCAGTCGCGGCGGGGTCAAGCTGGCAAATATTACGGAGCTGCTGTTTGAAGTCAGTATCAAGGTAATAATCGCTAAGAAGGGTTTCAATGCGTTCATCTTCAAAGATATTGAAAATATTGCACTCCTGCTCATTGCGTGCCACTTCAAGTAAATCATCGGGAGTCAAAATAACATGGCTGATTTCGTGATAGAGCATAGAACGAACAGCCGTTTCTGTATAGCTTTCATCCATTACTGCTTCCAGCCCTTTGGCAATAATAGGGTAGGAAATAACAATCTTGTTTTCCATAGGCGAATAATAGCTGGTGGGTGCTTCCGTATCAAGAGAAACAGGGACTTGCTTTCCGCAGTAGTAGCCGATAGGTAGGGTTTTCAAGATTGCGTCAATGGTATTGATACTCACGAACATTATTTTGTTCTCCCTTCATTTGATGATATAATTATAGCACTATACCCCTATATTGTCAAGTTAAGATTGTGTAAAGTCAGAGTGCTGGTATTTGGATGTTTAACATCCAAATTCCATTTGTTAAAAAAATGTTGCGGGATTAACCCGCAACAAATTCACCAGTGATTGCGCCCGCAAGCTGTTCGGCACTAAGCACAAATTCACGAATATCTTCACACCTATCGACAAGCGGCTCTGGCAAGCCATAAGTTACACCGCCAAGGGTCAAGTTCATAGTGCCGATGATTTCAAAACCATCATTGATATGGACTTCACGGTTTTTGTAGAAGAAGGACTTTTTGCCATCTACAATGCCCTGCAAGAAGCGGAGACTATCAAAGGGAAGAAGGTTGATTTCATCAAGCACAATGGGCTTTCCCTGTTCCATACATTCCCAAAGCATAGAAGGGTTGAAGTCGGGCTTGCCATCCTTGAAAATGAAGTTTTCCATCAAGTCGGCGGGCAGCATAGAAGAATTACATACGATACAGCGGTTATCCGTTTCGGACTGCGCGAGAGTGGTCTTGCCAGTGCCAGCAGAGCCATAATAAACTTTGAAGCGGTTATTAATTACCTGCGTGGGCGCGCCGTATTCCTTAATCTTTTTGAGAAGTTCGGTAAATTCCTTGCTACGAATTTTCTGCTCTACATCGTTGGCAAAGGAAGAACCAGTCAGCGCAAAGTAATGGTTGATATAGTTCTTTGCTTCGGTTTGGCTTTTTACTGCCTTTTGCGCGAGAGTGTTGGTGAAACGGAAGGAGGGTACGAAGTCAAACTCTGTAAAGAATTTCAGCAGTTCGCCCAGCCCTTCCAGCAGCTGCGCCTTTTTATCTACAGGCAGCTCTGCGGCGGCTTCTACTACATCGGCTACAGCTTCGACATGCTCACCAATCAGCCAGCTTGGCAGGGTAATACGGCCGTCAACAATATACTTTTCTCTATTGAGAACAGGAATACAACGGCAAGCGTTATACAGATTGACAGCTTCGTTATAGTCGGGCGCGGTAGGCGGGATAATCATAACTTTGCCCTTGTACTGAATGACGACAGGAGAACCCTTGACAGAACGAGAGATAGACAGGTCAGAAGATACGAACATAGCGTTGCCTTTCTGGTTTGTTGTTGTTTTCCTTCAACTTTGTGATTAGATTATATCATAAGGTGGGAAGTTTGTCAAGTTAAGATTTTGTTATCTTGGTTTCTTTCCTTGCTTCCGTCCCTCAATCAACAATAACATTATACCATGTAGGGGCATATATGTCAAGTTAAGATTGCGTTAAGTGGCGGGGAGGGAAGTTGGATGTTTAACATCCAAATTATGAAAAGGGGAGGATTACTCCTCCTCCTCCTCTGCTTCGGCGATTGCTGCAATGCTGTTGAATAGGTCAAAGATGTCATAGGTCTGCTGGTGTTCTGTTCTCTCACCCAACAGATAGTCTATCATCTCTTCGGGCGGAAGCGCCGTTACATCGCCTTCATCCCATTCAAAGCCATAGCTCTCTACATAGCCTTCGTTATTGTGATAGCTGCCGCTATGACAGATAATATCCCCAAGAGGAAAGGCGGGGAAGCGCCACTGGTAGCCGTCGAAGCAAGGGGCTACGGTGTATTTGATGCCGGCTTCGTCAAGAAGATGGTTGAAATAATCACGAGTATCTTCAAACATTTTTTTGTTCCTCTCTGGTTTGTTTGTGTTTTCCTTCACTTGATGATGTAATTATATCATATGAGGGACGGTATGTCAAGTTAAAACTGTGTAAAACCTAATTCGTAGAAAAAGTCTTGATCTACTCCATCGGGGATGCTGCAATATAATTCATAAAATTCTTTATACTTTTTTTTAGTTTCTTCTTCATTTCGAGATTCAAAATATAGCTCTAAACCGAAATCATCATAACCCCAAGCACTTAGACGAGTATAATATAAACCATTATAAAAGTTTAGATTTAATATAAGTTTAATTTGATGATTTGGATAACAGGGACACCAATTATCTGTAACCTTTATCATTCGTTCAATAGTCATAATGTTAGTTCTCCTTTACTTTGTATATGTATTATAACATCTTATACCATAAATGTCAAGTTAAGATTTGATGAAGTGGTTATTGGATGTTAAACATCCAAATTTCTAAAAGGGCGATTACTCGCCCTCCTGTTCGTGTATCATTCTGTCAAGTCCCTTTTTGTTAAGTTCCTTGATAGTTTTCTTTGCTTCGCGTTTGGCTTCGCGCTCCTTGGCTGCCGCTTCCTTTTTCGCGGCGCTGGCTTCTTTCTTTGCTTGGGTTCTTTCGCAATCAAGTTTGTAATCTTCTGCGGCGGCGTATCCGTCATAATCGTCATAGCCGCCTTTGCCGTTACGAGTGCCACGAGGAATGGTAATTTTGATTAACACAAACTTATCATTTCCATCTGCATCAACTACAGGGATAGCAATTTCGCTGGCGCTTACTACGCAAATTTGCTTGTCAATGTCAAGGTCGTAATGTGCGGAGAGTGCTTCTTTAACGACTTGAAGTGCTTCAACGCGGAGGGCAGTTTCCAAGCTGGCTTTACTCATATCTTTGACTTCCTTTCTTTTGATAGTTCTATTATATCACAAATTTGAAAAATGTCAAGACTTTTTTATCTTTTCCTTTGTTAAAATTCCGTAAATTTGGAGGGCGAATGTTACGAGAAATATCACCTTAAATTTCGTTTCTTCTGTGAAAGCCCAAAGTAAAAATGAAATGAAACATACCAAAGCAAGCGCGTGAAAAATCCCCCAAAGTATTTTTGCCATAACCGACTTTTCCCCTTTCATTTGATGTATAAATTATACCAAAGTCGGTTTGTTTTGTCAAGTTAAGTTTCTGTTAAGTGAGATGGAATTTGGATGTTTAACATCCAATTTTTGATAAAAGGAAAGGGGACTTGCGTCCCCTTGTTTTTATGCCTTGGTGTACTGGTTCGGGCCCTTGGTGTTTTCAATCTTATTGACTTCGGAAGCCCACATTGCGCGGAGGGCGTACTGAAGCTTGGACTTGGTGAAGTCGGCGGGCAGACCCGTGCAAGCATCGAAAATCTCGGCAACGGTGCGCGGCGTGTCGTCAATGACTGCCATTACAATGTCATGCGACTTGTCATACAGCTCACGGTTGGCGTTAGCCTTTTCGATGTTCTTGGTCTGCTCGGCTACAAGCTCAGCAGTAGCATCAGCCAGTTCGGGAATGTCGTGCGCGGTCAGGTAGGTTACGAGTGCGTTCAGAGTGTTCTTCGTCATATCGGTTACCTTTCTGGTGTTTGGGATTTTCCTTTCCCTTTTGTGATTATATTATAGCACGAAGTGCGTATAATGTCAAGTTAAGAGTTTGTTATGTTGAGAGAGAATCATAAGAAATGTACGGCCGATTCTCATTTCACCCTATCCCCTCTCAACAATAATAGTATATCATAGATTTGGGATTTTGTCAAGAGTTTCTTTTGTTAAGATTTGGGAACTTTGATTGGCGAACTGCAGAAGTCCAATCGCAATCCTCATAATGGAAAGCACTTTTTTGTTCCGTTCCCTCAAGAACAATATAAGTATATCATAGATTCGGGATTTTGTCAATAGTTTAGAGTGTTAAGATTCGGTTAAACGCGCAGAGTGTAATTTGGATGTTTAACATCCAAATTGTCAAAGTGCCCTTACGGGCACAAGTCCTTCAAAACTTGAAGAATTTTTTCGGGTTTGTAGGAAGTTCCCAACCAATTAATTCTGTTCTTTTGTTCATCATCAAACAGAATATCATCGGGAGAAGTCATAAACGATTCCTTTGGCGTGCCATGCGCGACAATGTAGATATCATCCCATACTACACTTGAAAGGTGGCGTTGAAGCCAGCTTATTTTGGCGCGGGTAACGGCTTTGTCATAGTCCTCGCGCGGCTCTTTGCTTAGCCAGCTTATCACGGCAATGCGCCAGCCGCCAGCTTGCACCTTATTAAGATAGCGGGCAAGCAGGCTCATGTTTATCATCGTGCGCGCTTCGATATAGGGGGATGGGTCGAAAGCACGCAACTTGGCGAGCCAGTCGGGAACGCTATACAAATCCGCAAGACAACCATCCAAATCGAAGAAAATTGTTTTACTCATTTTTATTCTCCCTTCATTTGATGGTTTAATTATACTACTAAAAGTATAAAAAGTCAAGTTAAGATTTTATTATTTATGATACATTTTGGATGTTAAACATCCAAAATTATTCATTAGCATACGCCCATTTTAATTTTTCTCCTGTTATAGGGTGCTTTCCTGCGCTTTGCCTTTCTCCGCGTAAAACTTTACTAATATTTGATTCGTGTGTATTATAATGTCTTGCCCCTTCGCTTATCGAAGAAAATACTTCTCGTGTATTTAAACAAATAATTTTTTTACTATTTGCTTCTGAACCGGCTGCGCGCCATTTATCTATTTGGGCTTGGTGCTCATCGGGATGCTCTTGCTGCCATTTTTCTTTTCCTTTATTCATTTTTTGAATAACTTCTGCCCGCTTTTCTGGATTATCAGTGTAGTATTTCTTAGAACCATCAATCATTTTTTGTATATTTAATTGCTTTATATCTGGGTGATTATCAAGCCACTGTTGAATTCGAGCGCCATTTTCTTTATATAATTGTTCTGCAATATCGCGGTGCTGTTGTAAATAGGTTTGGCAAGCTTTCCAACCATCACCGCCCTGGCCTCCTTCTGCTTGATTATAATAATCATCGTTTTGAACGGCATTATAATATGCAATCCAGTATTTTTCTCGTTCATCAATCGTATCTTCATCGCATATTTCTAAAATGGTTTTGTTAAAATTTTCTTTTCCATATTTTTGGATAGCTTTAGTTAAAACTATACCGCTTCCTAAATAAGAATCTGTTAAGGTTCCTTTATGCTGCCCTATATATTTTTTATTGTTAATTAAATTGGTAGTTAGATAAACATAATATATTTTATCAGACATGTTTATCACCTCCTTACTGTTATAAAAGTAAGTTGATTAAGTCCCATTTATGTCATTTTATTTAATTTGTTTAAAATTATATCATAGAGGGGTTGAATTGTCAAGTTAAATTTATGTTAAGAGGAAAATAGAAAGTTGGATGTTTAACATCCAAATTCTACACAAAAAAGAAGAGGGGTTATTTCCCCTCTTCTCCCAACAGACCGCCTACGTCCATCAGCGACATTGTTTCACTGCCATATACTACAGGCATCCTACCATCCCACTGAAGGATACGGTAATAATCAAGGAGGTCAGCAGACAGCCATTCCGCAATAGCCTTATTCTTAGCGGCTTCCTTCAAACCCGCATATTCGGCGGCGTCCGCCTGAATTTTCGTAACTTCAAGGTCTGCTTCGGCTGCGATTTTAGCCTTCTCTGCTTCGGCATTAGCATTAATTACATCACGCTTTGCCTTAGCTTCGGCTTCCATAGTTAGACGCTCCTGCTCGGTCTGCGCCCTCAACTTCTCCTGTGTTGCTACCTGCTTTGCTTCTACCGCCTGTGTAAATGCGTCAGTAAAGTCAATATCTTCAATAGAGATAGAGATTACATTGATACCAGACTTAGACAGGTCGGCGCGCAGTACGGCACCGATATTTTCTGACAGGGCAGAACGATTTTCAATCAGTCCTTCGGCGGTATAGTCTCCAAATGTGCTCTTAACTGCTTCCTGTGTGCGGGGCACAATAAGGATAGTTTCATAATTAACGCCTACTGTCTTATACAGGTTCATAGCCTTAGCGCTATCAATACAGTAATTTACGCTGCCCTTAACCTGTACTTCCTGCAAATCAGCACTAAAAGCAAGCAACTCAAAGTGATAACGCTGTTCGCGGTTATCCATTTCTACTACATTGATAAACGGCGAGTGCCAGTTAAGGCCACTTTCCATAGTGTAGTCCTGCACCTGCCCGAACTTTACAGGAATACCAGTATGCCCTGTTCTTACCTGTGTGCCGCACGCGAGCAGGATGAAAATGGTGGCGAGAATGACAGCTCCAATACGCAAGCCAATTCGTGCGCCCTTGATGGGCTTGCTATCATAATCCCTGATAAAGCCCGTTCCAATGAAACCTACGAGAAGTACAATGATCGCACCAATTACTCCAAACATTTTTCTTTCTCCTTTTCTATGAGGTTTTCCCTCACTTGATGTATAAATTATATCACACGGGGTATGATATGTCAAGTTAAGAATGCGTTAAATGCGATAAATATATTTGGATGTTTAACATCCAAATTATGAATTGGCGCGATTAGCGCCAAATTGTCTTTCCAGCTTTGATAAACTTAATTTGATTTCTATCCACTTTCTTCCGTAAGTAACTTGGAATACGATTTACTCCCTTATAACATTGTACCAGCTCACGGAAGGTTGTAACATACATAGTAATTATCTTTTGTTTTAGCTCGTCCTTGATGATGGTGATGCCAGTATCTGTAATACAGATATATACACCAGCTTGTCCCGCAAGTGCTTTCTCGTGCCCACGGCGATAAACTTCCTTAACGACCTGCCCTAAACCAATATCGTTAATAATGTGTTGAACGCGGTCGGCGCGATAGACTTCAACATGGCGGGTTAATTCAGCGTTAAGTAGTTGCTTCATTGTTTTTTCTCTCCTTTCTTTTTTACAATTAAATTATAGCATAAGAGGGGATAATTGTCAAGTTAATTGTTTGTTAAAGTAGGAGAGGAAATTTGGATGTTTAACATCCAAATTGTCATATAGAAAATAGTGCTATTGCACTATTTCTTCTTCTATCCAAGCATCAGACATTTTTAACTTTTTTAATTCATTTTGTGCCTTTTCCTTAGTTGCATAAATACCCCACATAGCAGTTACGACTTTATTTGTAACTGTTATTAATTCATACCATACTATATAGACCTTCATAGACATTCTCTCCTTTCTTTGATAATATCATTATATCATAGTTTCGGGAGTTTGTCAATATATTTTTATATTAAATAAAAGTTAAATCATTTAAAATGAAATTGGATGTTTAACATCCAAATTCCTAAAACGACTGCGTTAGCAGTCGTAGTCATAGCCGCCTCGTAGGGGTTGAAGCCCATTTCATCAACATCATCTTCAATGTCGTAGCTACAGCTGTTCTCATATTCTTCCCAGCTCTCATAGTAGGCACCAAAGTCAGAGCACTCTTCCAGCGGGTCGCTGATGTGGCACAGCCCATCCTTATCACAGTAGGGGCATGTCATGTCAGCAATAGGGCAGAACACGTTCAGGCCGTTGCGAGTGCCATCGGTTTCAAAATCTTTCTTACTCATAATGATTACTTCCTTTCTTTTGATGGTATAATTATAACACGAAACGCTCATAAAGTCAAGTTAAGTTTGTGTTAAGCCGAAATGGGAAAGTTGGATGTCTAACATCCAAAATCAATAAGCTGGCTTATTGCCAGCGCTTACGAACCTCTCCGGTTTTGATGTTCATTTGCATACGGTTAAGGTAGCATTGCTTTGCGTCATAGTAGCTCAGCCCCAGCTCACGCATAAACCAGCCGATATGCTTAATAGTCGTGCGGCTATACAGGCCATAGCAGGTTAGCCAACCTTTACTATCGATGCTAATTACTTTGGTGTGGTAGCTAATCAGTTTAGTAATACCGCTGTCAGTAATTACATGGGCTTGCGCGTATTCATGGCCGTTCAGTTTCCTTGTCATTGTTGTACCCTCCGAAAATTGTTTTATTTCGTTCCCTCAAGAACAATTATATTATACTACATATGAGGCAATATGTCAATAGTTTTTTGTATTAAGAGTGTGTTAAATCGGCTGGGTGATTTTTGGATGTTTAACATCCAACTTTTTTAAAGGACGATGCTAATCGTCCAAAAGAGTCGGTTCAATTATCCAACGGCCTTTATTAGTGATATAGACATGCAAGCCGTTATCCTGTTCTATATAATCCAGCTTGGTTTCTTCGTAATCTTCTATCCAGCATTCAATTTGATTACGAGCTTTATCGAAGCTGGTAAAAGCACCCCAAACGCCGCCGTAAAGGTTGGTAGCTTGGGGAGTGAGCCCCTTGAAGGTAACGATGTAAATTAGCTGTGTCATGTTTTTTACTTCCTTTCCTTTGATGCTTGTATTATAACATAAAGCGCGCGAAGTGTCAAGTTAAGTGTTTGTTAAGACGCGAAAATATAATTTGGATGTTTAACATCCAACTTTTTTATAAACGGCGTCACTGCCGTTTATATGCTATTAACACGAAGTTAATGAAGGCGCTTATGATAATTAACATTGCTATAACAAACATTATCGTTTTCATTTTACGCCTCCTTTACATAAACTAAACTCATGTCAGACCATTTAAGCACACTGATTTGGTTATGTTCTTTACCTATTCTTAACGCTTCCCTTTTTGTGCTGACGCGGAAGGAATGGTCGATATAATAGACGCCTTCACTATACCAGATGCCGCAGCTTCCCTGCATCTTTTCCACAGCTCGCACAGCAGCTTTCAGAGTCTTGCGCTCGACGCCATAATCCGCGACTTGATAACCAGTCTTGTAGGATATAGCTTTACCTGCTTTTAGCGTGAGTCCATCGTTGTTTTTGAGAGCTTTCAGAAGTTCGTACATGAGTTTTAGTCCCCTTTCATTTGATGGTTATATTATAGCACTGCGCGCCTATTATGTCAATACCTTTTTGTGTTAAGTTATTGTAAATCATCGCAAGAAGAATTTGGATGTTTAACATCCAAAAAAGTTGAACGGGATTTTAATCCCGTTCGCCCGTCCGAGTGTTAATTTTTTGATTCGTGCATGCAATACTCTTAACATCGGCGTAACAGAGAGACGGCGCGTATTCTTTCAGAAAAGCTCTAATGTGTTTGCGCGTGGTGGGGCTGTATGTACCCGTGCAAGTCAAGTATCCAGCCCTGTTAATCTCAATAACGCGGGTGGTGTAGCTTATTAGCGCTATTGTGCCATCGCGGTAAATATCCACGCCCGCGCTACCGTAGGGACAATATTTAAGATTGCGATCGTAGTTAATGGTGATGTAGCGGTATCCATCAAGAATCTTCTTGCTGTACATTGTAGCAGCCTCCATAATTTTTATTTGTTCCTTTCCTTTGGAACAATTATATTATATCATAGGGGGTCTATTTTGTCAATAGTTTTTTATGTTAAGTTGCGGTAAATTCGCGCGGAAAATAATTTGGATGTTTAACATCCAACTTTTTTCATTCGAGGATTATTCCTCGAATGGGTCGTTACACGACCATATGAGATGATGGTCGTCATAGACGAAAATCGCGGCAGCCGCGTCTTTATTTTGAAGAATAGAAACGGCTTCCCAAGCTGCGCGCTCGGAGGTAAAGGAGTATTTGGCGCTGATGAGGCTGGAATATACAACGATGATATCAAACATGGTTTTTGTCTCCCTTCACTTGATGATATAAGTGTATCACACAAGGGGTAAGAAGTCAAGTTAAGTTTCGGTTAATGCCGCCATGGTAAAAGTTGGATGTTTAACATCCAAATTTCTCGGAGGCGCTCAACGCGCCTCCCATTCTTCTTCAGTAATGCCGATTATATTTAGAATATCTTCAATGTAGAATGAAAATTTGTCGTTCAATTCGGTGCAGTCTATTCCTTCGGGATAAAGTTCTTCTAATTCAAATTCAATTGCGTCCCACTCTTCTTCTGTAAATTTGCTTGCGTTTGTTTCGGCGTTGCCCCAGAATTCAAAGTCGCGGATGCTGATTTCTTGCTTGATAGTCATTGTTTTTTTCTCCTCTCTTTTGATGATATAATTATAACATAGTTTCGGGATACTGTCAATAGTTTTTTATGTTAATTATAGATTAAAGCGGAAAATGAAATTGGATGTTTAACATCCAAATCCCGTAAGGGGATTTATCTCCCCTGCGGCGCGCACCCTGGACTCCACGCAAGTAGTTGCCCGTGACGCATAATGTACGCGACAAAATTATCTGGTGTTAATTCGCACATTTCCTGCGTCCATGCCCGCATACAATATACGCGCCCTGATCTATGCCCGAGAAAGCTTGTTGCCATTTCGCGCAATTTTTTCATAGACTTAACATCGCTGGGTAACTTCCATTCGCCATCACTACCCATAGGGATATAGTTTCCGTACTCGTAGAACAACCACATAACCTTGTTTTCTCCTTTCATTTGATATTGAAATTATACCATATGGGGTTAGTTTTGTCAATAGAAAATCAAATTAAAATTTGTTAATTTTATATAAAAAACAAAAATGAAATTGCAAGAGTTGATAAGTTGGATGTTTAACATCCAAAACAATAAGAGTGGTATTACCACCCTAATGTTATGCGTGTTGATTGATATTGCATAGTATAACCTGCGTTTCGTACAATCTTTGTGAGTTCGTCTATAAAGCATCTGGAAGCAAATTGCCCCAAGTCTGTATTATCAAATGGCGGCAAATTGCGCCCTATGGACTGACGGCCTTTTTTACTTGCTTCTTCTATTGCTTTATTAAGTTCGGCAATGTAGTTTGGAATCTCTGTATGTAAAATACATTTGCGGACGTTGTTATAAAGTTCCGAGACATTCGCGCGGGCAACTTCGGCGTTCATAAGTTCCATAAGTTTTCCTCTCTTTCATTTGATGATATAATTATATCATATAGGATATAATAAGTCAAGTTAAGATTATATTAAATAGTCATGCGCTATATTGGATGTTTAACATCCAATTCTTATCGCCCCAGTTATACTGGGACGACGATGCGCGGAATTTTTCCGCGAAAGTCGCGTTCTTCCTGCAAGCGCTGTATTGCAACTTTGTAAAATTCATTGAATTTTTTCATTGTTGCGGGATACTCTACAACGCGCCCGCCGTTGTGCGTATATATTTTTAATGGGCGCACATTGAAAACTAACATGCAAACAGTTTCAAAGGTGCTGATTGCAATAGCAAGGTCACGCGCGTTGCCGTAGAACTTGATGTAGTAGTTTTTCATAGGATAACCCCTCCTTCATTTGATGATGTAATTATATCATAGTGTCGGAATAAAAGCAAGAGTTTTTTATGTTAAGTTTTGAAGAAAAGGCAGAAAAAGTTGGATGTTTAACATCCAAAATATAAGTAGAAAGGCGCGTATGCGCCACTCTGTTAAGTTTCAATGTAGTATGCGGGATAACGCCCAGTCTCATTACTACAATTGTAGTATTGAAATGCATTTACAATTTTATCAAAATCATGTTCTAAATCTGCATAACATTCACTATTCAAACGAATGCCAGTTTCGGGACGCATGTAACATGCTGTTATCCAAATGGGTTGATTAGCGTTGAACGCTTTACGGGCGCGAGACTTATTAATTTTTTGAAGCGCCATGATTTTGTTCTCCTTTGCTTTTGATAGTCCTATTATACCATATACATACATACTTGTCAAGTGCATTAACATATATTTAACATAGCAATATAAGTTGGATGTTTAACATCCAAAAAAAGCTTAGGACGTTTTCACGTCCTGTAGATTTTGCCATCTACTACATAGCACACTGACTCACAACCATCGTAGTCAATAATAATATGGTCTGTTGCTTCGTCTGGTATTTCTACCACTGCCAGCTTCGCAGCCCAGCCACTTGTTTCGTATGCGTTATCTTCTACCATGTGAATCAAGCGCTCATCGTATCTGTCTGCGCCGTATATGCTATCCAGTCCTAACGCTTCGCAAGCTTCATCGCTCACGCTGAACCCACCAAAGCACCTATTTACTACAATCTTCATAGTTGTTTATCTCCTCTCTTTTGATGGTATCATTATATCACTATCTATATAAATAGTCAAGTTAATTGTTGGTTAAGTTGGATATTAAGTATTCAAAAAATCAACAATGAGGTTTATTCCTTATTGTGCGCTTGCGCTTGCGACTTTTACCTACTATTATATACCCATTAAGTTGTAAAGTCAATAGGCTTTACAAAGATTTAACATTGCTTCTGCGTTAGGAAATTGGATGTGTAACATCCAAATCCCAAAAGGACGCTTGCGCGTCCTTAGCCGTAGATTTTATTAAGCTCGCCGCCTTGACGCTTGATGTAGTTGCGTGCTGCTGCTTCTGATTTGAAGCTTGCTTTTTTCTCGCTGCCGCCGCATCCGTCTTGCTTCCAGACCTCAAAAACTTTGCCGATGTGGAAAATGTCGTACATAGTAGCAACCTCCTTGTTTTTTATGATTATATTATACTCGTTTCAGCTTGCAGATGCAAGTTATTTTTGTGTTAATTTCTCCAGCTTTCAGCTTGCTTCCAGCTCGCTTCCAGCTTCCAGCTCGCTTCCAGCTTCCAGCTTCCAGCTCGTCCTGTGCGTATATAGTCCTGGTGCGTGCTGGTTGCTGCGCGTGATCTGCCCTGCGGACGCATCGACCACTCGCCAGACGTTAAGATTTTCGGTAGTTTTCGTTAAGATTGCATTAATTAAGATTTCGCTTGTTTTTCGTAAAGTTTCGGTTAAGCCGAAAATTGTAAAGTTTTTGCGCATATTTCGTAAAGTTAGTCTTAACCAGAATTTTACCAAACTTGCGCTAAACTGTAAAGTGTTAAATTTGTGTTTCATTTTTTACAATCTCCCTTTCCTGTTAGCACTCGTTAAATAAGAGTGCTAAAACATTTATCAAGCATATAATAAACTAAAAAAATACTAAAATCAAGCCCCCTTTTTGGATGTGATTTTTAAGTTAATTTTTAAGTTGATTTTTAAGTTTGGTACAATAATAATTTTGTGCATATTGCATAAAAAAAATACTTAACAGAAACTTGATAGAATAATGCGCCATTTTGCTTTATAATGTACTTGTTTCAAACGATGAAACAAAAAAAACAAGCGCAAACAAGCGCGGAAAAGGGGAAAAGAACATGTTACACGACTACAGATTGACCATGGTACAAGTAAAGACGCTTGACGCATTGATTAATCATGATATAGGATTAATCAAGGATAAAGCAACAATTAGCGCGTGTGCAGAGCGTGTTATAGCGTATGCTATTGCGAATTATCCTGCAATCTTTACCACTTCCGACACTCCGCTTTATTATGCTTATGCTTGCGCTAAAGTGGCCGCTAAAGCGATTAAATTAAAGACTATAAACGTCTTTGACTATATCGCCCTATTAGCGCAAGAAAAAGCCGACGGCGAACAAAACGCGCAAGGAATATATAAAGATGGCGATTTTGGCGCGTTTGGCGACTTATACGAAGTGTTAGTTAAATGCGCGCTTGTAAAGAATATTAATCTAATCAAGTCAAGGCAATTGACAGTTAGGGAACTTGACGACTTCGACGTTATTTCTAAAAAATACGGAAAAATAGAAATAGGGCATAACGGCAAAACATTCAATCAAGGAAGCGCAATTGACTTTTTAAGCGGCGATTATAAAGCATTGATTTACGGCGTTTTTGACGATGAAACTAAAGCACAAGTCTATAACGCTTGTATGCAAGGCGATATAAAAACGGCGATTGCAATAATAAAAGCATATAGCGCAATATTTGCGGATAAATACGACTTTTATAAACTGCAATCTTTGCGGCGCGGAAAAATTATAACAATCAAAAGCGGAAAAATTATGGTACAATATAACGCGCAATTTTATAAAATGTTTATCGCCGCGCTTGAAAATGATTTTATCGTATCATTAGAAACAATCTAAAATTACAATAAAAAGCGCTTGCAAACTGCAAGCGCTTTTTTGCATGATAGCACTTTAATGCTTTACTGCGATAAAGTATTATAGTAAAAAAAAGAAGTCGCTTTATGCGACTTCTTTTAACGTCTTAACGATGTGGTTAATGATGTAGAATATACCATTTACCTCTTCATCCGTTAGTTTGCTACTTTCCCAAAGCTTGCGCGCTTTTGCCTTAAAAAAGTCTTTTTCACGTTCCGTCATTCCACCATTATCAATGGTCGCGCGTATCATGTTCTCAATAAACTGGTCTTTCATTTGTGTGTTCCTCTCTTTCATTTGATGATTTAATTATATCATATAGTAAAACGTCTGTCAATAGAATTTGAAAATTTTTTTGTTAAGTATCCGTTAAGTAGATATATTTTGCGGGCGATTAAAAATAAAGATTTTAGACTGTAAAAATAATCTAAAATTGTAATAAAAACGCTTTGCAAAATTCAAGTGCTTTTTTATAAATTGACACTTTAACGCTTTACTGTGTGAAAGCGGGGCGGTAGTTTAGGGCGCGGATGACAGTTGTCATCTGGCGCACCCCGGCCCTGCCCTTTTCCCACCAACTTTTTAAATCCAATACTTGACTTTTTTCAATTTATATGTTATAATATAATCGGTCAGAGTATGAAAATACTCACTCCAAAATCACTATGGAGGTTTCCAAAATGAAAAAACCCTATACACTTGACTACTCAATTGAACGAGATACTGACCGCCTCAAGGCAGTCGAAGATATATTAGATAAACTAGATAAAAATCCCTCCCCCGCTGAATTAGAACAAATGGGTTCTTATATACTATATGGTAAAGACGAAAATGGCAAAAACGCCTACCAACGCGGAGAAATGATAAGAGATGCCCGTTACAATTCTTATAAAACTAAAGAAGATAAAAATGTATCACTTGACGCAATTTTAGAAAATCCACTATCTGACCAACAGCAATTTCGTGAGATGGGCACAAGAGACCCCTACTTACTTCCACGTCGTGTCCCGCGCCGCCCAAAATACGATAAAAAAACAAACACAATAATTGATGATGGGGACGGTGATATTCCAGGAATGCAAGAATTATGGGAGTGCATTGACCGTAACGAGCACTGGATAGCCGTTCTTGAAGGCAAGATACCTGCGCAGCCCGAAGACACACTATTTGATAATCCCTATCGTCTATATAAACTAAAACATTCACTAATTGATTTGCGGCGGCACCAATATTATTTATTAGATGCCTACAAACCTTGCATCCACTTCCTCGCGGCCGACCACCCCAAACGCCAATACATAGATTGGAACAGTGACTCCTTCTACTGGATTTCGCGCGACGAATGGGAAAGACGCGTTAATAGCACTTTTTTCCCTGTTTCAAAAAATATTGAAGATTATGAAGTGAGAAATGAAGGAAAAGAAGTGAAGTGGGTGGTGCGCCAGCACACCTTCAATTGGGAAGACCCAAATCATATTTATGCGTTAATTTGTAATTACCAAAGTTTATATAATCTTTTATGGGACAAATTAGGCACGGACGGTCACACTTTACTTATGGATTTTCAACGCTACCGCCAATTAACAAATTTTTCTGAATTACGCAATTTTATCTTACAAATGAAATTGGAACAATATTCACAGGCTGAAATTAAATTTTCCGTTCAAAAAAAATATGGATTAAAGTTTGGCATTAGTCATTTATATACCGTTATAAGTAAAGAAATCCCAGAGGCCATCGCGCAAACGGTAATTAAAGATAGAATGTTACGGCAGACTCCCAAAACCCAATGTCAAAAATGTCGTGATTGCGGCCGTTGGCTTCCAAAAAATAATTACTTTTATGTCACTAATAATAATCGCGCTAGTGGATTTTCCGCTCGTTGTAAAGAATGCGAGCGGCAGGCGCGTATTGCAAAAGGAGAACAAGGGCAATATGACAGAAGAAAAAAAGAAACGCACGTGCATTAGATGCAAAAAGGAAAAAACGGAAGATAATTTCCAATATACGCCTTCACAATTTTTCCCATCGCATCGTTGTTACATCTGCACCTCATGCTTAGAAATAATGGTGCCACAAGACAATTTAGGCGAGGTTGATAGATTGTGTCGTTGGCTCGACGTGCCTTTTGATTTAAATAAATGGACGCAACTTTATGCTATACATAAAGACCATACCTTAACCGCGTATTTTAATACATTATTAGACGAACATTATCAATCACTTCAATGGGCGGACGAAAACGAAAGATGGCGTCTCGCGCGCGATGAAGGAATCATTGATGAAGAAATTGATACATTAAATAGCGCGAAATTGCGTCGATTAAAAAAAGAATGGTCGCCAGTTTATACAACCGAAGAATTACTTTTTCTCGACGATTATTATAATCAAATTTTAGCTACTCAAAATGTTTCTACACCCATACTCAAGTCGCGGGCGCGCGACCTATGCGAGCTTACCTTGCGCGCGAAAAAAGGCATACGCGACGGTTTGGATGTAAAAAAAGATATGGACGCGATAGAGAATATTATCAAGACCTGCAATTTCAATGCCTCTAATGCTAAAAACGCAGCAGACTTTGAGTCCGTTGGAGAATTAATGGTTTATTATGGTAAGAAGGGATGGCACCCAAAATGGCATAATGAACCACAAGATTCAATTGATTTTATGATGGAAAATATTCAGAACTATCTTAAACGAATGGTAATAAATGAAGGCAACTTTGCAGAACAGGTAGAGGATGCGCGGCAACGCTACAATATGACGGAGCGACTAGAGGAAATAGAAAATGAAGCAGTTGAATTTGATGACACAGCGGGAATAGAATATGAAGGTGAAAAAGAATTAGAGGAGGATTTAAATGAATGAAGAAAGAGCAATGGTTTTAAGAGACGGCATTCCTATTGAAAAGGGTGTAGTCTTAACTAAAGAATTTTTAGATTCTAATCAAGAGCTATTTACTAATTATTTAAATTATTGGATATTAAATCCAGACCTATTCTTAGACGAAATTCAAGATTCAATTGACGCGAAAAATTTTCATTTACTTCCATTTCAACGCATAATGTTACGCGCTTGCATGCGCTATCGTTATATCTATCTTACTGCTACGCGCGCGACCTCAAAATCTTTTACTGCCTATTTAGCGGCAGCAGTGCGCGCGGTTCTAATACCTAATTCTACTGTAATGATTGTATCAGACCAAAAAGGCACAGTTATTAAAATAGCGCAAGCAAAGTTTGAAGAAATATTCCAACATTGGCCCTTACTACGAAAAGAGCTTGCTACCAGAGAAGATGATGGCAAGACTGGTTTGAAAAGTAGCAACAACTATTATGATTTATATTTTAAAAATGGTAGTCATATTTCTGTTATCTCAAAAGATACCAGCCGTGGTTTGCGCGCGAACTATGCAATTTTAGAAGAGTGCGCCCTCATTGATGAAACGCCTTTCAATGAAGTAATTTGGCCGCAAATGAACGTCAAGCGGCGCGAAGTGGATGGTTCATTAAATCCAGATGAACCTTCCAGCCCCCAAATTTTCATTACAACCGCGGCGGAACGCACTGTATTTATGTATTCTAAATTAATTGAGTGCGCGATAAATGCTGTTTTGCGCCCGCGGGAAGCTTTTGTCTGGGGCATGTCTTATGAAGTGCCGCTACATTACGGCCTTATTGATAAAGCAACTATATTAGACCAAAGATATTCCAATACTGTTAGCGAAGACTCATTTGCACGTAGATTTTTGCGTGAATACATAGGAATATGTATTTAAGAAGATATTTAAAAGCTGGAAACTCCTAAAGCCAAAATACTACAACTTATTACTCCAATATAAGTGAATGTGCGAAAGCGGAAAAAAGTTTTTGGATGATTGCATGGCGAGAGCCTAAACAATTACAAATGGACAATCAGCGACCAATTATGGAGGAATTAATTATGGGAAGAAAATTGTTATATACAAAAGAAACCTATTATACTCATTTAATGGAATTATTACCTGATTCTAATTTTACTTTAGATGTTTATACTGCTACTGAGAAACCTTGCGAAATTACTTGTAATATTTGTGGAAGTCATTATGTATTTACTCGTGCAGATAGAATTGCTCGTAGGGCGAAGCGAGGAAATACAAATGTATGCAAAAAATGCGAAAATAATTCATTTACAGAAAAACAACATGAAGCTCAAAAGAAAGCTGAATATATCTTACAAAAAAAAGAAACTATTCAATTAGTAGATGGATTAAAATCATGGGCTTCACAAGATGAAGCACGATGGAAATGCATTAAATGTAATCATACTTTTTTAAGAGCTCCAGTTGTGATGTTTGCATTAGGAATTACTAATTGTCCTTGGTGTGAATCTCGACCTGGTACTTATACAGAAGAAATGATTAAAGAACAAATTTACCGTTTATGGGGCGATGAATATACTTTATTACAATCGGAAAATTTAAAAAAGAATAAAAATGGTTCTCGTAGAATTTTAGTTCAACATAATGCTTGTGGATTTAAATATGAAACTAGTCAATATAATTTTTGCCATGGACAAGGCTGCCCCAGATGTAAAAAAAGCCATGGCGAAAGAAAAATAATGAATTATTTGCAACAACATAATTTTGCATTTCAGCAGCAATACACAATTAATACCGGTAAGCATTTATTAAAATTAGATTTTTATTTAGAGGAGCAAGGAAGAAAATATGCCATAGAATATAATGGTATTCAACATTATCAACCTATAGAATGGTTTGGTGGAAATGCTGGCTTTCAAGCTCAACAAGAACGAGATTTAGATAAAATAGAATATTGTAAAAATAATGATATAAATTTAATTATAATTCCATATAATGATGAAAGTTTAATTAATTCAGAACAATTGGCTCAACGACTAAGTGGTCAAGTGACCGAAGAATATCCATCTAGGACAGATGAAAATATAGTCTAATCTTATATGAAAATATAAGCCATATGGTATAAAATTTCACGAATTTTATATAAATAAATTTTGGAAAGTCTCAGTATCTGGTCAGGCAACAATAAAGAAGCTTGGCTAGACTCGCGTCGTTTAAATAAATGTAGAAAATTATTAAAATGTGAAAGGAAGGCACAAGAAAACTTAGTTAATCAAAATACTTACTATATAATGAGCTGTGATATTGGTCGTTATAATGCCAATACTGCAATTATGGTTGCTAAAGTAATTCCTCAAGCCGATCGCCATCATAAAAATATAATTTATACAGAAGTTATTCATGGCGCGAACTATATTGTCGAACAAGCTCCACGAATAAAGAAGTTAATACAATTATATAAACCACGCGAGGTAGTTATTGATGGAAATGGCCCCGGTATTGGGCTTTTAGATGCTATGGTATTACCTTCTGTTGATCCAAAGACAGGAGAACAATTTCCGGCTTATTATGTATTTAATAATGACCACCATTTACCGCCGCAATTAAAAAAAGAAACAACTGAGCCAAAGCCGGCTTTTAATGCCATTATTTATGATATTAAAGCAGGCGCGAATAATGATGATGAAATTCATTCTAGCTTCTTTTCTCAAATAAATAACGGCTCCGTATCTTTTTTGGCAAATGAACGAATAGTAAAAGATAAACTATTATCTACGAAAAAGGGACAAAGAATGACAAACTATGATCGTAGGGTATATTTAATGCCATATGAGATGACATCTCGACTTATGGATGAATTAAATAACCTGCGCCTGAAACCAACTGGCGTACAAAATCAATTTAAAGTTGAGAGAATTTCTCGTTCCTATGAGAAAGATAGATTTTCAGCGTTAGAGTATCTACTTTATCGAACAAAATATTATGAAGATAAGGATATACAGGCACATAAAAAACGGAACCTAAAAAATTATGGTTTTTTTAGCCCAAAGAAAAGGGGGTGAGTTATTTGTCACAAAAACATGATTTTAATTCATTTAAAATAAAATTGAAAGAGCGGGCGCCGCTTAATACGCGTGCATATTATGATCGATGGAATTATCGTTCTAATGAGCGCGTAAAAGATGATTTTAGTTTAGAAGAAATTTTAAATATAATCCGACAAGGCGATTTGGAGTCTATACGGCAATTATCAAGATATTATTATAGAACTAATAGTAGTTATAAAAATAATATAGATTTTTTGGCGCATCTACCATTGTATGATACTGTAATAATTCCCGTCTTTGAAGAAGGAAAAGGTAGCGAGTCTAAAATTATTAAAGCCTTCTATACAGCATGTAAATTTGTAGATATGTTAGATTGTCCAAATGTATTGGCGCATATAACAACTGAATGGCTATTAGTGGGTGTTTATAATGGAATCCTGCGCGAAACCGATAACAAAATTGTTATACAAGATTTGCCTTTGGAATATTGCCGTTCTCGTTTTAAGGATTTTAATGATTTAAATATTTTAGAGTTTGATTTACATTATTTTGAACATTTTAAAGATGAACAACTAAGAAAAGAAGTTTTATCAACCTTTCCCAAGGTCGTACAACAAGGCTGGCGTGAATGGAAAAATAAGACTAGTAAAGATTGCTGGGTTATTATAAGTCCGGAAGACGGGGGCATTAGTTTTAGTTTTGCGACAGACCAAATGCCATTATTGATTGCTAGTATTCCTGAATTAAAGAAATTAGACGATGCCACTAAACGAGAAGAAACTCGTGATGAAAATGAATTATACAAGTTATTAATTCAAAAAATGCCAATAGACAGCAATGGAGAATTAGTTTTCCAATTAGAAGAAGTAGCCGATATACATGAATCTGTGGCAGAAATGCTTAAAGATGAAGATACTGTTGAAGTTTTAACTACTTTTGGCGATACAACGCTTGAAAATTTACAAGATTCTTCCGCCGCATCACAATCCACTGATAGATTAGAAAAATATCGTAAAAATGTTTGGGATGCCCTTGGCAGAGGGGAGGTATTATTTAACGCAACTAATAGCTCTTCACTTGCCTATAGTATCAAAAAAGATGAAACGCTGATGCTAAGTTATTTAAATGTTTATGAAACATGGATTAAGTTTTTATTAAACAAACGCTTTGCAAAAAAGACTTTAACTTTTGATTTTGAAATTTTATCAACCACAGTCTTTAATAGAACAGATATGCAACAAGCATATTTTAGAGGAGCCCAATATGGATACTCAAAAATGTTTGCGGGCGTAGCTATGGGTATTAAACAAATGAGTCAGTTGAGTCTTATGAATTTTGAAAATAATTTCTTAAAAATGGCAGAAAATATGATACCATTGCAATCTTCTTATACTACTTCTGGAAAAACTGTAACAGAAGAATCGAAAAAAACTGGAGAAAATACCACAACTTCTCAGACTACAACGGACATTACTAATGAAGGCGGGAGACCTGCACTTCCAGATGAGCAAAAATCTGAAAAAACTCAATCAAATATAGATTCTCAAGGATAAGGAGCAGATATACTATGGAAAAGAAAATTCCAATTTATTTTGATAATGTTATTATTGCTTCTCCGCTAGAGTCTGTCTCTGAATCTACTCCTAATATTGGAAAGGTCCAGGTGGGCGTATTTACTAAATATGGGAATCGTAATGGTTCTTATATTACAGACCAAGTTGCGGAAATGCTAATTAATAGCGCAATAGAAGGTAATACTCCTGTAGTTGGCTTTTTTGACCCAGAAACTAAAACATGGGCCGGGCATACTGGGCCTTCTTTAGCTAATGGATATGGATATGTCAAATCTTTTGAAGGGTGGCGGCCACTTACAGACACCGATGGAATAGAACGGGATTATGCTATTTTTACAGTAATATTATTTACTAAATATTTTGAAGCAGCTAATCTTATTGTTGGACAAAATCAATCAATGGAATTAGATGTTAATTCTATTGATGGAACGTGGGCAACGATTGAAGACAATGAGTATTTTGTTTATACCAAAGCCGCGATACAGGGGCTTTGTGTAATAGGTTCTCATGAGCCTTGTTTCTCCGTTTCTTCTTTCTTCGCCCTAAAAGATGAGACTTATGAGTCACAAAGTCAAAAATTTGCTTCTTTACTTGCAGAAGCAAAGGCGCAAGTAGAAAAAATAGAAAATGGAGGAACTTCTTCTATGGATGAGCTAGAAAATAAAGAAGTTACGGTTGAGGAAAATGAAAATATTGAATCTTCTGTAACTGAAAATTTTGAAGAAAAGTCAGAGGAGAATGTAGAACAAGCTGAGACTGAGACCGAGCCTGAGTCTAATGATAGCATCTCTGAGTTTGAAGAACTTCAAAATAAATTTAATGAATTACAAACAAAATATGAAGAGGCTGTTGAACAGCTTCATCAGTTTCAAGCAGAAAATGAAGAGCTACGCAATACTAACACGCAATTACAAGCTACTGTACATAATTATGAAGTAGCCGCAGCACAAGCCATGCTTGAAAAGAAAAATCTCTTGATTGAAAAATATGAAAAAATTCTTAACGATTCTGAAGAGATTGCCGCTATTAAAGGAAAGATAAGTGACTTTTCTTACGAAGCATTAGAAGGCAAATTGGCTGTTCTTTATGCAAATAAACAATTTGCTCGCGGGGAAGAAAGTGACAAAGTACCTCTACCAGAACCGCAAGAATCACCATTCGCTTTGCTTATGAAAAAGTATAAAAAATAATGGAGGAATAATAATATGACTCGATTTCCTGTTGAAAAATACGCCAGTCTAGAGCTAAATCAAGTAGCTTTCCCTAAGACTGGTATGGTCGTGTCACAGACTCCCCTAGGTAGTGATTTTAATAACATTCCTTGCGAGAATGGCATGTGGGTAGTTGCTGACAAGTCCGCCGGTGCGCTAAATGCACCTTCTGCTAACAAGCATTCTCCTATTGGTATTGTATATACCACCGAGAAAGAGTATGATTCTTATAACGTTGGCCTAAAGAATTATAGTATGAGTAATTATAAAGGCACTTATCCTCGTGTAGGCATCTTTGGTCTTGGCGATACCGTTACCACAAATTGCTTACAGTATGATGAGACCACTTATGCCACTTTCGCTGCCCTAGAAACTGTTTTGAAGGCTGCGAATACAACTCCTGTATATGTTGTTCCAGTACAGGGCTCTCCTGTACCACAGCTAACTGCTACTAAGCCAAATGCTGGTACATTCTATGGCGTTGTTACTAAATATTATACTGTACCTAACGGCGAGAAGGGCGTTAAGTATCAGATTGTTTCTCTAGGAAATTAATAGGAGGTGCGAACTATGAATAATCTACAAATTCTAATGAATGGCGTATTCGGTCGTAAAGTTCCTGCTGAGTTCGCAGCCGCCGATTACGATTATGAAGCTGCTCTCCATGATGAGCTAGTTAAGCTTCTTTGCGACGATAAGGGTAAGTTAAGTCGTTCTAAGTATCGTCGTAATAAGGTTGATCTTTTTGAAGTTCTTGAGCAAAATCTTGATGAAGTTTTACCACGTAGCGTTGGTGCCGCTCTTGACTTCTTTACTGAAATTGTACGCGTACCACAAGGTGACCATCCTGGATTCCGTGTAACTCGCGGCAAGCAGCGCGGTCGCCAGTTTGTAACTCGTGCTACACCTTCTGGTAATTATGAGACTTTCCGTCTTGATCGTGACCGTTTTGATGTTTATATTCAGGCCATTGGTGGCGCCGGCTATGTAGATTTTGAGCGTTATCTTGATGGTATTGAAAATATTACTGATATTTATGAAGTAATTACTGAGGGCATGACCGAGCGTATTTTTGAAATGGTGCAGGAAGCACTACTTTCTACTTGGAATGCGACTGGTCGTCCCGCCCGCAATAAGGTTGTAACCAATACTTTTGATGCGGCTGCTATGCGTAAGCTTTGTTCTACTGTAGCTGCTTATGGCACTCCTGCTATTTATTGCTCTCCTGAGTTCGCTGCAGAAATGACTAATGCTATTGTATATCAGACTGCCATTAAGATTTCTGACCAGGATATGGCAGAAGTACGCAACCGTGGTTATATTGGCGTATTCTATGGCACTCCAGTTATTGTTTTACCGCAGTCCTTTACTGATGAAACAAATAGCAAGTTGGCCATGAATCCTTCCTTTGCGTATGTAATTCCTACTGGCAAAGAGAAGCTCATTAAATTGGTATTTGAGGGCGGTTCTTATTTCCGTGAGTGGGATGACCATGAGGGCGACAATTCTATTGCATTGCAGGCATATACTAAAGTAGGTCTAGCAATTGTATCCACTCCTAACTATTGGGGTATTTATTATAATAAAGCTCTTGACGTTGATAGCGGTTGGGCGGCTTATAATAGTGCGCTAAATGCGTAATTTGTAATATAATGTGGGGCTGCGTTGCAGCCCCACGATGGAGATAAAGGAGGATTTTATGGAAAAGATTGTAATTAAAAATATTGGTACTGCAAATATTATTCTATCATTTGAAGATTTAAAGTTCAGGCGCGAACTTGTTCCGGGGCGCTCCTTGACGGTTGATAAGGAAATGTATGAAGAAATGGCCTTTGATCCCGGTTTCTTAAGTATGATAAATGAGCATTATTTGCAAGTTATTGGGCCTGATGATAATGAATGTAATACCAAGTTTTTTGATAGTTCGGCAATAGCAAAAATGCTTGATAATCAAGATATTACTGCTTTTGCTAAATTTATTCCTACAGCCGCTCCTGGGGAGAAAGATACGGTTGTGCAATTAGCGGTGCAAAAAAAGGTCACCAATAATGCAATCGTTTCTTTAATTAAAAAATATTGCGATTTTGATGTGATGGAAGCAATTCACGCGCAATATCAGGCAGAGGAATAATGGCTACTCCATTTTTACAGGTTTATGATGCCTTTTTGGCGCGTATAACCGCAGACGAATGGACATTAGAAGAAGAACTTGCCATAGTGGAGCGGGACTGGAGAGAACTACTAAAAATGGCCATTTTCAGATTTAAATATCCACGAGTTAAATTAGAGATGAATGAAGAAACTTCTCAATTTAATAATGATTTAACGAATGATGAAATTCAATTGTTAGCTTTATATATGAAGCATGAATGGATTAAACGCTGTATTGCAAGTTGGGAGCATATAAGACCATTATACGCCGATAAAGATTTTAGTGAAGCAAACCATTTAAGTAAATTAAATGAACTTCAGTCTGCGGTGGAATTAGAAGTTCATCGTGCTGAAGGAATTTATGATAAGTCTAGAGGAAAGCGTCCTTCGGATTTATTTAAAAAGTTGGCAGGTAAAAATGTTTAACGAACCTGTTTTTGAAGGCTATAAGAATAAATTAAAAGGTCGCTTATATGGTTTGCTATGCGAAAAAGAAAAAAATGGTGAATGGGAAAAATTTTTAGATTCGCTCTTAATTGAGATGTATGGATTAAAGGCTAATTCAATTAATTGGTATTCTTTAATTGGAAAATTGTCTGAGATAAGATTTTTATCTTATGATTATTTTAGAAAAACCATTTTTGAATGTATGCACTTAATAGATAATTTAGAGGCTCCTTATGAATTATCGTGATGTTTTTTATTCCCGCATTAATCATTTGGGGAACACAACCGCAGAGCGAATCCGACAAGGCGGAATTCGTTCTTTTGAGAAATGGCTTGCTGAATCTCCTCATACAGTGAGACGTTTATATGCTGATAGACAGATTTATTTTGATGCTATTATTTTAACTAATAAAGATAAAGAATATCAAAAAATCATGTTTTTAAATGTTGCTAATACTATTCCGCTAGTTATTGGAGATATTATTAATTGGCGCCAAGATAATGGTAATATAGAAAAATGGATTATTTTTCAAGAAACGCATAAGGTAAATGGCACATATCGAACTTTTTGGATTGTTAAATGTAATTATTTACTAAAATGGATAGATAAGCTTGGGCATTTACAACAAAGCTGGGCTTATGTAGTAAGTTCTACCGATGATAAGATTAAAGGTAATTTTAGAACTTGGAATTCCTTGATAACTCCACAGCCAAATAAGTATGCAGAAATTTTAATGCCACGTTATCCTATAGAGCGCTCTACTAATTTTATTATAGAGCAAGAGTCTTGGTCTATAGTAGAATATGACCATACTAGCGTTCCTGGTATTATATATCTTTCATTAACAGAGAATAAAGTTAATTTGATTTATGACGATTTAGAGAAAGATATAGCCGATACTGATAAAATGGCACAATATGAATTGGTGGTCCCCGAAGAAAAACAGGTATTTAAAGTGGGGGACATTATTACGCCAGCCTTTAATTTAACCAAGAATGGCATACCTATTAGTCTAGACGTTAAATTGTTATCAACTGATAGAAGTATAGTAACAGAAGTTAATAATAGGCTTACGGCAGTTCATACCGGAGAAGTTAAAATAATAGTGCAATCAATACAATTTCCTCAAATTCAAAAAGATTTATTTATAGTAGTAAAAGATGAGGAAGATACCGCTTTTTCGGCTTATCTATCAGGCGCGGCCACAATTAGGCTAGATAGAATAGAGAAATACGAATTAGTTGGAACTACAGACTTGAATGAAGAGGAAGTTATATTTACGATTGATAGTAATTTGGCTTCAATTGTAAATATTAGTAATAATAAATGTGAAATTCGTGCAAATGATTTAAATCGGCTTGGTTCTTTTACATTATCGGCCACTTATAAAAATGTTACATATACAAAAAATATTCAAGTAATTCCATTATGGTGAGGTGAAAAGAATGGCTGAGAAACCTACGCAACGTCGCTTTGCTGTAATGGGCACCAATACTTTTAAAATAGCTAATAAAATAATGCAGAATCAAACTATTTGTAGATTATTGAAATATCAAACTAAGAATCCATTCTCACTTGAAGAAAATGGGAAACCTCAACCAGATGTAGATGGAGTAGATTTAATTAACAAACAAATTTTAATCGTACCTAAAATTTTTGATGATTCCACCGAAAAAATGTCATATATCACTGCTATTTTTGACGACTTTGTAGTAAATCAATTTAATCCGGAATTTAAAGTTTCAACAGTCCGTTTTGATATAGCTTGTCCCTATGATGAATGGATTTTAAATGATAAAACTTTAAGACCGTATTTAATTATGCAAGAGATTGATACAATGTTTAATGAGAGCAAAATGGCTGGTATTGGCACTTTACAATTCTGGAGAGCAGACAATCTGACTCTATCTCCATGGATTGGTGGATATTCAATGAGGTATAAAATTAATGAATTTAACTGATGACGAGACGTTAAAATTTCTTCGAGGGACTCCGATTTTACTTGATGATATTTGTGCGATTTATCCTAGTAAAATGGGAGAAATTGTTGATATTGGCTATTCTAAATTTCAACAATATTTAGAATTATTAACGCTTACTACTCCTTTAACACAACATCTTCAAGACAAAGAATTGAATGAAATGCTTAGTAAAATGTCTAGTTTTCAATATATACTTTTATTAGCTAGTTGTGATTCGCAAATACATATATTATTAAAAGAAGCTTTTTTGTTTTTTACACATGAAAATGTAATTTTTTCTTTAGAACCCGCACAAATTATTATAGGTCCGTCTAGTGAAAAACACATTATGAATGAAGAAAAATTTTATGATTTCCAAAAAATTTTACGACGTATGTGTTTTATTGAACAAGAGGGTGAAGAAATTACTATTAATCCTGATGATTCACCTACGGTAGTTGCTTTAAAGAAAAAAATGCTTTTAAACCGTGAAAAAGTAAAAAAAGCTAAAGCAAAGAAAGCCGCACAAGAAAAGAATGATTTAAAATTTTCTGACTTAATTGCAAGTATAACAATTAATAATTGCGGTTTAAATATGGAAAACATTTGGAATATTACATATTATGCTGTACATGACCAACTAAAACGAATGGGTTGGCGTGACCAGTTTGATATAAACAATCGCGCGGCCTTAGCTGGCGCGAAATTAAAGAAAAATCAGCTCAAGCATTGGATGCGTTCAATTGCTAGCTCTGATAAATCATGATTTATTCTGGAGGTAACTTATGGCTGTTAATATTTTTGATAAGTACGGCATAAAAGAAGTTGCTAATGTATATTTTGAAGCTCTTGATGACGATAGGGCTGCTGGTGTATATGCTGGCGACATCGTACTATTTTTGGATACTTTGAAGGTATCTACTATTGAGACAACCGCCGAGACCGCCGATGCTACTGGTGGTTGGGGCAACCCAAAACTAGTATCTTGGGACTTAAAACTTACCATAGGTCCCCTCGTAGCCTAAAAAGCTAGAGCAAAAAATTCCGTGAATTGCTGGAAAATCCTTATTCCAAAATAAACTACAACGTAGTATGTGAGTGCAAGCGTGAATGTTTAAAAATTATTTTGGTTGGACAATCAGCAGCCAAGCTTAAAAAGGAGGAATGATGAAATGATTTGGCGCACATTAAATGAAAACGATAAATATGAAGTTAGCGATACTGGAATCGTAAGACGAATTGATACTCAAAGAGTATTAAATGGATGCATTACTAGCAGTTATCGCTCTGTTAAATTAACTTTTGATAATTCTAAGCAGCAACGTTTTTATATACATAGATTGGTAGCCGAACATTTTATTACTAATCCTGACCCAAAAAATAAAACATTTGTAAATCATAAAGACGGTAATAAATTGAATAATGCGGTTGAAAATTTGGAATGGGTTTCGCCGCGAGAAAATAACTTACATTATTATCAGAAGATAAAAAAACTAGCCCAAGAAAAAAAACATTTTGAAAAACCAGTGCCTGTTATTCAATATGATTTACAATACAATAAAATTGCTGAATATTCTTCTATGTCACAAGCGCATAAAGCTACTGGCGTTTCAATAGTTCAAATTGCGAGATGCGTACATGGAGAAGTAGAACAAGCAAATGGTTTTATTTGGGAAGAAGGTTCAACGACTAAGTGAGAGTAAAATCCTAGCTCTCCTGTGCGGAACACCCTACGGGGTGAAGATATAGTCTGAACTTATATGGAAATATAAGAGATTGCTATTAGGTGCAATCGTAACACAATTGATGGTAAAGAAATTACCGTAACTCTTGAAGATGCTCTAATGAGTCTTGAGTCTCTACGTTTCATGTTAGGTGGCGCGATTAAGCGTCCTACTACGACAGATTCTGTTGTTGTACGACACACTGAAGAAGTTGTATGTACTGCTGGCGGTGTTGTGCCAAAGCCCAAAGACCACCTAACCAATGACGTATTGACTCCTACCGCTAAACCCGGACATCCTATTCGTCTTATTAACCTCACTACTGGCGCTCGTACCCAGTTGGTCGCGCCTGAAGGTGGCACCGTAACGATTGACGGAACTAAAGCAATTAATTTTGTCAATCCTCATATGCTTGCTAATGAGACTAATAATACCCAGAAGACTGCCGAAAATGACCACGTGCGTATTTTCTGGGAAGAAATTGTTACAAGCGAATCCGCGGCTGAAACCGCTATTGAGGTAACTATTTCTCCTAGCACTTTCCCTGGCACTTATAAAATTGTAGGAGACACATTCATGAGGTCTGAAAAGACTGGTAAAGATGAGCCCTTCCAGTTTATTATTGGTAAAGCTAAGGTACAGTCTGAGGTAACTATTACTTTGGAGGCCGAAGGCGACCCATCTACATTTGAAATGACTCTAAGTGTTCTACGTTCTACTAACGACGACGGCGCGAATGAAATGATGAAGCTTGTTCGTTATTCTTTAGGCGCGGATGAATCTGAAGAAACTGGCAATGACTATGGTTCTTTATCCAGTGGTTCTATAGGTTAATAAATATTATGAGCTAGGGCTCTAAGCCCTAGCTCTTATTATGAGGTAAATATGAGAGACGAGTATTTTGGAGTAAAAGAATTATATGAAGTAGCATTAAGGGCTAAGGTTCCTATGAAATTCGGCTCTCGTTATATAGAAGAACAGGAACCGGTTTTGTATTTTGAAAACGTTAGTATTTCTATGCTAACAGAACGTAATTCTCCACTTATGGCGCGAGGAGGCTGGGCTAACTTGCCTAGAGTAATTTGGGAAGACCGTTCAGAAGTGCAATTTACTTTTTCTGAAGGCATTATGTCCTCTATAAGTATGGGAATATTGTTAAGCGCAAATGTAGGAGAAAATAAAAAAGAAGCACCATTATTGGCGCCAAAAAGAGAAGGGCCATTTGAATTAAATAGTGATAATCAATTATTTTTGGAACACTGGCCCGTTGATATTGATAAAAAGAAAACTTTTATTTTTGAGTATGACCGTAATGTAGCTCAAAAAAAAGTTTATGGAAAAAGAATACATGGGAAGATAGACCCATTTGATACTACGCAAGAAAGACCTTGTATAGAATTATATGAAGATAAGGATTTAACTGTTTTAGCAGATGCAACGAAGGAGTATATTGTAGATTACTATTATGAGTATGATAATGAAGCTTTAATCTACACTATTCAAAAGGAGAGATTCAATGGATTATTTACTCTTGAGGGTAAATTTTATTCCAAGGACGAAAATGAGGGCATAAATTATACAAATTTAATTTATATGCCTAAAGTAAGAGTTGTAAGCGATATAAGCTTACGCTTGGGAGAAAGGGCTGACCCAACTGTATCTGTATTTAATATTATTGGTTTGCCAGAATCTACCAATAATAATAAAAATTTAATTTTGGAAATTACGCGTTTGGGCGAAGATATAGAATAGCCGCTGCCAAGTTTTTGGTGGCGGCTCTTTTTTTTATGTGTGAAAAAAAGGAGATGAATATATGCTATGGCTGAGGGTATAGTAATAGATGTTAGCGCGCGAGTTACTGGGTATGAGCAATCATTGGCTCAATTAAAAGCAAGTTTTGACCATTTGAATCCAGGAGCAAGCATTTCAAAAAGTATCACTCGTGCATTGCAAATTGCAGAGAGCAAGGTAAAATCTTTAGGAAATAATTTAACTCCTAAGATTACAAGTAATTCACAATTAGATAGATTTACAGAAAAAATAAATAGCACAAGCGATGCAATTCAACACGTTGCCAGCTTGCTTGGACAAATTAGTTCTGATGATTTGGATTTGTCTTCTTTTTCTGGTGAATTCGATGAATTAACTCAAAAAATACATGAATTAGAAGCGTTATTAAATAAAAATATTACAGAACAATTTAGAGAGAAAATTACGGCTGCAATAAGTGGAATTAAAATTGATGATAATGCCACACCCGCGGCTATCTTTCAACAATTAGAGGAAGCGTCTAAAAAGGCTGCAAAAGCAGTTGTTGCCGCTGAGCGTGAAATGGCTAAAGCAGAGGAACAATTAGCTACGCGGCAACGAAAGCTGACAGAACTTCAAAGTAATGTGGCAAATAATCCAACGGCATTAAATAATCAGGTGCATAAGATTGCCGATGATTATGTAGAAGCTATGAGTTCTTTGCGCGAGCAAATGACAAATGGATTAAATACATTATTAGGGCCGGATAGCGCGGACGCTCCAAAATTATTAGAGTCATTTTTTGGTGGTTTGAATCCAGAGGATGGTGCGGATGTAGCTAATCGTATTTATCAATTACGACAATCTATTACTGCCGCAATGGGCAAATCTCCGGTTAAGCCGACTGAAATATATCAAGCATTATTTGGTAAAAATTTAAGTCCGCAAGCAATGAGCGCGTATTTGCAAGCTCATATTTTGCCAAAAAATTTAGATGATGTAAAAGCTCAACTAATGGCAACTTTGCAATCAATATCTACAAATCTTACTTCTACTCAAATTGGGCAGGTTTCTGGATTAATTTCTAATAATGATATTGATGGTGCATTGCAAACAACGTTAGACCTTATTACTAAAGCTTATGAAACAATACAGGCTAAAATACTAAAAAAGCGCCAAGAAGTTGCAGAAGCTTTAAATAGAAGAGACAATGCTCAACAAGAAGTAAATAATGCTACCGCTCAATCACAACAAAGTGCTGATAATGAGCAAATAGCACGCGAACAGTTAGCACAAGTAATGCAGCAGAATCAAGCATTACAAGAGCAGAATGATTTATTAAAGCAGGAATTAGCTAGACAAGTAGAAGATAAGACCGTAAATATAAAAAATAGAGCGGCAGACACAAAAGAAGAAGCCGAGAATCTTAAACTTGCAAGTGGTGAAGCAGAACAATATAATCAACAATTAGATAAAATAGATAATAGAAGGCAACTAGTTAATCATATTGAGGGCATCGCGCAGCGTTGGTTTTCTATTTATGCAGCGGTGCGAATGGCAGGAAACGCGATTCGTTCAGTCGTTTCTACATTGGAAGAGCTAGATAAAACAATCACTAACATTGCCATTGTTACTGATATGACACAAGATGATTTGTGGAGCCAGATGAGCACCTATACCGCGATGGCAAAGGAATACGCCGTTTCGATTTCTGGTGTATATGAAGTTTCACAACTTTTTTATCAACAGGGCTTACAAACTCGTGATGTTATGACTTTAACCGGTGAGACATTAAAAATGGCTCGTATTGCAGGGTTGGATTATGCAAAAGCTACCGACTTTATGACTAACGCTCTTCGTTCATTTAAAATGGAGAATGAGGAAGCCGGCAGAGTTACAGATGTTTATTCTTCTTTGGCGGCCAGCGCGGCTATTAGCGTTTCTGAGTTAGCAAACGCTATGAGTAAAACGGCTTCTTCTGCATATGCGGTAGGTTCCAGTATTGAAGCTACTTCTGCCATGATTACAGTTATGGTAGAAGCTACACGTGAATCTGCGGAAAACATCGGTTCAGCTATGAAGTCTATCATTTCTCGTTATGGTGAAATGACTAGTGACCCATTAAAGGTTGTTGATAGTGAAGGCGAAGAAATGAGCCTAAACCGTGTTGATAAAGCCTTGCAGACTGTTGGAATTACATTGCAAGATGCCAACGGACAATTCCGTAACTTTGATGAAGTAATTATGGAATTGGCTGAAAAATGGAATACTATTGATAAAAATACACAAAGATACATTGCCACCATCATGGCCGGTAATAGACAGCAGTCTCGTTTCTTAGCCCTAGTATCTTCTTATGACCGTTTAAGAGAGTTAACAGCCACTGCAATGGAAAGTGAAGGCGCGGCCACCTCTCAATTTGAAAAATCATTAGATGGTATTGAAGCTAAAACGCAACAGCTACAAACTAGTTTGCAAAATTTATATACTAGTGCTGGATTGCAAGATCTTTATAGCTTTATTTTAACTATTGGCAGTAATGTATTAGATTTTTATAATGATATCGCGGCTGCTTTTGGTGGCGGCTTTAAAGGATTGCTTGCGGCTCTGGTTACTTTTAGCGCACAATTTTATAATGTAGCTAGAGTTGTCATGTCTGTGGTCAATCTAGTTAAAACTCATTTTATTGGGGCGAATAAAGAAGTAACCGCAGATACTGAAAAAGAAGTAAATAAAAGAGCGAATACAGAGCTTTATACAGAACAAGAACTAAATGCAAAAATACTTGAACTGCGCAAATCGCGTGAAGCAGAAATAACGAGATTGACTGATGCAGAGCTAGAAAAAAGAGCTGCTCGTGAATTGAAGCTGGAGAAGCAAAAGCAGAAGGCTGGCAATTGGTTTAAAAAGAATGGAAGTATGATTGGTTCCACTGTTGCTGCGGGTAGTAGTATCGTTGGCGGTATGCTGACTGATTCAAAATTGAGCTCAGCCGTAAGTGGATTTGGAGGGTTGGCTGGAGCAGCGATCCAAGGTTTTGTTGGGCAGGATTGGATAGGGGCAGTAATGTCCTTAATTAGCAGTATTGGACCATTAGTAAGCTTCTTTACTCAATTAAATGCGGTAACTGATGAATTGGCCGAGTCTACTAAAAAATATCAAGAGGCTCAAGAAAAAGCAGCTCAGAAAAGAAGCGAAGCAACAAAAATTAATAATGAAGCAGAAGCTTTAAAGAAATTAAGTGAAAGACTTGAAGAAGCTAAAGAAAGACAATATGATAGCGCTGAAGCAAAACAAGAATATTTGTCGGTAATGAAAGAAATAGCAGAACAATATCCGTCTTTAGTAGCTTATTATGATAGTGAAAACAATGCAATTGTAGAAAATACGAAAGCATTAGATACTTATATCAAAAAACGCAAGCAAGAAGCCGCGATAGCGGAAAAAGAAGCTATTATAGCTGCTGCGGGAGCGGATAGTAGATATAGTATAAATATTGCAAATGCTAATTCTGTTCATAGCGGAGATACTGATAATAATGATTTAGCACGAATTCATAATCAAGAAAAAGCTATGCTTCAAGGTGAATATGAACATGTTTCTGATGCAATATATGAGACTTTTGCTGAGTATTTACGTAATAATAAGGATTTTTTAGCAGATACTGAAATATCTAATCTACTTGGCTTTGATTATGATAATGAAATAAATCAAAAACAAATACAGAATCATTACTCTCAAGTAAAAGATGAATTTTCTAAAGATGATATTAATGCTTTAACCTATGTTGCAAATGGAAAGTTGTGGGGAGATAGAAAAGAAACAGCTGTACTATTGCTCGATTTGCAGCGGTCTTTAGAACAAGCACAACAAACAGAAGAGGGGCTATCTGCGGCCTATTATGAATGGGAGCAACGATGGTTTAAAAATATTAAAGAATATAGCCGAGAAAATAGTTTATTTTACGAGGTTTTCCAATATGCAAAACAGGGGATTTTGCACGCGGACACTTTTGAGGCCACTCGTGAAGATTTGTTGCACCAAGCCGCGGTTGCTTTTGTAAAATCATTAGACTTAGAAGGTTATACCGATTTACAACGGCAACATCTTATCCAGCTGTTTGAAAATAAGTTTAAAGCCGATTCTCCACAAGCTTTGGAACTTTCTACTTCTCAAGATATATTTCAATCAGAATTAGATCGTTTTTGGACCGGGGCATCAGCTAAAGATTATACTTTAGATATTCTGGAGTATTATCAGACTACTGATACAAAAATTATTGAACAAATAGACAAAGTATTTAATAATCTTGCGAAATATAGTATAGATCAATTAGATTCATTTTTAGCTTCTCTTGGAATAGAAGATTCAGACGCCGCGCTAGACTTAAAAACTGAATGGCAGCAACAGAATGGAACTGTAGTAAGCGACGCTAAAAAGGCTGCGGAAACAATTATAAAAACAGGTAGTAATGTATTAGATGAAACAAAAAATTTCATTGATACCCTTGCACCTACATATTTGTCTGCATATATAGGACAGTTACGGTCTTTTTCGGTAGATAAAGTTTTAAATGATGGTTCTATTTCATCTGGTATATCAAGTATCCAGGATGTGTGGAATGAGGCCAGTAAGAATGATGATGCATTACAAATTTTAAAGAATAGTGATTTAACAACCCTTACTGGTATCTATGATGCTGCAAAAGAAATAGAGAAAATTGATGATTCTAATCTTGCTGATTCCATAAGAGACTTATCACAATATATAGATATAAATCTTAATACTGAACTACAAACTTATCTTGATACTCTACAAGGTAGTCTTCCCGATTTAGAAACTGCATTAAAAAATGCTTCTTCTGGCATGGATTCTAAGACCATGTTTGCTATGGCAAATAGATTAGGGAAAAGCATTTCTGATTTTTCATTTAAAGATGGCAAATATTATCTTAATGATTTTAATGATATTTATGATTCCTATTCTAAGGCTTCAGATATTTTAGAGCAGAGATTAAATGAAATAAAATTAGATGAAAATGCAGATAATTATAATGAGTTGTTAGCAGAAGCAGAAAAATTAAAAGGAAGAATAGCCGAATTAAGGAATTATACCGATAATTACCTCAAAAAAACTTTCTTGCTTCAAACTGGACAAATAGATAAATTTTTAGAAGAGCTCAATGTTGGAGCAGAGGTTAAGCAAGAAATTGCTCATGGCGATTATACTCATATTCCTCCTGAGTATATTTCTGCTGTGACATCTGCTGCGGGAAAAACATATAATGAAATTTATGATATTTTAGTCGGTCAAATTAATGATTCTTCTAAACAAACTACAATAAAAGCAACAGAGGCAAATTTAGATTTATTAAAGAGATTGGGGCTAGCCGGTGATAAAGTAGTCGCGGGAGACGAGTTACTCATTAATTGGGCCAATGCTACGGCAGACCAAATTGATTTTTTACGTCAAATTATTTTAGATGATAGTAAGATAGGAAGCGATGAACGTAATAAGTTATTACGTTCAATTTATGATAGTAAATTTAAAAATAATCGTACAGAAGCTTTATTGCAAGTTATTAATTCTTATACTAACTTTGACCGAAGTGTTGCAGAAGCTTTTGCACTTTCTATCGGTGAGACAGTTGAGGGGCTTGAAAAGAAAGGTATTATAGCTCTTAACCAAATTACTGGTGCCTATTCTATGACATTTGATGTTCTACAGCAGCAAATTGAAGAGGCTAAGGCAAATGGAGTAAGTGATACAGAATTAGCTAAATTAAAAGATGCTATTTCTACTTTATATAGCGGCATAGCTAATAATATTGTAAAAGCACTGGAAGGCTCCTTAAGTTCTACGGACGCTCAAGAGTTATCTAAATCAGTCGAAGATATTTTTGGTCTAAAACTTGATTTTTCTAGCACAGCTAAAGGTCTTGGTCTTTCTAATGAAATTGCTGCAACATTGTATCAACGCTTAATGGCAATTGATGGAATTGCCGCGCGCCTAGTTTTTGATGCTTTATATGATTCTTTGACGAAATCAGAAGCCACTTGTCAAAATATTTCTACTACTATGCGGCATTTGGCGGAAGTTCAAAAAGAAATTAAAAGATTACAAGATCAAACTAATGATGCTGATAAAAAACGCATACAGTCTCTTAAAGACCAGTATAACCTTTTGTCTCAGATTGCTTATAAGCAATCTATGGATTCTAATTCATTTAAATTTTTAGATAGGTCATTACCAACTGGATATGAAGGTCCTATCAATTATTTACAATCTGCTGTTAAATCGTTTGATATTATTAATCAAGCTAGTGAAGATGGTCACATTGCATTAACAGATTTCTATAACATTGTTATGGAAATGAGTAATGTTGCCGCAATTACAGGTCAGACCATTACTGTATTCGGGCAAACTATTACAGGCGATTTGATGCAAACTTCTGAACTCATTCAAAAAGGTTTTTCAGTATGGTCTAATATTGATGGCATAGCTTCTATTGGAGCAGAGGCAGCTGCGAGTATCGGATTAAACTTTGAAGCTGGCGTTAAAGAAGGACAGAGTAGTATTAAATCTGGTATTAAGGCATTTGCAAAACAGCAAATTGAAATGCTTGATGCAATGATTAATGCTTTGGAAGGAGTCGCGGCTTTAGAAGAACTAGAGACCGGAGATAATAGTTTAGGCAAAGTTCTTGATAATTTTTATGCCACTGACGAGGAAGGTAAAACAGGGCTTTCTGAAGGCGCTAAACAATGGATAACTAATTTTGAAAAGAGCCTCGAAACCAATGAAAAATTAAAAGCACTTGTAGATAAGATTAAAGTTAGCGATCAAAGCCTCATTGAGTATTTAAAAGCCGAGGACGTTACTGCCGAGCAAAAGAAAAATGTTCTTTCACGCTTGTATGAATTAATGAAGAGCAATGACTGGGGTGACGACCTTTCACAAGTTGCGAATAAGTGGGCAGAGCAAGGATTTAATTTTGATGCTAAATCTGGATTCTTGAATTTCTCGGAGCCGATAGAAACAGATGTTCCTCTTACATTAAAAGTTGTTCTTGAGGGTATTGATGCCGAAGGATTGAAAGGTTTTAGTGATTTGTTAAGTCAAATGCTAGATGTCGATTCGAAAGGCAACATTAATCTTACTGGTACAATGGGTCGTGGAATTGCTTATGCGCTAAATTTAACCCGTGCTGAAAATGGCGATAAAATTACCATGACCGTCGGTAATGATACAATTACTTCTGAAAGTTTTAATGCATCTGACCCTGAAGCATTAGATGCCGCAGTTAAATCAATACTTAAATCAGGTGCGGAAAAAGCCGGAATCTTTAGTATGACTGATGCTAATTTTACAGTTGATAATGTGGAACAGGGCGGCAAACAATACATTGCAACTGAAAATGGCGATACGCTAGAATATCATAAAACTATTAATGGCAGCAATCCACCTATTATTACTATTTCTGGCACTTCTGTAAAAGGCGGATATGTTTCAATTGCATCTGCAATAGAAACTTATAAAAAAGAAAAACAAAAACAGGCTGTAATTAATCAAGACACATTAAATACTCAAACTAATGAAACCTTTACTGGCATCGAGTCTGGTTCTGGTTTAGGATATGAGATTCAATTTAAAGATAACGGCGCCACCGCTACGATTAAAATTGGCGGTAAAGAAATTACCACCTGGTCTGATAATGATGGTACTGGCTTAACTTTAAATAGTGCGATAAAGCGCGCATTTGCTTTATATCAACAACAATATGGCAGTAATTCTGTGGAAACGCCGTCTTTACCCGCTGGTAATAAAAAAATTATTCCAGAAGATAAAGGAATTACACTTGGATATAAAATTACACCCAATGAGAATGGCGGCTATAGCGTAACTTTTGGCGAAGGTAGCAAGTGGGGAACTCCTGCCGCATGGAATGGCACAAAAGAAGGATTACAAAGTGTTTTGACACAAGCGGCTATGCATTATTATACAGAACATGGTTCCGGTTCCCTTCCTGAAGGATTTGACCCATTGGGACAGTCTATAAGTGGAACAGTGGTGTCTGCGGAAGATGATGGCAATACCCTACAATATTATTTAAGTTTCGATAAGAATATTGATAGCGGACGTATTACTATTGGAAGCGGTTCTACATATGTTTCTATGGGATGGTCAGGAAATCATGCCGAAGGAATACAAAGAGCTTTACGTATTTATCATAATAGAATAGCATCAGCTGCAAAAGAACCTTCTTTTGATAGTGATAATATTGAAATATATGATAATGATAATGGTATAGTTTATTCTTTTGCTGCTAATGAAAAAGACGGTCAATTTTATCTGCCTGGTGGAACGGCACCTGTTAGTCAAGCAGAATTTATAGCTGGAATTCAAACTTGGGTTGCTACAAATCGTGGTACAATAGCCGAAGAGCTAAAGGATACGGGTTTAACCCAGGTTGAAGTTAGCAGCGGACCAGAAGGGACTAAAGTTAATGCCGTTGGTGACTATTGGGCTGCAGATGGCACCGGTATAGGATATTATTTAAGTCTTAAGACTAAAGAAAATGGCAATGTTAATGGTTATTCGACCGGGACAATTAAAAATGCAGTTGATGCTACTAAGAACTGGTTAAAATCTCTTGAAGCAAAGTATGGTCGCGGTGAAGCTATCGCGGACGCACTTGGTGCTGGTAAATTAGTAATTAATCCAGAAACTAATCAAGTTACTATGGAAGAAATTCCAATAGCCAATGGTTATAAGCTAGATTATAATTTACAGATTACCACTACAGGTGATGCGACAGCAACTCAAGAGGCTTTAGAAGAAAAAATAGCTACGGTAAAACGACTACAGGCAGCATATAAAGATTTAGAAGCTTTAAAGGTTGAACAAAATACTACTGGAATAGAAGGTAGTGCCATTTTTCCTTCTAAATATTTTCCTTTGGATTTGGGTCTTATTGTTAAAATCACTGATAGTGGAGTTAAGGTAAGCGGTAATGTAAGCGGTTTAGCATCTACTTATGATAGTATCGATGACTTTATGAATGCCCTTATCGATTTTTACGAGCAGAAATTGGGGCAGACGGTCGATATTAATAATACTACTCAAGTTGAGAATGATTTATCCACTGGTGGGAATGAAACGACTAATGCAACTCCTTACACGCATGGTGGAACTGCAACTAATGTTGTTTATCCTGATGACCAAAGTGATGCCTTATATAATCAATATCCTGATAAAAATGTTGAATCTGAATTTGAAGAAGAAATTTTAGATAAAGTAACTCAAATTGCTGAAGAAGAGACTAATCCAACTACTGAAGGTACAAAAGCACCTGATACTGAAAATGCTCTTACCGATGAAGAGATTATAGCGGATTTAAATACTAAAGTGGGTGATGCTTTAAAACTTTGGGCAGACAAGAGCGAAGAAGCTGATTTAGCTAAATCAGAGGGAAGCGATGATGCTGACCATCTTGAAGAAGAAGCACAGGCATTACACCAATTAGTATTAACTCTTATGGATTCTCAAGACATTTTAAATGCCGGACAGTCACAAGAGCAGCAACAAACGCAAGATTTATCTCAAGATCAAATAAAATATTTATATGATAATAAAGTTTCTAACGATAGTATAGATACAATTATTGGACAATTGGAAGCTAGCAAAAGTGATGATGAAACAACAAATGCTCAAATACAACAAACCATAGACTGGTTAAGCGCATTAAAACAAGGCAATTCTAATCAGCTAGAAAAAATGAATCAAATCGCTGCGAAGACACGCTTGCCATATACCCCAACTGAATTAAAAGCAGGCTTAGACGGAATTAGTATTCATGGTGATTTTAATGGCAGCCAATTAGTTGTACCAGATGGCAAAGGTGGATGGTATCATTTTGCTTTACAGGGTGAAGGGACGGCAAAGGGTAATGCTCAAGCCAAAGGCACTCTCATGGGTGAGCTTGGCCCAGAGCTTTATGTTACTGGCGGGCATTATTATATTGCTGGTCAAAATGGTGCAGAGTTTGTTGATTTGCCAGATGATGCAATTGTATTCAATCATTTGCAGACTCAGCGTCTAATGAAGACTGGCGCAGCAGGACGAGGTTCAGCGGTTACTAATGAAAAGAAAGCAACTTCTTACGCTACTGGTAACATTGCAATGGCTAGTGCAAAAGATACTCTTAATACATTAATACAACTTCGTTCATTGTGGCAATCTATTTTTGATAATGGTAATTTTCTTACTATGGGTCAAAAAGCCGGTGGTGGAGGCGGTGGCACAAATCAAAAAAGTAATGCTGGTTTTCTTGCCGATCTTGAGCGCTGGTATAATCTTGTACAATTAATTGCTAAAGTTGAAAAAGATATTACATATGAAGAACAATTACGTAATAAGATACAAAGTGATAGAACTATTAATGGTCAAGCATATTATGAAAGTCAAAAACGTTCTTTGCAGGCATTAGAACAAGAAATTGCGTATAATAAAGAATTAGCGGCATTACAAGAGAGTTACTATGATGCACGTTTAAAAGATTTACAAGCTTCTAACTATGGCAAAATATTTACTTATAATGAAGAAGGAGTATTATTATATAATGATACTGCCGATCTTGGTAATGGCCAGCGTGGTGGCTTACACGCACTTGCTGAGTTAAATAAAACTAATGCTGATGGATCTACCAAATATACTGCGCGAGAACAATATGAAATGCTTCTTTCTTGGGGCTTTGCTGAATCCATGAAATATGATAAAAGTGGTAAAGAAATTCTGCAGGAAAGTGGTAAAAATTCCGATGATTTTTATACTAAGTCTGTTCAAGCTTTCTGGGATGATATGCAAAGCTGGAAAGATGAGTTAGATGATTTGCGTGATAGCTTTGAAGATCAAAAAGAAAAAATTTTAAAGAATGAGCAAACTCGTAATAAATTGATGCAAGAAATTATTGATAATCAAGTTGAAGTTGAAAATAAAGTTCTTGAAGCAATTGAAAATCGAGAGCAGGCTATTATTGATAAATTACAAGACAATTATGATGCTTTAAAAGATGCTTCTGAAAAATATATGGAAGGTTTAAATGAAGCTCTTACTAAAGAACGTGAAATGTATAATAAACAGCAATCTGATATTGAACTTGTTAAGTTGCAGCGTCGTTTAAATATATTACAACGTTCTGGCGGTTCTGCTTCTGAAATTGCTTCTTTACAGCAACAAATTAATGCTCAACTTCAAGATAAATATTTTGAAGAACAACAGGCACAAATTGATGCAGTTAAAGAAGCATCTGATAAACAACTTGAAAAGATGCAAAAACAAATTGAACTTGCTACTGAAACATTAACTTATACTAAAGAAAATGGTTTGTTATGGCAAGAAGTTTATAAAGTTATGGAACAGAGCCCACAAGAAATAGCTGCATTTATTCAGGAGTATGATACAGAGCTGAAATCAAAGTCCGCGCTTCAACGTACAAAAGATTTACGTGAGCTTGCTGGTAGTGTAGAGCGTTGGGCTGCATATTATCGTGATAATGAAGCAAATAAGTTATTAGATACAGAAGGCCAGCATAATTGGGATACATTTACTGCTAGTGCTTCACAGAGATATGCTAAAGTTTGGACTGATGAAAATATATTAGAAGCTAAAACCAGATTCGCTGAAGAATATGCAAAGAGCGCTGATCCAAATCGTGCGGGAGCCGCTGCGGATGAGTACTTAAATAAATTGATGGCTAAATATCGAGAAGAGCATCCTAATGAGTTTCCAAAAGGAGAATTGCCAAAGGAAGAAGAGAAAAAGACGGGCGGCGGAAGCACCACACCTAATGGAAAGGGCTATAAATGGTATTGGAATGCAGAGTCTAATTCAGAGCGTTATGCTCTATCAGATTGGGCAGACCGCCATAAATTGGATAAAACTTATTTGTTTGATACTCCACAAGGCTCATTAGAGAATTACAAAAAGCAGCCAACTACTACAGAATCTTCTAGTGGATATAAAGTAGAATATGGCGGTAAAACATATAAGGCAGATAAAAATTTACCCAATCCCGAAGCTACTTTAGTTGCAAAATTAGTCAAGGCTGGAATGAGTATAATAGATGCGAAAGAATATGTAAAGAAAAATATAAAAACTTATGATATCGGTGGTATGGTTGAAAAAACTGGTATTGCTATGGTTCATGCGAAAGAGGGTGTTATAACCCCAGAACAAGTTGATATGCTTCGTAAGCTTACTATTACTTCTGGTAAGCAGTCTCTTGCTTATCAAATGGCAGAACTTAATGAAGTATATAGTAACCTAGCAGCACCTCTTACACATCTTGCAGACAATTCCACCAATGGCTTAGTAATTGAAAATGCAACAGTTAATATGAATGTACAATCCATCGCAAATGATTATGATGCTCGTCGTGCTGGAGAACAGGCTCTTGATGAAATGATGCGTATAGCAAGAAAAACCGGAGCACAAAGTATAAGGAGGTAAAGGGGTATGGAAGTATTACAAGGTATAGAAATAGAGAGGGCGGCCGCGAGCCGCTCTCAAACCTATGAAGCAACACATAACGGGGCAGGCCAGCGCCTGCCCTATATGTATAGATCTTTTATTAGTTTTTCTTATGGTGGAAAAAATATAGAGGATTTTGGTTTAATCGCAGTTACTAATGGCGACCGTTTATCACATGCTGTTTATGCTGATTTTAATGATAATGTTACTGATTCTAATGTGCTAGATGGGCAACTCTATTGGAGCACTCACTTTAAAGCTAATGCCTGGGATTTAACCTTGGCAACAGATGGAATAACAGAACGACAATTAGATGAATTTAAGCACTGGTTCGCGCCAGGCAAAGTAAAAGAATTAATCTTGGCAGAGCGCCCCAATCGCGGAATTATGGCACGAATATCTAAGGCTCCTTCTTATTCGATGTTACCTTTTGAGAGTGATACTACTATAACAATAAATAGCACTGAATATAAAACAAAAACTACCCTTTATAAAGGCGAGATTACGATTAATTTTGTTATGGATAACCCATTTTGGTATTCATTAAATAATATTCTAGATTTAAAAATTAATGATATTTATACTTCTCAATGGATTGATGCAAATGGACAGCAAGTTAATGTCCTTAGTAGTCCAGATGCATTAAAGATACTAGCTGAAGATGGTGTGCTTACTTCTTCTCTTTTTGATTCTAGTGCTCCAGAAATTCTTACTGGTGATGGTGAGTTATTAACAGTTGATTTGTCTATGAATTCTTATGGCTCTCGCGTGAATGGCGCTCGTGCTGATGAAGGACATATAGCTTATATCATTTCTGGTAGTGGCCACGGGATAAATATTGGAGACGAAAATAATCCGGGATATTTTTATTATGGTGGTACGGCACCGTGCGCGCCGATATTAAGTTTTACTTTAATTCCACAATTAGGACAAGACGGCTATATCATTTCTCCTAACAATGATATTGGTAATACAAATAATGAAAATTATTATAATACCCTCACCATTGAGAATTTAGATAAAAAAGAATTTAAATTTACTACGCCAAACATATATACCGGCTTTAATCAAGTAATTAAAATTTTTAAAGATACTGGTAATGGAGTGGCTTGGGAAGATGTGCGCGCGCAGTTAAGAGATAATGTTAAACATTACGCACCAAGACAGTACGGTATGGCTGTTTTAGAGAGCATGCGTTCTGGCGTCAGTACAACTACTACAATTTTAAACAACATGATAATTAAAATGTCTGATTTTATAAAAGATACAAACGGACAAATTATGCCCGCGGCTTTTACTATTAATAGTAAAAACGGGCAGGCAGTTGCTTATATAAAATATAGAAATACAAATTTAGATTCTCCTGCTATGATAGAATCCGAGGAAAATGTCGGAGATATGATTCTTTCAAATTACTTGTTAATAGAAGAAAGAAATTATCCAAATGCAATAGGACAAATACAAATATGGACGGAAGAGCATCCAGAGTATAGCCATAAAGTTTATTGTGATATTGCTGGCGGGTTACAAAATTTTGATATACAATATAAATTTTTATATCTATAATGAGTAAGGGGGATGAGACTAAATAATGGCAATTGTGAAAAAGCGCGATTATGAGGTCTCTATTTGGACGCTTCAGGATGAGTTTTTAACTCTCCTGAAGCCTGCCAATATAGAGAGTAAGGGGCAGCCGCGTGATGGAAATATTACATTAAAATCAGATGGCACTCAAGAACTTCAACTGTCTATTCCTAAATTTATTTTTTCTAATGGATTGCGTATAGTTAATCCAATATGGGAAAATACAATTAATGGAGTTATTGTAAAAAATTTGCGTAAAATTAAGTTAATTTTTAATAAAATGACAGAAGATGAAGCTGTTTTTGAATTTGTTATTATTGACACGGTTGAGCGGCATGAAAACGATGAAGTTTTTTGCGACATAAAATGTGAAGGATTGGCCTTTCAAGAATTAGGGAAAAAAGGCTATAAAATATCTTTAACGAGTGATAATTTTTATTTAGATGATTATAATGCTTTTATAGCTGGGGAAGAACAACCTACAGCTACATTACAATATTGGAATAAACAATTTCTATCAGAGCTGCCTCAAGATGGTATTCTAGACCCAACAATTTGGTATTTTGATATTCAAATGGATTGGAGTTCTTACGGTGGTAGTAGAGACTCAAAAAAAGTGTATGAGGAAGAATATGTTTCTTCTTGGGAAATAAATAATGGAAAATTGATTCCTAAAAGTATTGAAGCAGCTATAGAAAAAGCTCGTTTGGTAGATATTAATGAAAGTAATATTTATAATATTACACAGACTTTAGCAGAAACTTTTGGAGTATTTTGCCGATATGAATATGGATATGATAGAAATTATCATATTATAAGTAGAAAGGTTATTTATTATAACAATTTTAACATTGAACGCTTGGGATATTTAGATTTAACTTATCCCTATACAACCTCGAAAATTACCCGCGAATATGATGGTAAAGATATTACAACTAAAATGTTTGTTAAACCAATTGATTCGGAAGCAACAAATTCTGGCGTTTTAACTATTCTTGATGTTCCCGCGAATAAAAGCCAGGAAGATTACATTTTAAATTTTGACTACATGTATAGTATAGGAGCCATAAATAAAGAGCAATATGATGAAATTGAGAAATATGAAACTCAGCTTGCCGAATTAAATACAAACATTAAAAATACTGATAATCAATTAATAGTATATGAGACAGAATTGCCAGATGTTCAAGGTCGTTTAACATTGGCGAATAATTCAGCGCAATTAGATAGAGAAAGAATTGCCGCCGCAGATGATTTATTGAATAAGCTAGATGCCAAAGATGGAGAATTAGATGGTTCAATTCCTATTACTGAAGGCAATCCAGATACGGCAATAATGCTTGAAAATCATCAAGACGCTGTTAATAATTCTTATTATATTAGTTTGCCAAGACAAGGAATACAGGCTGAAACAATACATATATATAGAGATATAGATTATAGCAAAAGTGTTGGCAATGGGCGTTTAACCAACGAGATTACTTCTGGACAAATAGGATATGACGAATTTGGTATTCCAAATAGAGTCTTAAATTTATATCCTTCAGGGCAAGGTAAAAAACAAGTATATTTAATTTATAAATACACTCCGCGCCTATATACTGAAAGTGTTAAACGAACTTGGGAGACTAGGCTAGCAAAAGATATGGCTGATATAGATTCTCTTGCTGCTAAAGAGACCTTTTTAACAAATATAATTAGTCTTTTAAATACCACAAAGGCTAATTTACTAGCCGAAAAAGAAGCTGCGATATCTGCTTTTAATAAGATGATGGGGCCCGCATTGCGAGAATCTTATTGGCAGCCAGAAAATTATAAAGATGTTGGTGACCATTTCATTGATAATTTTATATTATCAACAGATGCAAATTCTATAGTTAAGGGCGCGTCAAATTATACAGAATTGTTTTGGGATGATGAATTGTTTGATGGAGAACAAGATATAACTTATCAATTGGGTGTAGAACAAGCAGCAATTAGTTATCCTTGTATTAGATTGGATAGTTATATGGATTACATAAAAGCCCATGTTGATGAAGTAAGCTTTTTGTTTTACGACTATATTGAATCAAGTACAAATCCATATGAACCAAGAAATATCAAAGCTTTTTCCGTGGGTAGTGAAGCTCAATATGGCTTTATTAAAGAGAATAATACTATTATTCCGGTTTTAATATTGACTGGCGCGAGCAAGCTATCTCAAACTTCTTTGGAAAATTTACATTCTTTAGAACATAAGCCGCAATTAGGCGTTTTAACATCAACAGTAGTCACTGATGAATATAATAATCCATCCATTATTACTACAATAGAAGATTCAGAAGAACTATCTACAGATAAATTTATTTTAAATGCTACGCAAATTTTTTATCCTCGCATTAAAATAAACAGTTTAGCTTTAAAAAATAATGATGAGGATTTAACTATTTTATATGGAAATGATTTAAATCTTTTAAAGAATTATGAAGATTATAATATATTGGCGCGCGAACAAGCATTTTATATATCAATTAAGCCAGAAGTTTTATATCGCTTTGGTTTAAATAATGAAGCTATTGATTTACGTTTTGCTCTGTCTAATGCAGATACAGCAATTTATTTAGATAGTTTGCAAGTATTAAAAGAAAATTCAGTGCCTAGGGTATCATATGAACTCACTCCTAATGTGTTCGATGATAATTTTATGTTTTCTGCTTATAAGCAGTTAAATAGAATTGTAAATATTAATGATAGTGATTTGCAATTAAAGAACGCGCAAGGTTACATTTCGGAGCTTACGCTAGATTTAGATGAACCACAAAATGATAAAGTTATTATTAAAAATTATAAAAATAAATTTGAAGATTTATTTAGTTCTATAGTAGCTCAAACTGAGTCAATGAAAAGTAGTTCATATACTATTGAAAAAGCTGCCGAAGTAATTAATAGTGATGGCACGCTTTCTGGAGAAGTAATTCAAAATACCTTACAAAAAGTTAATTTATACTATGCGTTTAATAATGGTAAATTGACTATTAATGAACGTGATGGTATTTGGGGCATTAGCGACGATGGAGTAGTGGCTTTTCGTGGCGGCGGCATTTTTACTGCTACAGACAAAGATAAAGCTGGTAATTGGATTTGGAATACAGGTATTGTTCCGCAAGGCATCAATGCAAATTTAATTACGGCAGGGCAGTTAGACACGGAAAAAATTTTGATTTATGGTGGCGATAAGGTTCGTTTTCAATTAAATGGAGAAGGGCTTTTTGCTTATAAGTCTATTTTAGATGATTCAAATATTCTAGAAGCAGCAAGAAATATTGTCGCAATTAACGAGGCACTACAGCAAAGAGAAAATGATTTAGATACGGCTCAATACGTTGTACATGATAAGAATGGTTTATTTTTAGTAGCCAAGAAAGGTGCATTAATACTCAATCAAGACCATAATGCTCTTAATGAATTAGACGAAGATATTAATAGAGTAGAAATTAGTTGGGATGGATTAATTCTACGTGATTGGGAAAATAATAGAACTTTTTATGCGGATGCCGATACTGGTGATTTAACCCTTAAAGGAACAGTATATGCAACTGGTTTATATATTGGTAATAATGACGAACCTATAGATACACATATTAATAATACTATTAATACAACTTTAGACGATTTGGGCGTATTAGATAGCGGAAGAATATATTATCAGGCTGCTGAGCCGACAGATTATCATCAAAGAGACCTATGGATTAATACTAATGATAATAATCAATATATCGCCATTTGTAATTACGATGATACGCCTTTGCCTGCAACACGTTGGATTTTAATTAACAAGAAAATTCAAGGCGCACAACTTTCTGTTGATACTGAAAATGGAAAAATTTCAATTGCCGCGGGAGAAAGTATAGATATTTCTGGCGGTAATTTAAATCTGGTTGGTAATAGTGGGATTACAGTAGGTTCCGGTGGAAACATTAATGTTGCTAGCGGCGGTAAATTTACAATTACTTCTGATAATTTTAAAATTGATAATAACGGTGCCGTCGAAATAACTGGAGCATTAAGAGCCACTAGTTTAACTATTCAAGATGAAGGCTTTGAAGATTTTAATGCGCTAGTTGAAGTGACTGATGTAGGAGCATATGTACAAAGTAAAGAACAGGTTCTTAATACTATGGAATTTACCGCGTCAGAGGGATTGCGGATTCGCGCTGGTGAATCGCCATATTCAACATTAACTACCAATAATGGATACTATGTTCAATATAATAATAATAATGTTGCATCTTTTACTGGTGATGGTATAGCAGTAGATAATCTTTCAATGGGTAATATTGTGGTTAAAAAAACCGGTCGTGGTGGCTGGCGTTGGAGTAAAAAGGAGAGATAATAATTATGGGTACGGCTTTTTTAAATTTAAGCAGTAATGCTTTGACTATTAGTGTTACAAACAATAAAGGAGTTATGGCTTATGACTCAAACTATCAATATTACAAGGTTTCTCGTGGTTATTCAACTACAGGCGGAAGCATCAGAGCCACTCTTCCTTCAAATTTACAAGGTAAAAAAATTACCAGCATTGCTTTTTCATCAACCTTAACATCTAATAGTGGTGGCGCAGCATGGCGATATACTACAGAAAATAGTGCGTTGGAACTATTAAATAATGGTACAACAAGTTTTGATATTAGTTTTTTATATGCGCCAAGTACCGATAATGCTACAATATCAGAATATAATGGCGCGAAAAGTTATATAGCACGTGGGGTAAATACAAAAAGAGCGACTTGGTCTAATATTAGTGTTGAAATTCAGTATGAAGATGATATCATTATAGATGATGCGTTTGGAGTCGGTGATTGTAACACTAATCAAACTTCTTATGCTTTAGGGGAGGATATAGAGTTATCTTTTAATTTTACACCAACAATCGCATTAGAGGCTAATACATTAAGAGCACAATTATTTTCTGAAGAAAATGATAATTTTGTTTTTAATTATATTTTAAATAATGATATGGCATTGGTTCCTGATACTAATTATAACTTTTCAGTTATACAAACTCTTAATTCTACTTTAGATATTGATAATTTGCTAAACGATATTAAAGTTAGGATTTGGAATTATAATAATCCTGCAAATTTTTTAGAGATACCTTTGTATATTACTATTATTGAATCTCGTATTGCTCCAACTCTCACCGCGTCTTTAAATACAACAACTTTTTTGACAAATGTTACTATACCGGTAATCACATTAAGCAATTTTTCTACCGATTCAAATACGGATGCTTATATTCAAAGTATTAAAATGCGTTTTAATAATAATGTTTTTCCAGAGCAAGAGATTGATTTTGATTCTAATACTTCTACTAATACAATTTCTTTAGTGCCATTTATGAGTACAGTAGATGTCACAAATCTTGCAACTAGTTTAATTGTTACTGATTCATACGCACAAACATCTAGTATAATGCTCGGTGCTATCAATGTCTATGTTTATAACGCGCCAACATTTAGTAATACTTTTGCTATACAGCGGTATATTGAAAATCCGCTTACTGGAAATAATGATATTACCGATGAAGGCAATCAGCTAATAGTAAATGGAAGCATAAATTTTTCATCTTATTCTACAATTCATAAATTGACATTGGTTTTAAATGATATCGAATATACCTTTAGTAATAATCCAATTGTATTTAATAATGATACTAGCGTTTTTTCAACGGTTACAGTAAATGTAGATCAGTCCTATACTATACGAGCAATAGCGGAAGATGATTATACTTCTACCATTATTGATTTAGATATCCCCGCTGCATCAGGTTATTTCAACATAGAAGAAGGTGGAGTTGCAATCGGGGGGTTCGCGCATGGCACAGAAGATGACAAACAATTTGAATGTTATTACCCAATGTATTTATATTTTAATAATATAAAATATCAAATTATTTTAGGAGAGAATAATACTTTAATTGCTAATCCTATTGGTGGCGATAGTGGCGGCGGAACAACTCCTGTAAGTAGCCTTATATTATATAATAGTACTGGCAATTTAAGTTATACAGGTAGTAGTCAATCTGATTATATTTTGACTTATACAAATGGGCAAACAGCATACGACTGGTCTGTAATGTTAAATAATCAATACACTAGTACCGATATTTCATTAGAAAATGAAATAATTATGACCGCTGGAAGCGGGACTTCTACTACTTATAATAATAATGTAGCCATTGCAGATGGAATTATAGTTCCAAGTGGCGCGCGTGAGTTAAAAGTTAATTATACAATATCTCGGCCTAGTAATGCTCAATTATATTTATATTATGGATTTGTTGTAAGTGGTTATAGTAACATATCTCCACAAAGTGGTATTACTCAAGGAGAAAAATGTATAAAAACAGTTGCCATTTCTTCTAGCGGTGCTTTTACCGATAGTTTTGATATATCAAATTATAGCTGGTTATTAGGAAATTCTTATATACCAATTATTATGTTTAATGCTCGGTCTAATGCAGCATATGCAAAATTAACTATTAATAAAGTTTGGTTTGAATAAAAAAATAGAAGGGATTCTCTTAACGAGAATCCCCTTTTTCTTTTTATATATCTTCGCCCCATTTAATGTGGCTATTCTTCAATTTACTAGTAAAATATTTTCCAATACAGATGGCATCCGCTTCGTCCTGGGTACAAGTTTGTTCATACCATTGTTTAACTTTTTCTTGTGCGATTTTTTTCTTGTTTTCGCGCCCCTTTTCGGTGTTAATATTACAATATTTGCGCCATTCTGTAGAAAATACTAAATCGTGGTCTATACATGCTTCAAATAAAGTATCTAAAATAACACCTTGTAATTGTGCTAATGTTTTAAATGTTACAACTTGTGCCTGATTCCCATTATAAGATTGTAATTGAATATTTTCTATTCCTACAAAATCGGGGTCCCAAGTACGAATGGCTGTTTGTAACCACTTTTTAAATTCATTAATACGTGCTTCTGTGTCACCATCGGCTGTTTTAAAAGTGCCATAACTAACTAAATCGCCATCATCAAATACAGCATAGCCGCTGATATTCGTCGCGGCATCAAGTGCTAATATTCTCTGTGTGCCAATCTTTTTAGTTGGCACAATATTTTTTTTAATTTTTTTTGCATTCCCACTAAAGCACATATCACAAGTGGGATGTTTTCGCCACTCACCATATGTTCTAGTTTGTAAATGCCCATTAGGACATTTCATTTCTAACTCTGTATTTAAATTTTTATAACTGTCGCTAATAAGAAGCCACCCTTCCGAGCTTAGATGATTAGCAACAGTATGAATATTAATTGGCATTAAACACCAGTGCTGCCAAAGCCACCAGCACCGCGTTCAGTTTCGTCGAGCTTTTCTACTACTACAGCCTTAAACTGATGAATAGGTTCTACCCAACATTGCGCAATACGGTCGCCAGCTTTAATTTCATAGTCAGAATCAGAAATGTTATCATATAGGATGCCAATTTCACCGCGATAATCAGCATCAATAACTCCTATAGAATTAGATAACCGCAAGCCTGTTTTTGAACCAATACTTGAACGTGGTGCTATTTTCATTACCCATCCTTTAGGCAAGGCAATGCGTAAGCCGGTACGAACCTTATTACTAATGGAGTGCGCGGGAAGAATCATATCTTCTAGAGCATAAATATCGGCACAGGCGTCTGTATCATGGGCGTAAGTCGGCACTTTTGCTCCCTCTTCTAGAGTAATAGGAAACTCAATATCATAAAAAGAATATCTATTTTTAGCTTCTTCAAACATTTCTACAAAGATATCAAAAATAAAATTTAATAATTCTGCTTTCGCCGCAGAAGGATGTAGTTCATTAATCAATTCTGTAACACTTAAATTAAAATCATTAATACTCTGTTGAATTTCTGAAGCTGTTTTATTTTCTTTTTTATAGCTAGCAAGTATTTGTTGAATAGTCTGCTCGCGGACTTCTGGAGTAAAAGCCCCACTAAACATACCTTTTATCATATCTAATGAAGCACTATTCAATGTATCATCAGAAATTGACATAATAGATTCTATCATTTTAGTAAGCTCATCTAATTCAGAGCGATTATTATTAAAAATATCTATCTTGTTTTCCATAATTATACCTCATATGCAATGGTAATTTCTGTAAGCCAATTCTCACTTACAATCTCACCGGTTTTTCTATCCTTTTTAGATTTATAATCTACCTTGGATTTGGTAACCATATAGCCCTTTTCTAACTGTTCATTTTTATATTTTTCAATTAGACTAGTTGATTCCTGCTCGCTATCGGCATTATAAACATAAGTTGTTTTAATTAGTTGAGTCATTTTCTTCAATCTCCTTTTTTTCATTTAATTTTCTTAATTCTTGTATTAAATTTATATAATTTAATTTAGTGGCTGTTTCAACAATTGTATTCGCGGCGGAAGCATTACGCACCTCTGGATTATGGGTTTTTTTTGCTAAGGCTCTACGTTGTGCTCGATTTAGTTTAATGTTTGAATTTTGGCTAATAATTTCTGTAGTGAATTTTTGAATATTTTCAAGGATTTTTTCATCTGTTTCTCCGCCAATTTGCTTTTCTGCTTCTTCATAACTTATACCTTGAACTTCAGCGAAGCGTTTAATAAGTTTATTTTGTTCCATTATTTTACACCAACTCTATATTATTCAAATTTTGTCCAATAGGATAATTGTCTGAAGTATAACGCCAAGTAAAATTATATGCTGTTTTCCATTTTCCTCTACATACTTCAGCAATGTGCCCATGCGTCTTTCCTAAAAATCTTCCTGCTTCTGTGGCAGATGGAAATGTCTGTAGATATTTTCCATTTAAATCATATTGATTTACTTGTTTAGAACATCTTTTTAAAACTGCTTTAGATACATGTTCTAATCTTTTCTGAATATTTTCTTTTCTATTACTAGCTACTTGTTTCATATCAGTTGTATCTTCAGAAAATTTCCATAAAAAATTATAAGAAGTAGTGTGATCATTACAAGCGCATAAAATATTATTTCGTCCAGTAATAAAATTTTGAATTTTTAATTTACGGGATGCATCTCCTGCAGAATAATATTCATTGAGATAATTTCCATTTAGATCATATTGTTGAACACTTTTTGGCTGCTGTAATTTGTCTTTTTCTTCTTGTGTCATATATCCTAAATTATACTGATGTAAAATATTTTTAATGGTAATTAAAGACGCATTGAAATAGTCACTTAATTCTTCTATAGTATATCCATTATTAAATAAAGTAATTGCTAATTGATGATTAACTTTTGGACTACCATCTCCGCCTGGAGTTTGATTATATCCTTGTGGGCCAAAAGCTTTATAATAACTAATCCAATAAATTTCTTTTTCAATTAAATCATCTGGTAGACATTCTTCTACGACAGAAAAATTAAAATTTTCTATACCATATTTTCGTATAGCTCTATACAAAGGATATTCATATGACGAAGCATCTTTGTAATAAGCAAGTCGTTTATGATCTCCAAATCTTTTGTTAATATTTAATGCTTTTCCGATATAAATTTTATGATTGATATTATTTTCAATTTTATAAATACCAGTCATCCTTAACCACCCTGTTTTTTATTATACCCAAATTCTTGGGATTTAAAGAAATCAATATAATATTTTTCCAATTCACTTAATTTTTCTTTTTCACAATAGGATATGACTTCTATAGTCCAATTCCAAATTCCTTCTTTTAGAATTGCGTTATGAATTACTTGCGAAGCTATAGCTTCTATGCCAACGCTTGACTTGAAGTGGTCTTGAAGCCGCTTCTTTACATTAGTGCTTTTACCAATATAACATTTACCAGTTTCAATATTAGTGATTTTATAAATACCTGGTTCATCTTTAATACCAATACGTTTAATTGTTTCATCCATATAAGGCTTAACATATTCTGCCCAAACAAGCTTACTTATAATGTCTGGATGATTTACTTTTTGACTAACTACATTTAATAAGTAATCAATATCATTACGATATTCTTCTGGAACTTGTATTGTATAATATAATCTTTCTTGTTGTGCTTTTTCATATTGATGAAGTGGCGCGAGCAAATTATTAAATCGTTCTTGTTGAAACTCTGTATCTTTTACAATTTGCTTAGAACGCGTATTATATTCTTCAACCGCTGATTGATACGCCTGCTCAAGTAATGAAGTTTGCTTCTGATATTTATCAGTCTCAATCTCTAAATTTTTCTGAAGAAGTTTCTTCGAGGAAACTTCTTGCTGTATAATTTCATTTTCAAGTTGTTCTAATCGCCGCGCTTTTGCTTTATCATAAAATTCATCAACTTCTTGAGCTTTTTGTGCGAGAATTTTGTTATCTTCATCAACAATCGATTTAAATCTTTGTTGTTCTTTTTCAACTTGTTTTTGACAAAAGTTTAAATCTTCTTGTAAAGTAGATTTATTATGTTTTAAAAGTTGAACATCCTGTTCTAACTTATTTCTTTCTCTTACATCTAAAACTTGCTTTTGGCGTAATTTTATTATACATATTGCCGCAATCGCAAGTCCTATCACTCCGACTATCCAGCCCACTTACATCACCTTTCACTCCTTTCTTTGATAATTAATTATATCATAAAATTCATGAAAAGTCAAATAATAAAATAGATGGGGCAATATTAAAATTGCCCCAATAAATCAATAAAGTTTTTTACAGTAAGAACTACCCAATAGGCGACGATAAAAGCCCATGTAAGTGCTTGATCGCGGTTGCCATATTTATATTGTCTATAACTAACAATTCCCGCTATCAGCATTAGTAGTATTACGACAATCGTTATTACCATCTCTTAACTCCTTTAAGTTAATAATTCGTTGATTTGAAGAACCACGCAAAGGTAATGTAGTATCGCGCTTATCAATTTCAAAGCGTCCGTCAATAAGAACATCAATACTTGTATCGAGCAAATGCTTTACAAGTTCATCTTCTTTACTTCTCTCCAATAGTTCTTCATAAGTATAGCCAGTCCATACATAAATAAGAGTATTAGGATAACGGCACTTTACCGCTTCAATTAAGGTTGTTACTGCTGCAATATTACCATCACACAATGGTTCGCCGCCAAGAATTGAAAGACGACGCTCAACGCCATTTTTCTGTAATTTCTCTACAATTTCATTCAATAATGCAGGAGTGAAATCTTCACCATAATTGAAATCCCATGTTTCTGGATTATGACAACCGGGGCAATGGAAGTGACATCCAGAAAAATAAACTGAGAGGGAGATACCGGGTGCGGCCGCGGTATCATCCCAATAAATTCCAGCGATTTTACTCATTTTTATAAACCTCTGATGATAGATCACTTAATATATCTAATAAGTGACGAAAAGTTCCATCTACATTAATAATTGGTATATTATATTTTTCACATAGTTCAAATATAATTTTTCCTTCACCCTGTTCTACAATTTCTGGAACATCTATCATCATATTTTCCTCCGTTAATGAATATGCTTTACTCTGTCTTCAGTTTCTTTTTGTTTGCCCCAGTTGAACGCATCTTTATACGAACCTGTAAGATAACCTGTGACACGACGTAAGCGAGAAATATGCGTGCTGCCACACTTAGGACACTTTTCACCAATTTCGTCCTGATAGCCACAATCTTGGCACATATCTAAGGGGATGTTTAATGCGAAATATGGTACATCGTGATCCATAGCATAATTTACAATTGTTTCAAGAGCGTCAATATTATTTTTAACGCCACTTGGCACTTCGACATAAGTGATACAGCCGGCATTGGAATATCCCGTAAGCTGACTTTCAATATCTATCTTATCAAAGATTGAAATGTCTTTCCATACTGGAACATGAATACTATTTGTAAAATATTCACGGTCGGACACATTAGGAATCTTACCATACTTTTGCTGAAATTTCTTCATCGCTGTGTGACAAAGATTCTCGGCAGGAGTATAATATACGCCAAAGTTTAGGTGCTCTTCTTGCTTAAATTGCGCACATCTGTCTTTAAATAATTGTTCAATACGCTTTGCTAGTTCCATTCCACGAGGGTCAGTATGGTCGCAGCCGATAAGGATTTGAAGTGTTTCTGCAAGCCCTAATTGACCGATAACGAGAGTACCGTGTTTTAGTGCGGAGCGAATACCCTCTTCTGGTTTATAACCAAGCATTGTACCATTTTCATACATAAATTTAGCAGATGCTGGTGATTGAGAGCAAATCCATTCAAAGCGTTCAAGGAGCATATCTTTGGCTTCGTGAATTTTTTGGTCTAAAAGCGACATAAACGCTTCTACATAATCATTTGCATCTGGATAAGCGGCATCCACTGCTTCTTTTGCCATCATAGCGAGTGTTGGCATGATAATTGTTACAGGACAAATATTTCCGCGCCCATCCTTTGTCTGAGGATTAACACCAGGCTCTGCATTGATGTCAGCACCATTTATCGTGCGGCAGCCCATTGTGCTAAAGTATGTCTTAGGATCGTTTCTATCATATCCAGCGTTACCACTCCAATCAACATTGGCGTAATTGGGATAAATTCGGCGTGCAGTAGATTCAAGCGCAAGTCTAAACAGATCATAATTTGGATCGCCTGGCTTCCTATTAACACCACTCATACATTGAAAGATACCACATGGGAAGATGGGGGTTTTATGATATTTACCAACGCCTTTAATAGAGCCCTCAAGTAATGCCTTTGTCACCATGCGGCCTTCGGGAAGAGTACAAGTTCCATAATTTATTGAAGTAAATGGTAGTTGATTGCCACTTCTGCTCTGAAGTGTATTGAGGTTATGATACATACCCTCAACCGCTTGACGCAATTCACGCTCAGTCATATCCATAGCATATTTATACACACGAGAATTTACTTGATATTTACTATCTTCAATAGAATCTGTAGCAGTTGCTAAAAAAGGCGTTCTAATTTTATCAAGATAATTCAATCCATCAACATAGTGTTTATAAAAACTCTTTCTAACATAAGGCACCATAGTCCAATCTAAATGGGTGGCTGAAACGCCACCAAATTGCATAAGCGATTGAAGCTGAAAAATAACTGCTACGAGTTGAAATGCAGTATTAATACTATTGGCTGGGCGTACATCAGTCTGTCGAGTATTGAAACCTTCTGCCAATAGTTTATCAAAAGGCACTGATAAGCAATTGTGGTCGCCAAGAGCATAGTGGTCTAAATCATGAATGTAAATCATATTGCCCAAATGATTTTCTTTAGCCATAGGTGAAAGCATAAAGTCAAGTGCGTATTGTTTAGTAAGAACGCCAGATGCTTCACCTAAACGGCCACCAAATGAGTGTTCATCTACATTTGCATTTTGATTTACAACATTAGAAGCATTTAGTTTTTCGCTAATCGCACGAATAAACTGCGTTGAACAAGAACGCATAATTCCTCGTTTATATCTATATTTAATGTATGCTTTAGATATAAGAGGGTCATATTCAAACAAATTATCTTCTACTAAATCCTGAATCTCTTCTACTGTAAGTGGACGGTCAATTTCAGGGTCATGGGCTATTTCTAATATAGTATCAGCAATAGTTTCGGCAAAATGAGGTGTCGGAGACATTGCTCCATAGACTTCTTTATTGGCTTTATCAATAGCATTTATTATTTTATTTTTATCAAAACTAACCAAATTGCCGTTTCTTTTTCTTATCTGAACCATTTATTTCTTCACTCCCTGTTTATCTTTTTACCACAAATGGGACAAACTTGTCTATCGCTATAATTTAATGTCCCTTCTGAATGTGGGCAAGTTGATTGTAATTGTTTTAACTTTTCATATGCATTGCGCAATGCAGTATTTAGTTCCATAGTTGCCGATGCGTGCTGAATTTGAATTTCTAAATCGCTTCTAGCCGCTTTAATTTCATCAATCGTCATACTCTCCATATCCTCCTTTTAGATAAATCTTCATACGTTTGCTCAAACAAATCTTTTATCTTTGGATAAAATTTCAGTATCATTAATTCTTCTAAATATTCTTCTGTGGGCGTTTTTATTGTTTTTTTAATAATCTTATTATTAATTGTCCAATCTTTCTTATGGCTACGACTCCATTCTTCTATTGCTATTAATAAATTAGAAATCGCGCAGTGCGTTCCTAAATTGGGAGGTATATATTTAATTTTCATTGGAATACCTTGTGCCCAAAAAGAATATAATAAATTTAATTTATAAATTAAATCCTGAAAATATAAAAAACTTGTAGCTTTTGTTCCGCCGACTGGTAAATATACTTCAGAACTATTTACAATATCTTCTAAAAAGAAATTTTTATATTCTTTAAAAAAATAATTAATTTCATTTAATGGTATGTGAATATTAAATAAAACCGCATTATTGCGTGAAATTTTAGGAATTTTTCTAATAGCTGAATATTCTGACATTTTGGTGCAATTTATAGGATGAATTGTATAAATGCCACTAGTTTTTCGCTCAATAGCCTCTTGTACCCAATCTTGCCAATTGTCTTGAAATAATTCTCTATCAAAAAACCATAAACGCTTTTTAGGTAAGATAGAAGGCAAAGGTAATTTTTTATCTCCCGCCTTATATCTATAATAACTATCATCTAAAATATGCCCTATAATATTTGCTTTTATACCATCTTGATATTTTTCTTTTAAAAATTCTTTATATATTGTAGGACGAGGTAATGTAAAATCAATGATTTCATTTTCAAAAGGTATATACTGCCCGCTTGTTAATCCGGTCCCACCTAATATTATATTTGGTGCATATAAAAAATTGGTTGGAATTTCAGAAAGATTATGCTTTTCTGAAAATATATAAATTTTATTATAACTTGTTAATTCAGTCTCGTTTAAATTAATAAGTCTGCAAAATTTTTGTTCTTCTATTTTGTAATAAGTCGCCAATTTCATAATTTCAAGATTGGGAGGATGAAGTCTTATACTAGTGGCTAATTGTAAATCCAAATCAATAAGTCCAATCATTTATTCTTCAACCTCCACCCTGTCATATTGAAATGATAATAAACCATCATCATTAATATGTGTTATTTTTGAAATTATGGGATAAATCGAACTTTTTGTTTTCTTTGGTATGAAGTCATTTCCTCGACGAATACCCTGAATCATTAATAGTGTTCCGCGCGCGAACCAACTTTTTTCTTGAATATGTTTTTTACCGTCATCGCCAGTGGCAGAAATTTGCTTATCATAAATAGAATATTGATTCTTATAAATTTTTACTGTAACGACTCCAGTTGGAGTTAATAATGTAACGGTATTCTTTAATTTATTTTTTCCAATTACAGTTCCAATGATGCGATGTAATTTATAAACATTTATCGTTTGCCCGTGGGTCTGGAATGTATAATCTATTTCTGGTTCTTCATCTAAAGCAAAGAAATCATCATAATTCTTTTGCGCACAAGCAAGCTCGTGTTCGTGAGAATAATAATTAACTGATTCCATTTCCCAACGACTAATATTACCTTTGCCATATTTATTTACTACTTCATCATACAAATTACCATTTAACTTTAATAATAAATCTGTTTGATGTTCTTTTAAATAAACTCGCATTGGCTCCATACCTTTACTATAAATCTTATCCCATACCCTTTGAAGAACCATATGACCATTATCAATAATGTTCGCATCAAAATTATTTGTAATAAATTCAATAGCATCATCATTTAAATCATAATATTCTTCTGCCTTACATGTTTTAAGAAACTTATTAAATAAAAACAGCTTCGCATAAAATGCCATTTCATCTGGAATAAGTTCTTTTGTAATCAACATCTGCATATTCTGTAGAGTTAAACGCGCCTTTTTATCCGCAATGGTATCGATATATTGCCACATAATTTCTTCACGCGGGCGCCCTTCAATTTTGTCAAACGCTCCGCATTTTATTAAGTTTATCATTTGTGGTTTCTTTACTTTTACTCTTGTAAGAAAATCTTGCATAGAGTTATAAGGACGATTAGCCATAATTGATTTAATAATATCAATACCAACACTAGTAATACCACGAAGTCCGTATAGAATACGATTTTCTTCAACGATAGGAGTAAATGTAAAAGAAGATTCATTAATATCTGGTGGATCAACAATAATACCATATTCTTTGAACTTACCGATAACCGCCGCAATTTTATCATAATCAGCACTCTTATTCTTTACTTTCTCTTCTTGTTCATTTTCTTCTTCATCTTCAGAAAGAGACATATCAACATCATCTAAGTTTTCATCTTCGTCATCTTCTAAATCAAATTGATCTCCGCCACTATCAACAATAAGATTGGCTGTATTCCAAAAAATAACCGGAAAATATTTTGCTAAATTCATTTCCTGTAAAGCAATAATTGAATACGCATAAGTATGTGAGGCATTGCTTTACCGCACTTGCTTTCGCAAGCCTATTAAGTTGCGGTCTGGACTATCCCATCAATCTAATAAAAGATTGTCTTTATTATAGTCTCTGAACATCTCTCTAAGTAAATTATACTTACGATTCATTCCATATGGAACATCATATATTAAAGTAATAAGTTTTAAAATATTTTGTTGATTTGCAGTATCAATTCTCCACAATCCTTGTTCGGATTGAGTAATTGATAATTCTTTAAAATAAAATCTATTTTCTAATATAGATTTACACCATTGTATAAAATCATAAGAAGCTGAGCAGATATACATTGCAGGAGCGCCATAGCTTGTTTTATAAATGCAACCATCACCATCAATAATACCGCGAATAATATACGGAAGAAATTTACACTCTTCTTCACTTAACTTTGGGCCTTGAAGAATTTTACTCTTATTTTTTATTACACCATATTCATTTAATTTTTGTAATGAATTATAGTTAGAAAATATAAGACGATAACGTGTTTTTATACCATCTTCTCGTTCATAACTCTTATATTCTTTATTAGTAATTTTAGATATAAAAGCAATACAATCTTCATCAGTTAAGTCAATACCAAATTTATTATCATCTTGAATATATCCATCGGTTAGCATTAAACCTAAGAAATAAGCATTAAAAATACTTGTTACGCCATCAAATTCAATTTGATAATTTTTCCTATTATTTCGGGCGATTTCAATCGCATTTTTAGATTCATATTTTTTTACTTTATCTGTAATAGATTTTTTGGTTTTATATCCATATTTAACCATTAAAACATTTACAGGTACGCCATTTATATATTCTTGAACTAGCTGCTTCTCTTCTTCGACAGAATGTAATTTATAACCCATTCTTATCACCTCCATAGAATGTGTATTCTAACTAGGAGGATATTACTTTAATTTATTTTAGAATCTTATATAATTTTTAGAGATTTTGCTGCGGATTATCCAATCCTAAATCTTTTTACTATACCAAAATCGTTACTTTTGCCGCGATATTTTCACAAATATCGTTTAGTAATTTAGGCTCTAAGGAACTTCCCGCAATTTAAAAGATTTTCTTTACATTTTAATGTAAAGGGTCCAGTTCTTAAACCCATATCCTCTACTTAATGCCACCTCAACATTCCATACATAGTTACAAAAACGCTTACTAAGTTTCTTTTCTTCTACTCGTTCAAAAAACTTTTTAGTTAATGCTTCATATTCTTCCGGTTTCTTTTTTGCAATAGATTTACGAAGTTTATCGGCAAATTGTAAGTCCCAGCCGCCACATTCGGGTAACTGAACTAATTGCATAAATTGTTCCTGCGTAATAGAAAGTCCATTTGAGATATCTAATTCTCGGTGTAATAATGCTCGCTCTTGTTCCGTTAAGCCGCATTGTATCATTTCATTTTCCCAATCTTGCGGATTAAGTCTAAAACGTGCATATTTATCTAGTGGAGATTCTGCGCCTTTCTCTGTTGCCATTAGACGAATTACTGAGTTTAAAGTTGCTAATTCATCGACATTTCGCGGATGGGTTAATGCGATTCCACGAATACCGCTTTGTTGCTCCATTTGGAAAAGAGAAATTACTTTATGGTTTTGTACCATATCCCACATTTCTTTATTTTCGCGTTCAATATTATATACACCGACAACCTTCTCGTAAGTCTTACGTAAAGTCGCTTCTGGTTTTACATATCCATACTCCATAAGTAAATTTAAACAGGTATGTATTTTATCCGCTGCTTCGATAGATAGCAGGTCCATTTTAATCATCGAAACATCTTCAAGGTCGTGCAACTCATATTGCGTAATAATTGTACCATCGGGTGCGCGCATTAGAGCACTGGAATCTGTAAAATCTTTATCAAGAAAAACAACGCCGCCTGCGTGAATACCAATACCACAAATAATACCTTCAATATTTTTCGCGGTTTCCCACCAGCCTGGATACTTATTTATTTCTTCAATAAAGGTCTGATTCGGTTTTATTCCTTCTTCTTCATCGCCATAATACATCTGAGATAATGTATATGCAGCACCACGTTCAGTTGTAATAAGCCCAGACACATATTGAGCTTTATCTATATCAATACCTAATCCACGAGCCGCGGTTTGTACTGCCGCCTTCGACTTCTCTGTTCTGAAAGTTGCTACATTTGATACTCTATTTTCGCCATATACTTTTTTCAGATGCCTCAATACTTGCTCACGCTTACCGCCTTCAATATCAACATCAATATCAAGTACGGATACACGCGCCGGATTTAGAACACTTTATCCACTGTCACCAGTGGGGTAGACTATCTCTTGCTCTCATAGTATATCATAAAACCCAAATAGTTTTTATTATTTTTTGCGGCTTCAGCCACTAAACGCCTTACATTTACCGTTACGGTTGTTTTAGTATAATGATTATCAATTAACCATTGTGCCGCATCAGTACTACTTTCAAATCGTAATAATTGATTATCTTTTTGAAGAATAATGATTTTTCCTAATTGTTGACCAGAAGTATATCTTTCAACATTATTTGCATTTAAAATATTATCTACCGTAGAATGGTCACAATGCAAATATTCTGCTACTTTTCTTGCAGAACGTAATTGATGATATAACTGAATTATTTCATCTATATCCCAATTATATAATTCTACTAAGCGCCCGCCTATTGTGCTATTATATCCATTCTTATATGAATTATAATAAGCAATCCAATATTTTTCACGCTCGTCTAATTTATCATCTGCGACTTCTTCTATTGTCTCAAATGAAAAATTCTCAATACCATATTTTTTAAAAGCCTTATATAAACTCAAATGTGAAAAATACGGCTTATTCCAATTATTACGATGTTGCTGAAATCTTTTTTCAACCGGTTTTATAGTTTGTCCTATATAAACCTTATTATTTATATTATTTTGGATTTTATAAATATATCCCATATTATCACCTTTTTAGTAATATTATGAGAGCCCCCGTACTTGGAGCGGTAGCATCTCCGCCCTACATGGCTACACTCATCACCATTAGTCGTTACACCTTCAACTGCATCCGTGGCTCTCCACTAATACAGTAGCTCGGCACGGTATTAACTATTATAGTTTCTACCGTTAGCACAAAAAATTTTTTGCACACCGCTTGCTGGGCGTTCTCGGGGTTTATTATAGTTATGTCACCATAACTAGGAAGCTATTAAATCAGTTAACCTCCAAGGATACATCTGCGTTTTTTCGCGCAGACAATTGATTTGAATAATATCTAAAGCATAAAGAAGAACAAAACCACCGCCAGAGCCACGAGCCGGCATTACCAACGAACCCGCATTCCAACATTCATCAATAATTTTTTGAAGATTTAAGAAATATGCTGACCACCGTGCTTTATTTACTTCTGAAGATTCCCAAGTCATTTCCAGACATTCATTAATAGCATCGTATGCTTTTCTGTTCTGTAAATCTGGATGCTCTTCGATACCATCTATAACAGCAGAACATAACTCTCTATCTGCTTTATACTCAGATTCAAAGAACTTATTAAGCTCTGGAATTTTAGTTATCCATTCTGCATATTCCTTTTTTGTTTTTTCTCTAAATTGACGCCAAGGCAATGAAGGTATCTCTAATGGCTTTAATACGCTAAAATCTTTACACGCTTCTTTAATATTATGAATGTTTTTGTATGCAGTTTGAAGCTCTTCTTCTGTTAGATAACCAAAGAATGAACGAATTTCTTCATCATTCATCATATAAGTTGTAGCATAGAATGACTTTACTTCACGCTCGCCATTTTGAGAATTAAGATATGCTTCATGAACGGCTGCGTTTTCTGGTCTAAGATAATGGCTATCAGTTGTAATAATATAAGGAATATCTAACTCTTTGCTGAGTTTTAATAATTCTTTATTAACAAATGTTTGTTCTTTACCATGCGAAGGCTGTAATTCCAAATAAAAGTTTCCCTTACCGAACAAGCCTTCTATATATTCACACCACTCTTTTGCTGTTTGTAAATAAGACTCATCGCTGGTTTCCATATATTGAAGTAAAAATCTATCTAGCTGAGAACCCAAACAAGCGCTACTTGCTATTAAATGGCCAGGATTAGGTCTAACTATATCCTCTAAATCCTGATAATAGGTCATACGCCTACGCTGGCGCGCGACAACGTATGAACGATTCCAAGCTCTAGTAGATAACTCACAAATTTGATGATAGCCTTCTATATCCCTACACAGCAAAATAAAATGATAATATTTATCTACGCCACGCCTAAAATTAGAATTATTAAGTCCATCGCGTGTAAGATAAATTTCATTACCACGAATTACTTTAAAATCGGGATATTTTTCTTTAATTTTATTATAATACTTTTCTACTTTGATATAACTTGATATAGTTTCATGGTCGGTGATTGCGATACACTCATGGCCTAAATTAATTGCCATATCAATTAATGGTTGAACTTTATTTATACAATCTCTTAAAGTCTCATTACTATAATCCGTATGGTTCCCTAATTATGAAGACTTCCAGGGTAAGTCATCTTCATATTTACATCACCACCTTTTCTTATCTTTTGTATTTATTATATCATAATTTTGATTTTTTGTCAAAAGTCGTATTTATGTATATTTTTCACTAAATCATAGTCATCAATAAAGAGTTGTATGCTAGTTTTACCCATATATTCATTAAGATTAATTTTTCCATATATGGTTAAAGTTTTAGTGCGATTCTGCATAATATCTTCAATAAAATCTGTATCTTTAAACTTAACATAGTCTACACCATTGTAAGATATTTTTATACAATCCTTATTAGGGCCCATGATTTGAATATTTTCTAATGAAATATTTTCAATTACTATGCGTATCTCATCAATATGATTTCCAAAATATTCTGGGTGTTCTGCTAGCACAAATAACAAATCCGTATTGTCTAATCTTCCATCAAGAATATAATCAGCAAGATAAACATTCTCAAAGTCCGCAGCGGATAAATGAGTATTTGCATAATCCATCAACGCCTGGACTCTATTCACGGCGAGTCCCCAACCGGCGGCAGCATCATGGCCTGCTACATATGAAGTTAAACCACTATCTTCCAAAAATTTTTTAAAGCTCGGTAGCCCCGCAAAATTAGCATCACTACGAATACTACCGCGAATTTCATTATGACTATCACGCCTGCCAATCATACAAGGCTTGTGATATTTATTCACAATTGACATCGCTACTAGCCCAGTAATTTCTTGCGGAATATTGTCGCCTTCTTCTACTTCTACAAGAATAATATTATTGCGATCAAGTTCATTTTTCTGAATTTTAAAATCAATAAGGTCAATCGCCCGTTCTTTAAACTTATCTTGACGCGCCTTTGCGTTTTTACCTATGCGCGCCGTCTGCTCTGCGGCTGTCTCTACATCACCAGGTTTCGCGCCACGCTTTGTGCTCTGAACTAAACGGTCTGGTTCAATAAAGCAATAGAACATTGTTTCTTTTTCTGTGATAGTGCCAACACGCGTTAAGGCATTGATAAGTGGTGAAATATACCACGCTACATCAATAGCATTTAAGCCAGTATATGGCGGCTCTCCGTGTGATTTTAATGAATATGCCTGAGAATTTAACAGAGTTTGAAAGCCTTTATTATGAATATTCTTTAAGCCTTCAACCATAATATAGTTGGTTTCTATATCTGTCCTATCCATAACATCCGCGATTTCTCCTAAAGCCGCCAAGTCAAGATACCATTCTGCCTGACGAATATTTAATTTTTCATCTAAAATTTCGCAGAATTTATAAACTATGCCTGCTCCGCAAAGCGATTTATTACTATAATAAATGGATAACTGATTATTTACCACTATCGCATTTTCTTCATTTGGAAGAATATCATTGCCATAATCATCTTTTGGAATACTGTGATGGTCTAAACAAATGCAATCAACTCCTCTACTATGAAGACGAGCGTGTTCTTTAATATCATAACTACCAGCATCTGGCACAATGACTAACTGAAAATCTTGATTTTCAATCCAGTCGATTTTATCATTTAAACCATGCTGCTTGTGTTCGTGTACTGTAAAAGATAAGTCAGCATTGGGATAGATATGTTTAATATAAAGCCATAATATAGATGAGCTGGTGAAACCATCGCAATCCGCATCTACAATTAATAAAATCTTATGATTAGCTTGTAAATGACTTAATAGCATATCTGCTGCTTTTTCAATATTATCTAAATCATGTGGATTTAACTCACATGCTTTAGAAGGATGCAGAAAATTATTTATATCAGTTACTCCGCGTGAAGCGAGAATTTCCTGTAAAGCAAGAAGTGGCTCTTGCGTATAATTTGCTCTTAATCTATATTTCATTTCATATATTTACCTCACTTTGATTCTATTTTTATATAAATATTCAAATACTTCTTTCCCTTTATCATAAGGTGAATCTTTCTTTTCTAATAAATTATCATAATCCCATATATAAGAAAATGAAGCATGTCCCTTATAAGCCTTACAAATTTTTTCTAACGACTGACGATATTTCTTTGCTTCTGGTGAGCGCCAATCGTCATACTCTTTATCAAAAGCAATCGTAATTTCATTCGCGCCAAGAATATCTGTCAAAAGACTTATATGATATTTATTTGTATGGCTGCCGCAAACCGCGACTGCATTTGACATTTCTCCATAAAATCCGTCATCCAAAAGCACCGACTTCTCTCCCTCTACCAACACTACACTTCTTCGCGTTTGTATTCCTTTTTTATGCTGGTAAGCACCATATAACTGAAACATTTCGCTAAATTTATAATTGATATTACCCACCGTAATAGGATGATATTTTCCAAAATCTGCAATGCGCCAACTTTCAAATTCGCGTTCGCGTACTCCTATTAAACGGCCATTAATATCACGCTGTGGTATAACAACCGCCGCGTCAGGGATAGAATAAGATATCTCAAACTTATCCATCACTTGCGGCAAAATACCATCAGCTAGCCAAGCCGGATGATAATAATGGATAAAACATTGTAAAACATTTTCATTATATGAAGGTAATTCAGGAAGCTGCGCGGTAAATTTATATTTATTTACATCAATATCTGTCTTTTTTGTCCGCAATTCTCGTGAAATGTTAATATGCTTTAAGCATCGTTTAACATATTCAACGGCATCGGCATATGTAATTGGATAGTAATTTAATTCCATATACTTTCTATATAAAGTAAATATACTCATAGCCTCATTACATTCAGTATAACATCTAAATATTTTATTATTTTGATACCAATAAAGTTTCATGCTTTCGGCTACATTTATTGGATTATGACATATTGTAGGACAAATTAAATATCCTTTATTTTCATAAACCTGTATTTGCGTTACGCCTAAACTCTCTAAAAAGTTTTTTACATCTTCCAGCGTAATCGATTCTATAATTTCTTTTGAGCCCGCTTCTAACAATTCTAATTCTTCGTCTTGAAATTGTAATGTATCAAGCACGTAACTCCTGCCTCCAATCAATTGGAACCTGTGTTGCAGACTTAAATAAATCCATTGACATATCTTGAATAGGTTGATTATCTGACGTAGTAATAAATAAATCCTCACGATAACCAGTTCCTAAATGTAATTTAGTCCATATACGTACATTTTTATATCTACCACGACGCATTTTATATATATCCAATACATGAGTTGGTCGTTTATCAATAACATCATAACTCAATTTTCCGGCCGCGGCCGCGGTTCTTAATGTAGGTATTAAATTATTCCAAAACTTATCGCTAACTCGTGTCATTACATATCCCATGTCTGCTTTATCAGCGATGCTTTTCGCCCCTCGAATACACGTTTCATTCTTAAATTCTCCATCCTCAGCCATTGCTGTAGCATTAACCTGCGTTGCTGAAAAAATAAAAACCTTATAATCTTTCGCAATCTGTTTTAACTGATTGGCAAACATCATTAGAATGGAATCTTCACGAAGATTATTTCTGGAAAACTGCATCATCATACTTGCTGTTGTATGAATATAATCAAACCAAACATATTTTACATCTTCTGTTACAACATATTTCTTAATTGTCGCTTCAACATTTACAAGATTCGGATCGCTTATTTCTTCAATTAAAAAATAACCCGAATATTGTTCCATGATTTTACCAGCATATCTAACTCGTTCTTCTTCTTCTCCCAAACCCTCATATCTACCAGTAAGAATATGGTCTTCATCTACTCCAGATAGATAAGCAAGCATAATAGTTTGAAGTTCTTCTTTGTCCATCTCAGTAACAATGAATAAAACTTTTCGTGGATTACGCACCACTCCATCTTTATCAACTTCATAACAAAATGAGCCTTGTTCGTGCGACCATCTAATAGGATAAGCCATATGACAAGCATCGAACACACTTGTTCGCGTTTTACCTGCTGAGGTTGAAGCTGCCTTTAAATAAAAACATCCTTCTCGCGCGCCACGACAAGCTGTACTAAAAATATCACCCTCAAGACTTGGACCGACACTTGGTGCTTTCTTTAAATCATCAATAAGGGTCATAATTCCTTCAGCGGGGTCACCTTTTTTCTTGCCGCCACCGAGAAATTCGTTTCTTATAATCGTGTATTTGCTTTCAACGGCATTAAGAATATCTTCTATAGAACTTTCGTCAAAGTGTCGTTGTATTTCCACTTCATCGAGCGGATTAACCAAATCTTTATCACTAATATAAAATTCACTAATATCATATTTATCTTTTTGTAATCTACGAAGTAGAGAATATTTTTTTAATCTAGTATAATATAATTTAAAATTAGATAATTCTGCGAACTCATAAGAGGTATTAAGAATATCAATTCCATTACCATTCTTATAAGCCACACTAAGGACGCCACCCCTCTTTTCAATTTCTAAATCTACTTCTACTGGCGTTAATTTTTGAGCGCCTTCTTCATACAAATTTTTGATAGTAATAAAACATGCCCCAATTGCTCTATCATCAAAGTCAATGGGGCTGATGTCAGTGTACTCCAAAAAAAGAAGAGGGTTCAACATTAAACACCCAATAACTTGGCGCATTGCCATCTTATCAGATAATGTCAAGTTTATCTCTCCTTTCTATATTTATTTTATTCTTCACTATTAAAATAGTCAAGATAATCATCTGGATTAATAATTTCTTTTTTACGAGCTGTCGCTTCACGAACAGGCACAATATATTCTGTAAATTTAGTATCTTTAATTGCGGTTGTCATAATCTGCGTTTTTATTTCATTTTTTCTTTTGTACCTATTCATTTCATCTATCATTTCTGGATTAACAAAATACAATGTCGCAGTTTTTGGCTGTATCTTTTTTATATCATATACATATTGAAGACATTCTGTAATTGTTCTTTCTGTATAGCCTTTTTCTTTTAAAACCTTATGCTCTCTATTAATTCGCGGTCCTGGCACTTGTAAATGAAATATTCTACAAACAGTTTCTACAAATTTTTCATACCACTGTGCTTCTATTAAACAATCTGGACAATAATTATACGGAGTAATCGTGCCTTTTCTACAATACGACACCATTTCAGAAGCTTTAAATATATTACCGCACCCGTGGCATTTTAAAGTTGGTCTTTTACCTGCCATATTCTCGCTCCTTTCTTCTTTTCTATTATAGCATAACTTTCTTTAAAAGTCAAATAAAAAGAGCCTTACGGCTCTTTTATTATAAACTATGTAATTCATTAACAACCAATTCAAGAAGTTCTTGCTGCGAAGGAAGTACCGTTGAAAGCTTAACTGGCTTACCGAAGACCTTTTGCACAATATCTTGTAAGACAGCAAATCTACGTTCTTCATCTTCTTCATCGACAGCCTTGCTCATATAACCTTCCCACAGCTCTCGTGCTTCTTGCGCCACTTCCGTGAAGCTACGCTTTTCTGCTACATAAGTCTCAGTATCACGTAACTCTGAATGAGACTCAGATGCAATCTTGGCTACTGCCTTTTCTAGCTCTTTCTCAAAGATTTTATAATCTAGTGGTATAACCTTTGGGAAATACTGGCAACAGCGGCCGCCTGTAACCTTATCTGGAGCATCAGCGTCTGTGTAAAGAACGCGTTGCATTGTTTTGGTTTGAGGATCATATTGCTTATCAGCTAAGCAAATTAGGTCGCACATTCCATTAAGAACAGCGAAAATTCGCTTATCTACATCTGGTACGGTCTGCTGAATATTTTCGCCTTTCTCATCATAATAAGGGCCAGGTTGAGTCTTAGTATGAGCTAAAAAGATAATCGCATAGCCAAGCATTGAGATTTCATGAAATACATTAAAAAATTCCGCAGCTGGCATACCATAACCAGCACCATAAGGAATATCTTTAATATTTTCTACATTATGCTGTAAGCAAATGTACTTTTCTACTAACTGCGCGCAAATCGTAACGGTATCAATAACAATACAATGATAACGCTCTTGGACTTCTGGGTCACGCAACTGCTTTAGATACGCTCTAAAATCAGACCATTTTTGAATTGGAATAGGCTCTACCGCTAAAGGTAAAAATTCTGTGCCATTCTCGAAATTAAAAAATAGAACATTTTCAATCTTACTACCAAATGTAGACTTACCAACTTTAGGGACACCAGCAATTAGAATTGACTTTCCGCGTAAATTACTAGAGATACAATGCTTTTTTAAATTCTTTAAATCTAACGTAGCAGCCATACTCTTTTACCTCCCAAGTACTCTTGGATTAGTTCCAAGAGTACCTACGAGCTGGAGCGGCAGAAGCCGTAGGAGCGGCGGCTTTCTTGCTACTATTTTGAGCATCAATCTGCATCTGCTCTATACGTGCCTTTCTTGCATTAAATAGCTTCTTAATATCTGCTGGGTCATACGCAAAATCTTCTTCCTTTCCGCTATCGTCGCCAGTTGTGATAATAAGCTCACGTACAGTACGAGTGGTAGATTCAGGGACATCTTCGCCCCAAGTGCTCTTTACTGGTTCTGCTTCAACCGCAGTTACACGAATCCTTCCCTTGACTGTAACGGTATCATTCATATTCCAGTTTCTTTCAATAAACTCAACTGCTTCAGGCTGTTCAACAATAAAATTGAGTACATCTAGAGTTTCATTATACTGAACAACTGCGCCCTTAATTAGTAGCCTACCAGTAGTTTCACCATCACGGTTTTCCTCGGGCTTCATATCAAGAATAAAAATATCCATGACGAAAGAAGCAGTATCCAACATATTCACAGTAGAACCAATAAATGATGTACTAATCTGCCATGTATTGATAATCTGGCCGCTTCGACTTGCAAAGATGTTTTCACGCAGATTCGCGCCTGAGATACGCACCGTAGTAGCTTCATCTACGCCTACATTCTGAATTGTATTAAAATTCTTCAGTTCCTGCAACTGAGTATAGCCAGGATTTAATGTATTATTTTTTGTATATCTTGAAGCAAATAGACTAACAGGTACATCGCTTGTTTCTTCACGGCCACCGTAAGTTTGCTTGACCTGAACAATCATATTCGCACTTTCATATTCTCTGCCATCAGAAAATTTGCCTTGTCTAAAAGTTACGCTCGAAAGCTTACCAACTACATTTACTTTATTCTGTCCTTGTTCTGTAATAGCTTTACTCATTTTTATTTTTCTCCTTTATATTTATCTTTTATAATTATTATATTATATTATACTATATTTTTATCTATTAATCAAATAAATAGCGGAAGATTCTTTTAGGAACCTCCCGCAAAAGCTGTTCCTACACTAGTAGGTCAGATAATTACTCAGTTACCTTTTCGGCCTTCGCAGCTGCGCGAGCAGCCTTTGCTGCTTCCTTCTCCGCAGCCTTACGAGCATCTTCCTCTACGGGATCATAGGTTAGACCGGCCTCAGCTAGAGTGTGATATACAACAGTCTTGGTCTTTGCCTTACGGGTTTCGGTCGCGGGCTCAAGCTCTACGACTTCCTCTCCAGTTTTTACAACTAGGCCCTTTTTGGTATAGGCGTTAATCGCGCCAGTTACAGAAGCGAGCGGGATACTAAGAGCTTCAGCGATATCCTGCTTAGAAAAGTTCTTACCATAGTTCGTCTTAAGATAGTTAAATACTGCAATACTATTAGGTGTAGCCATAATTTTTTTCTCCTTTGTTTTAAAAACATTTTTTTATTATTTTATATTTAAAGTGGTTTGGAACTTTTCGCTCCTTGCCTTCTTTATGTAAATATTATATCATAAAATTTGATAAAAGTCAAATAATAGATTTATTTTTTATCGAAAAATTTCTGTAGCCAATTCTCGCGCGGATTCATCATCAGAGGTTTCATCCATAATACGCTGAAGCTTAGGAATTACATCCATTTCATATCCTGTAATAGCTTTTTGAAATTGTTCTATTTTTGTTTGCAGATTATTTTTAATAATCATAGCGCCCACTAATAATTTAATATAATCATTTTTAGTTGGTTCGTTTGATTCTATTTGTTCTTGTAGTTGTTGAAAATCAGTCCGCATAATCGCGGCAGTTTTTTCACCTTCTGTATCTTGTTGAAGACGATCATACTCCATTACTTGCTCTGCTAAAAGCTCAGCAGATTTAGCAATTTCGATAAACAAATGCTTGTACTCATTATTCATTATCTTACATTACCTCAATCATCATACTAGTTGTATCTATTAATTTAATTCCTGCGGTCACTCTACTTTGAATAGGGATAGAATCAACGCCGACAATTACTGCCTTGCCTTCAGCAGAAATATATATTTTTTCTTGTCCTTCTGGTACAGCATATACAGCAGCGACAGTATTCTCTTTAGTATTCATTACTTGACGCCCTTTAATACCACGGGTTGTAATGCCAAACTCTTCTATTGGACTAATTTTACCTTGGCCATTAGAAGCAATTGTAAGCAAGCCGCGATACATTACATTCTGTTTAATAATTGTAGCAGAGATTACATACTCATTTTCTTCTAGTTTAATTCCCTTCACGCCACGGGTCGCACGACCGGTTGTACTGATATTATTAAGGGAATAGAAATTGTAATTACCAGCAGAACTCACTATAAAGACCTTATCTTCATCTGACGAGGATAGGAAAATACTCACAATATTATCATCTTCTTCTAGCTTGACCGCCACCACTCCACGCTTAGAACGAGTAGTATATTCAGTAATAGAACTCTTTTTAATATATCCTTTTTTACTTACAGTAATAAGATTTTTATAAGTATTAAAAGAAGAAGATTCCATTAGTAAGATGGGCTTTTCTCCATCTTGCAGTTCAATTAATTCATATACTGAATAATCTTTCTCATATTCTAGGTCATTAAGAGAGAAATGATACAATCTGCCGCGATTGGTTAGAACCGCAACAATTCCCATATTGGTAGTATAAAGCGTATTAATTAAACTAGCATCTTTCGGCGGTTTAATATTTACACCCTTGCGACCACGCTTTCCACCTTGTAAATTATCTTTTTGAATTGCACGAATACTGTCATTATCAAATAGAAGTAATCCAATTTCTTCTTCTTTAATATCAGCAGTTTCATCTTCTTCTATAAGATTAATAACTTTAGTTCTACGCTCATCACCAAATTTATTGGCGACCTCGCGTAAAGTTTTTATTAGCTCATTATCTAAAGCGGTAGTATCATTTAATAGGTGCGTTAGCTCAGCGATTTTCATTACAAGTTCTTCAGCCTCGTTATTCAATTTTGTAATGTCTAAACGAGTCAAAGAACTGAGTTTCATAGCAAGGATTGCTTCTGCCTGCTCTTTATTAAAACCGTGAATTGAAATAAGCTTTTCCCTGGCTTCGGTAGGATTAGAAGAACTACGGATAAGGGCAACAACTTCATCAATAATCGAATAAGCTTTGATAAGTCCATCAACTATATTCTTTCGCGCGATTGCTTTATCTAAATCAAATTGTATAATATTCCGCTTACACTCACGAATATGAGTAATATATGCATCACAAGCTTCACGCCATCCAAATACTTTAGGAAATCTACCCTTATCAAGTAGTACCATATTAATAGAAAACCAATTTTCTAATGATGTATCTTTATATAATTTACTTATCATTTTCTTTACATTTACACCTTTTGATAAGTAAATACGAATATCTGCAATTGTTTGAGTATAATCCATTACTTTTTCAATACCGTAGTTAGGATTATCATTAGTTAATATCTTTAACTGGTTTGTAATAGTATCAGTAAAAACTCCATAGGGTAATTCAGTTGCCTGTATCATATTTTGTTCAGGTACATAAACAAGTTTCGCTTGAAGTCTTACTGATTCACCATTTCCTAATTTAAGGCTCTCTTTTACTGCGGCAGCATTTGTGATAATACCGCCAGTAGCAAAGTCTGGAGCACAATAAATACCATTAAAATCTACATCAGGATTTTGTATAATTTTAATAAGAGCTTCATTAACTTCCTTAAGATTAAATTGTGGAACTGATGTGGCTAAAGCTACCGCAATACCAGAACAACCATTTACAATATTCCAGTAACCAATAGAAGGAAACACAGAAGGTATCATTTCAGTGTCGTCATAGTTAGAATACCATTCTTCGATGGCATTTTTCTTTATACCATCAAATAACAAATCTGCGACTTCACCTGCACGCATTTCTACATAACGAGCGGCCGCATGGCTATCAGGAGCAGATTGATTACCTGCGTTACCTTGTACATCTTCTACAGGATAACGATACGACCAAGGACGTGCCGCACGAATAAAAGTATCGTACATGGCAGCATCACCATGAACATATGACTGTGCCATCGCAGCCGCCACAGACTTTTGTGCCTTCTGCATCTTATCCTTATGAGTAAGTTTATTTGTGAATTGAGCATATAAGCCTTGACGCAAACCAATTTTCAACATATCACGTACATCCGGAATTGCACGTTCCTGTGCCACTGATGCGCTATATGTTAGAAAAGCATTTTCAATCTGCTTTTGAAAATCAGTTTCATAAATCATAACTCTTTCGCTCCTTTCTTTTTCCATATTATATCATAGATTTAAGAAAAAGTCAATTATTCATTCATATCTCTAAAATGTTTTATAAAACTATCCAAAGAATTGACTTCTTCTTCAAATGATTTTGATTTTAAAATAAAATCATCACAATTAGAAATATCTATGTCATTAATGACTTTCTTAAAATATCTACATGAAGGCGGCATATTATTTGTATAATAATCAATGTAATAATGAATACAATTTTTACATTTATCCATTTTATTATTTTACTCCTATATCATAAATTTACTTAAAAGTCAAATTATAGAAATTACACTTATTTTTGTCGCCATCGCAAGAACAAGATTCTTTCTCTTTCGTGCCGTAGCAATATGACTTTGAATATTCAACATGGTAACAGTCACATTGTTTAGTCTTTTCTATTCCAAGCCTGCGTCTTAATTCTTTAATAATAGAATAATATATAGAATTATAATATCCATCGTGCCCGTACCACTCTAAAGAGTTCATTAACTCTTCATTACTAATGGATTGAATTTGTTGTAACCATTCTTTATCAGTCACAATTATTCACCCGCTTTCGCCATTTTACCAGTTTTAGAATTAAAAACTTCTTCATAATTAGCAACGATAGAATAAACTCTTTCTTCATCAGGCATATAATAATAATCCTGCGGGTCATCACTATAAACAAAAGTACTTGCGACAATACTATACGGCCATCTATTAGCAAGTTCAAAATCATTATAAGTAATACTAGGCGGGTCACAAATTCCGTTACAGTCTTTTATAAGACGTCGCGGATAATTTTTGATAAATTCTAAAAATTCTTCTTTAGAGACTCGCTTCATAATTGGTTCAGTAGTATAAAAATAACCTTGCGGCTTCATTTATGACTCCTTTAACTATTTAATACGCTAAAATCTACATTTTCAAATAGAAATTCTTTCCTTGGCTCTACATCTTCGCCCATAAGCATTTCAAGGCTTTTCGCTGCAGCATCTACATCATGTACTGTTAATATTTCAAGTCTTCGCTCGGTCGGATGAAGCATCGAAGCTTTCATATCGGCAGGCCCCATCTCACCCAAACCTTTATTGCGCCCTTGCTCCCAGTTAGGATACTTTTTACGAAGTTCAGCAAGCTCCGCATCATCATAAGCAAATACTCGCTTATCACCTTTTGTTAAACGATATAATGGCGCTCGTAACCAACATAGCCTTCCTTCTTTAATAAAGTCGGGCATAAGCACATAGAACATAGTTGCGATAAGACACATAATATTATATCCATCAGCATCAGCATCGACCGCAATCGCAACTTTACCATAATTTAATTTCTTTGAATTATATTTATTCTGTATGCCACACCCAAGTGCCATAATAATATCAGATACTTCTTTATTTTCAAGGCATTCGTCAAGAGGATGCTTCAATAGATTCTTTACCTTGCCGCGCACAGCGTAAAGAGCTTCATTCATGACATTTCGTGCCGGCATAAGGCCGCCAAGAGCTGAATTACCTTCACAGATAATAAGTATTGAATCTTGACCGTGTTTTTCGCAATCCTTAAACTTATCAGAAGAAGTTACCTTTTGACTCTTTTTTTCTTCGGACTTCTTTTCAAAGTTAAGAATACCCTGTCTGGCGCGCTCAGCAGCAGCTTCAGCCTTCTCTATCTTTCTTAGCATTTCTACAATAGTGTTAAATTCACTATTATATTTTGTAGCCATTTCCTTTAAAGCAGAAGTAAAAGCGTTAGAAGCTAGTGTCCGAAGAGACGGATTGTTAATCTTGCTTTTCGTCTGATTAGCAAACGAAGGATTTTCTACTTTACAATTAATTACATAAAATAAATTCTTTCTGATATATTCTCCATCAAATTCTGCATCTGCAAGATTGTTAAATGTCTTAGTAATCGCACTACGGGCGCCGGTAACTGGAGTTCCAAGTTCAGGACAGCGTAATCCATTAACAAAGACATATGGCATTTCGTGCTTAGTGCCCCATTGAAAGGCAATTTCTACACTATCGGTGCCATCAGTAGTAGAAGCGGTAATGATATGTTTTTGAAGAGGGCTTTTAACACTATCAGCTACAAAGTCTACAATACCATTTTTCGCACAAAAAGTTCTAGTTTCTCCGGTTTCATCATTAGAAACTACAAATTCAATACCCGTATAAAGATATGATATATCTTTTATGTCTTGGCAAATACGCTCATAATTATAACCTATTTCGCCATTGCTAAATACTTCTGGGTCGGGTTTAAAGCGAATATAAGTGCCATCTTTATCTTTGGTTTTACCTTCATTGTAAGTAATCAAAATACCTTTTTCAAAAAAGGCACAAGCGCGCTTACCGCCGCGATTACTTTGAATTTCAAATTTTTCAGATGATAGGCATACACATGAGCCACCGATGCCATTTAAGCCACTGGCATTTTTATATACATCATGTGAAAATTTACCACCAGTATGACTCTTTGTGAAGATAGATACAAGAACATTCTCACCATCTTCACGAATGCCAAAAGGAACGCCGCGTCCATAGTCACGCACAGATACAGCATTTAGCTTTGCATCTACAGTAACTTCAATTCGTTTACCATAGCCAGCCAATGCTTCGTCTGTACTATTGTTTATGATTTCTTTCAGAGCCTGATATGTTCCTTCGATGTCGTCTGAACCCAAATACATCTGTATACGGGTGCGGACACCTTCACGAAATGATAGGCTTTGAATTGAATTAATATCATAAGTTTCAGACATAGGCGCCTCCATTACTCATTGTAATCATCATAAACACGAATCTCAGGATATTTGTAAGGACTCGTTGCGTCATGAGGATAAACAATAACAGGATATCCATGCTCTTCAGTTAAACGCATCAATTCTTCTATAGAAGATACTTCAATAACTTTTTCAGAGTAAGAACTTACTTTTGTTAAAACAAACTTCATCATCATTTATCCTTTCAATTTCTTTTTTGTAATTATATTATATCATAAATTTGAAAAGAAGTCAAGCAATTACCTGACTTCTAATTCTTCAAATTTATTACGTTAATATCGTCTCACATTCCCAATGATATTCTATCCCAAAATGGTCTACAATCCAACTTAATTCGCTAAATAGTTCAGTAGAATCTTTAACATAGCAAAAAGTACTACAGCCGCAATATGTCATAAGAGAGGTTTTTTCTTTGCCAATTTGTAAGATATGAACTGGCTTTTTCATAGCATACATATAGCCGTTTTCCCAATTAGTGCCCGCGCTACTTATGCGCCTAAAGCTAATTATAATTGCGCGAATAACGATTGTATTTGTTTATTATTTTTAATAATATTAAAAATTTTATAAAAAGTTTCATAATTATATTCATCACTTTTATTCCATTTAAAAGATAAAACAAAAAGAAGAATAAAAAAATGAAAATTATTGTCATAGTCATTTAATTCTTGCTGAATTTGTTGATTCAATTCATCAATAATTTTAATGATTTCTTTGTTATTCATAGTTATCTCCAATAGCAATCATTAATCTCATTTTCCATGCCACATTTTGGACAAATGGAGGTCCAATAATGGATACCAAATTCTTCATCATACTGTTTTGAGGTTTCTGCAAAGTATGTTTTGCCGCATTTTCGGCAAGTAAATTGCTTAACATTAGATGGAAGTCTTGGAGTTTTATATTCAGCATTAAGCCATTTTAAAAACTCTGATTCAGGTTTTGCCCACAGTTCAGTAGCATATAATCCAAATATTTGTTTAAACTTGTCAGCATTAGTCATATTATTAGATTTCTTTATATCCAAGTTCATCGAGTACTGCCCAAAGACATTCGCCAAGTAAATAACATCTAATTGTACAATCAGCCCATCGAGCAAAAGTACCTTTATTAGAAACATCATGAATCCTATCCAACAAATCTGCTTCAAGTTCTCCAAATTCAAACAATGCCTCAAAAAGTAAATCAAAATTATGACATAAGTATTCTTCACACTTATATTCAGAATCATAAAAGCTAGTATTACCGGTTATGTCATCGTCTTCCCACATTAGGTCATTAAGTGTATCGTATAAACGAGATTCAGGTACATCTTTATATTCATCTTGATTATTTTGAAGCCATTCTTTGATGTCTGCTTTAATTGCTTCTCTATAATTATACTTTTCCATAATCCTCCAACTTATACTCTAACTCACGTATTGGTGCAATAAAACTGTCATAACGTAAGCAAGGTAATAGTATGCATCGCTCTTCTTCGTTAAACTCAATAGTATCGTAATCTATATAGACTCCTTCCGCCTTGAAACTACGTGATTGTAGTATAGAAGGTAAAATTGTAAATGTAATGCAATCATTACTAAATACAATTTCAAATTTGGATATGCATTGATGCCAATCTTTACAATACAATTTTAATTTTTCTAACCATTTACGCATATCACCAGTTATAATTAAAAATCTATACATAATTTATTATTTCCCTATGATACGCTTTATGGCGCGATTATTACAATTTGCGCATAATGTTTGTTGAGCTCCAGGACATTTTCGATCTTTTGGCTCAGCTTCATTCCATTGTTTCCCATAAATAGGGCAAATAAAATTCGTGGCCCTTTCTTCCAGAGTGGCAGAAAATCCTACGATATTTTGATTACTCATACCAAAATAAAATTCTAGAAATTTATCAACATTTTGTATCATAATAGGATGCTGCGAGATTTCCGCATCACCAGCCATAAGATCATCATAACTACAAATTGAAACTTCATAAATACCATAACGATTAGCCTTATCCCGTAACCGTTCTGGGTCGTCAGAAGCAATAACTGCTTTCATATCACGGGCGGCCACGAGTAATTCACGTGCTTTACCGCTGTCGCGCCCTCGTACTATTGTAATCATTAAAAACCACACCTCGCTTTTATTAGTTTTTGTACCAAAATAAAAGCATCTACTTTTTCTGGCTCAATCCAACTAAGAACTTCATTCTCCTCGTCTTCGTTTAATGCATAAAGTGCTATGACGATATAGCAAATCGCAGAAAATATATGTAATTTTTCTGTGTTTTCGTCAAGATAAAAGGTTTTATAAATAGTGCGCAAGAAATTTTTAATAGATTCTCTTTCTAAAACCTCTTCATAACTAGAAATCTCTTCAATATTTTGTTCATTGATATATTTATTTATCATATATTTTAATACATATTGACCACGATCAGAGAGTTGAGACTGATTTTCTACGCGCTGTTTAAGCCGCCATTTAGAATATATTTTTTTTATTCGCTCAAACATTTTTTACTCCTTTTTTCTTTTATTATATCACAATTTTTTCTGCTTGTCAAATCTTCGATGCCAAGCGAGAAGTTCATCGGGATTTGTTCGTTGTGTATATATGATGCGTCCTTCCTCATCAAGAGCAACATAATTCATCATTTCACAAAAATCACAATAGTCACTTATATTTCGCGGCTTAGGCCAATTTTTAGGAAAACGTATAGGATGTTTAGCACGCCATTGCGCACATTGTTTTTCTGCTTCGTTTATATCTTCGTGGCATAGTATTTCAAAGGTACAACGATGAGCATGATTCCAAAATTCATCTTGTTTATGATATTTATTTTCTAGTCTGTCAATAATCGGACAAAGTTCTGCAGCGAGAGCTTCTTGCTGCTTTAAATTTGTATTATTCATTTTTTTTTCTCCTTGGCGGCAGCCCATATTTTTATTTTATAGTATTATTATATTATTATTATATTATTATTACTCTGGTAATTTTTACCGGAACCTACGGTAATTTTTACCGTACCCTCTGGTAATTTTTACCGGATTATTCCGGTAATTTTTACCGTATTCGTATAAGGTAAAAATTACAGTATTGCGGACGGGTTAAAAATATAAACATTTAGTTTTCCTTCGGCACGATTAAGGCAATTAAAATTTTCAAGTTCTGTGCGCGCATTACGCAAGCCTTTATCACTTATTCCTATTTCTTCACATATCTTTTTAGGAGATAAATCAAATTGTCCTTTACCAGCCCAAGAATACATGTATTCCCATAATTTATATCCGTTTCCTGTAAGTTTTTTCATTGCGGCTTTTTTATATTTCCAATAGACCCAGGGAGCAAACATTTCTCCGTCCTCCCCCGCCTGTCGGATTGTCTGCTCTAAATCTAATTGAATTGTCAATTGATTAGCATAATTAGCCATACATTACTTTTTCCATTCTCATTAAAAGTGCCATTGAGGGAGTGGCTTTTCCATTTAATACTTTATTAAGATGCGGGCGACTAATTTGCACTAGGGCGGCCGCCGCCTCCTGCGTTAAATTATGAATGAGTATATAGCGAGTAAAATCATCAATAATTTTTTGTAGCATATCATGAACACCTCGGGAAAAGAAAGATACCTCTCTTATGAGAGGTTTTCTTTTAAAATTTACCACATTTTATAAAATCGATTAACTGTTGCTTTGAAGTAAAAATATAACCATTGTCATAAGCATCAGTATCAAAGGCGGCGGCGATCATTTCTACATCTGGAATTTCTCCAAATTCATTTCTTGTAAAAATAAAGTGCTCTCCATCATCAATATCTGGATGAACTTCTTCCCAACCCATATCTTCACTATATGTCATTGGGAAAAAGTCATCAAATTCTCCCAAAGTTAAATAGCCCGCGACTCGTTCATAAACAAAGCACCAAATTTCAAAACGATGATTACCCATATAACGAACAAAATTAAAGTATCCTTCTTGCGGGTCGGGAAATGGTTGAACAAACCAAGTATTAATATCAGCTAAATCATTTTCTGTCTCACAAGAAAATTCATCTAACATGTCATAATAGCCTACAATGGTATCCTTAATAGGATAATATTCTTGTACTGTTTTTAAAGTCATAAACTACCTCACCAATCACATTCATAATATACATAAAGTCCTGCGGACTGTATTTCGTCCCAGTGATAAAGAATATCGCATAAATCTTCTACACCTTTAAAATTATCCCAATAGTTAGCATTATGGATAGAAAAATTAATCATTTTTTCTATATCTTCTTTTTTTAGTTTTATATAATCACCACACTTATATTCATCATGAAAACAAACGTGTTCAAGATAATGATGTAAATTCCAAAATTTACGCTGATACCAAACTTCTCGCGGAACTTTCCACTTATCCTCTTCTTCAAAATCTAGCTTTTCACCAGTCCAAAGTACGCCAGATTTAAGTTCCTTCTTAGAATGTGCAATATAAAGATAAGCATCCATTCCCATTTTATCTCTTCCTTTCCTTTTCCTATAATTATTATACTATAATTTTATTTTGAAGTCAAATAATCCGCAGCAAGTCCATCGTTATAAATAAATAAATTTTCTGTTGCTTCACGCGTTTTTCCACGAATATTATAATTTATATCAAGCGACCAAATTGATTTAAAATCTTCTGGTGCGGTTTGCTCGCTTACAAAAATGTAATTATCTTTAGATTGTTCGCGCGCCCATTGCCAAAATTTTTCATTATCGAACTTTTGATAATTATAATTATGTGTATTATTATATGGTGGGTCACAATAAATTAAACTCATTGGAGGTGGAATTATATCAATATAATCCGAACAAATGAAGTTAATATCTTTTATGTATGATAAATCTTTTTTACAATTTTTTATACGTCCATTATAGCGAGAGCCTGTTTTATCATAGCCAGCTGGAAAACCACCTGTCATATTGCTACAAAAAATTGATACCAAACCAATATACCATTCGCGCATTTCTTCTCCGCTTTTACATCTATCCCATTCTTCACGAGAAGGATAGGGTGGAAATTCAAAATTTGGATTGGCTTGAAGGTATTTCCATAATTCAATTAAGTGTTGATTTTTATCTAACCCAAAGCGAGTTTCACAAACAATATTTTTTATAATATTTGCTCCTCCAACAAACGGTTCGATATATGTTTTTATTTTATTGTCATTAATACATTTTTGTAGTATAGGGCAGATATATTTTGCGTATCTTGCTTTTGAACCTTGATAAGTTATAAAATCATCCCCTTAAATTAATATAAGGATAAGAAGCAGTTTAGGCTGCTTCTTTATCCCTTAAAACAAGATTTAGAATGATACCGGTTACAATGGCTAGACAGATACCAGTAATATTAAAAGTACCTGCGGTAATAGCTAGTCCGGATGTGCCAACCATCAACATTATTGCAAAAATCCACATATTTTTTTGATTATCAAAGTCAATTGTAGTTTGTCTTAGATATTTAATAGCAGACGCACCTATCATACCATAACAGCAAATACTCGCACCAGCAAACACAGCATTAGGTAATGCTAGAATAAAGCTACTAAAAGGACCAAAAAATCCTAAAATAATTAGTTCTATTGCGGCTAATAAAGTAACATAAACGCTTGCGCATTTGCTAATCAAAATTGTAGATAAATTTTCAGTATAAGTTGTATTGGGCTGCGCGCCAATTATTGTACCAATAAATGACCCAATGCCATCGCCAAATAAAGTCCTATGTAAGCCTGGATCAGTAAGAAAGTCACGCTCACAAATATTAGAGGCATTAATTACATCTCCTAAATGTTCGGCTAACGCTCCAAGAGCCACAAGACTAAAACTAATTAAGATTTGAGGAATTACATTCCAATCAAATGTATTAAATGATACATGCATAAACGCGAAGTCGGGGATAACAAATAATTTCATATTTTGGAAGTGTGATAAATCTACCAAATTTTTAATTCCAAGCAGAGCAAGAATAATACTCACAACATATCCGCCTAGTACGCCAAATAAAATTGGCCACCGTCTAATTAGCCCTTTACCATAAAAAGCACATAGTAGAACTAATACCATTGTAAAGAACATAATGCCGATGCCAAGTAAAGAATATTTACCATTAACTTGTGCGTAAGTAGGAATAAAAAATCCTAGTTGAATAGAGATAATCAAAATAATTGCACCGGACATTACTGGAGTAATTATTTTTGTAATCCAATTTACGCCGAATTTCTTCACTAAAAGAGCGGCAATACTATAAATAATTGCTATAGTTAAACCACCTATCATTACTCCTAGAAAGTTTTTTTCTACTGGACCGGCTAAAGCAATTGCTCCAATTACCGCAGAAACTGTAGCACCACTATTAGAAATTACTAATGGAGCACGAAATTTTGTTATTCCTAGGAAAAATATTGTTGAAACACCAGCAGCGACAAGGCCAGCAGTAAGATTTGTACCGCAAATAAGAGCAATTAATAGTGTTGCAGTAATGCATGAAAACATTACTTGTAAAGAATAACCAAGCACTTCTTTTATTGTTTTTGGCTTTTCATTAATGTGATAGATTAAATTTGTATTATTCATCAGTTCTCTCCTTTAATCCCATAAATATTTTAATGATTTGATTGATTGATTTGTCGATATGCGACAAGTATTACAAAAACGACAGTATGCACTCTTCCTATCTCTAGTTATATATGTAGTATATTTATTAATTGGTCTAGCACAACAAAGATAACTAGTTTCTTTCGTGCGGCCGCAAGGATAAGGGTCATGGATAATCTTATAGAAAAAGTGAATAATTTTATTCATTTTTATATTTTTCTTTTAAAATGGGTATAATTTCATCAAATGAATTATGAAGCGTATTGTCAGCGGTTGCATATAAAATCATACCTAGTAGCATTTGATTTATGCTGAAACTGCGACGCCAATCCTTTTCATTTAGATGATTGGTACGAATATCAAAATAATGGGCGTAGTTCTTTTTTTCTGCAATTCTTAGAATCTCTCGTATTATATCTTCCAATACTTGTTCGTATGACTTTGCCGAATCAAACAGTTGATGTTCAAAGATTTCTAATAGTTTATCTGCCATATATTTCCATCCATAAAGCACCGCCATTTCGCACATTGTACCAATAGCGCTTTGTTCCGGACACAGTACAGTATAATCACTATTCCAAAGCCGTTCAATATCTGCTTCACAAATTTTCTCTGCAAGATGATTATTCTCTTCTTCTGTCATATTTGACTTATCATTGATAGACTTATTGAGGATAGGGCTATAAACTTCTCCAGGAATATTCGCTTCTTTAAACTTATCATATTCATACTGTCGAGCAAGACTACTACCGAAAGACATTATGTCTCCTCCTAAATATCCGAGTGGTCTCTTTTGTTTTTCTTCCATATCTATTCTCCCTTAATCCATAGTATGAAAATACCATGTTCGTTCTTCATCTGAGCCATGTTTTTCTAGCCAATCCCATGCTTTATTATTGTATTCATAGTAAAGGTCAGAATAAATTTGTGACATATTATCATCATGCCAGTCATGCCAAAACCAGCATTTGTGATTTAGCACGGTAACAAGCGCAGCAACAGTTACAATATCATCTTTGTGCAAATCATACTGCTCGGCCGCGAGTTTATTTAACGCTTCATCCGCGTTACTCTTTAATGCTCCATCTATATCAGCTAAATCAGTCAATAGCCAATAGCGTTTTTTAAGTGCCTCAAATTCTTCACCCATCATATTTTCTCCTATCTCTTTTTCTTTTATTATAACATAAATTTAGTCAAAAGTCAAATATAAAAAGAAAAGAGGGAGACCGAAGTCTCCCAAAATTATTATTTAGGTGAGCCACCATCATCATCGTCTGGCGTATAGTCTGGGTCATCAAATTGAAACTTGAAATCTTCCCATGCATTGTCATCATAGGTATATCCATCGTCTTTGTCAATTTGGCCCGCGATTAAATCTGTGATACCATGAAAGGCTTCCGTGCTAATTACAGAGTTGTGTAATAGTGCCATAACAATTTCAATTCGTACATCTGGGTAAGATGTTTTTTCTTTGATCGTAAAAGTATTCGCCATAAGGACTCATCTCCACTATATTATTTAATCCATTAAGTCGGCTAACGCAGCTGTAGAACTCCGCTCAGTTTTGATTAATTTAACCATACCAAATAATGGATTATTTTTTAATCTATTAATCATTTTTGGAATACCGCTATCAGATTCATTTTTATAATCACACTGTTTTACATCTGCACAAAAAATAATTTCACTATTTTCTGCTACTCGACCCAATAATAGTTGAATATTTGTAGATAAAAGATTTTCTGCTTCATCTACTAAGATAATACAATTTTTTAAATCGCGGCCGCGCAATGTTGATAAATGTGCTGGTTCAATGATTCCGCTAGTAAGATATTCTTCAAATTTTTGCGTGCCAATGTGGTCTTCTATTTGTCGCAACCAAGGATACTGTTTATCTGTTTCATTGCCAGGTAATGTTCCGAGTATTCCTGCGCCCTTTACCTCTAAGTTATTTTTTACAAAAATTAATTTATCAAAGCGTCCATTTTGCAATTCATGTAAGGCGTAATTTAAAGCTAAAAATGATTTGCCAGTGCCGAATTTTGCTACACATAATTTAACTGGTATATTTTTATTCTGTAATAAGTCTAGATACATTTTTTGTTCTAAATTACGGGGTTTAATTTGTTCTCCTATAACTGAAGTGAAATTTTGATATTTTAAATTGCGATACTTTGTTCCATCCCAAAATAAAATATCTTTTAAATTATCTTCTTCATAAATTTCAACAAATTCATTAATTTTACAGTTAAAAATATTTTTTGTTAAATCTGAATATAATTCAATAAATTGTTGTTCCGACGGAAAAACTTTTATCCAACCATTATATTCATAATCTTCGGTTTGGTTGTCTTTAATTAAAGTAACGGTTAAATTATTAATTTGCTTTGCCAATAAGAATTGACAAGTATCCTTTGTAACAAAATTGACTGTATTTGTTTTAGTAAGTAAAAAAGCTTCACAAATAAGTTGATGGTCAATAATATTTGTTAAAAAAGGAAAATTCTTCAAAGTTTTTTCTATTTTTTTATTATTTGGTATTGCTTTTATTATTGACCTAAAATTTAAAATATCTCGCGCAGCTTGCCGAGCGAGATATTTAATATGTTCTGGTTTATTGCTATTTTTAATATTTTCAAGTTCAGATAATACCAATGCACTAATATAGACATTTTGATATTTAGTATAAGCTCCATCAAGCACTGCCGAAGTATCTAAAAAATTAATGTTCTCCATTAATATCGCCACCTTCTATACGATCTACTAGTCCTAATTCAAGCATTTCTTCTGCTAGAAGGAACCACTGATGGCGTGCTTTAGAATCATATAATTCTTCTGTAATCTTCGTATGTGTTACTATAAAATGCTTAAACTTTTCATCCATTAATTCATTAAAGGCCATAATATCTGTTACAGACTTGGATTCTGTTGGATCAAAAGCAATCTGACCATCATGGATAAGACCATAAGAACTACTATAACAAACACGTGTAATATTATCATTTTTTCCGCCAGCAGCTAAAATTAAAGTTGCCATAGATGCGGCATAGCCGCAAACAATGATATAAAGCTTTTTTGAATAACCAGCTAAATAATTGGCAAGAAAAAAACCATCTGACACGCTGCCGCCAACAGAATTTAGTATAAGTGTTACTGGCTCATCACTATCATCATTCTCAAAATCTCTAAGAGGCAAATATACTTTTTCTACAATATTACTCGCAACCGCTTCATTCATAACAATGGTGCGATGATTTATTAGCTGATTTAAATATTGATAGTCTTCAATTGAAAGACCGCTAGTTATTAGTTCGAGTAAATCTGAAAGGCTAAATTCCATAGATTCCTCCTTATTGTTCTACAGAACAAATTAATTTTCTTTTGCGAGAATTTTAGCAAGCGTACAGTCTTCAGGGTTTAAATCATCTTTTCGTATCTTCTTCAGATAAGGATGTCGAATAGATACACCAACGCCTTCTGTATTCGCGCCGGCAGTTGAAACCATCATGCCGCCAACGGTTACAGGACATAGATACCACTTGTTAAAATTATCGCGTAAATCTATCTTAAACTCATCTGTAAGACCTGCGATCGCACAGAGAGGAATAAGCGTTTTATTTTTGTCATAGACACTGACTTGAATAGCGCCGCAAAATCCATTAAAATAATTGCGACTAACAGGAGTATATGGCTCACCCTGTTGATAAGCTCCAAAATATTCTCCTAATACAAGTTGGCCCGTTCGTGAATTTTCCCAAAATTCCCAATGTCCTATATCTTTTCCATTATACATTTTTTCACACGGAATAAGACCAGTAATTACTGCATCAACATCATTAGAAATTTCCTGCTTAACCTTTACTGTGTCCCAAGCTTTTGTTCTCTTATCGGGTGTATAAGGAACGCCTTTTTTATAACAGACGGCTCCTTCACCGCCTTTAGAAAAAATATCATTTAATTTATCAAAGAAAGTTTCATCCATAGGTAGATATTTTACGCCTTTAACCAAAGGAGAATTGATGCGTTTAACAACTTCTGGAATATATTTAACGCGATTTTCTATTGGCTGACTTATCATATCATTACCATCTAACACAAGAACATCGAAAATACGCCATTCTAATTTGTGTTCTTTTTGACGCGCGAGTGCTTTATCAACGAGGCACCTACTAATAGAGCCAACATCTTTATCCACACCGCCAGGAAGATAAATTTCTCCTAAAATAACTGTAGTACCATTTTGAAAAGCTTGAAGAACATTATTCCAAAAAAATACTTTATCTTGTAATTCGGAGTAGGTGCCAGTTACTTTAGAAATTCCGCGTGTTTGTAAGGCGGCCCGAGAAGAAGTAATTACCGCTCTGCTAAAATTACCGTCAAATTTTTCTGAAAACAAATAATTTCCATCATTTATCATTTGTTGTAAATGCCTGCGCTTTTCTTCTGGCTTCATTGTAGAAGACGGACTCCAATATTTTTGAACACCCATTGTAAAGTAATCAGTCATTTTTATTCTCCTTATATTTAAAAATAAAGCCATGGCAAGTTTTTGTTTTATTATTTAAATTTAAGCTAATAGCTTGAGATGTAATTCCTAAAGCACGCCCCGCTTCACTAGCTGAATGCCATTCTTTTATAATATTATTATTTAAGTCATATTGAATTATAGGCTTAGTGCGATATTGAATTTTACGAGTCTGAATACCACGAATTTTAATTTCTTCGTCTGAAATATGATAATAATCTCTAAGAGCATTGCGAATAGTAAAACTGTCTTCATGTAAATTAAAAAACATTTTAATTTCATGCAGGTTTTTACCTTCTTGCCATAATTGATATGCTTTTTGCAAATCAAAAGTAAATTGTGTTTTTCGTTGTGCTAATAATGCTCTTTTCTCTATTTCATCATAACTAATGCCATAATTGTGAAAATAATCTGCTATAGTTTGCGCGCGGACATTAAGAATTTTACTTATTTCTGTTATTCCATATCCCTGCTCCCAGTATGGCAAAAAATCAGAAATATTATAGCGCATATTTCCATCGCCACCTCTAGTCATATTATAACCATGATTATTATCTAAATAATAAGTTTTATAATAATCAATCCAGTAAATTTCGCGCTCAGATAATATATCAATAGGTATATTAGATTCAAGGATATTTACAGAAAAATTTTCAGCGCCATATTTACGAATAGCTTTATTTAATAATGAATTATAATTTGTATTATTTTTATTATGTGCTTCATAAATATGATCGTTCCATCTTGCGATTTCCGATTGAATAGTTTTTCCTATATATTTTCCACCACTAGGACTAATTCTCATATAAATTAAACCCATATTTTCACTTCCTAATTATATCTAATTCGGAAAGAAAAGCATCTATGGCAGTATCTAAATCTCGTTCTAAACGCGGTGATAAATTAGTTTCATTTCTTAACCATCTTCCTAAAGTGGTTTTATTGCAGCATACTCTTCGCGCGAACTCAGTTAATGGTACTCCGTGTTCATACAATATTTTTAGCCGTTCTTTTACTGTCATATTTTCCTCCTTTCTGACATAGTTAATGTAGAAAGCCTATATAAGAATATTGATATTTTATTCAAGAGAATAAAAATTATTCTAATAATTATATTCTCCTTAATATATATTTATTATATCACAAATTATTTTATATGTCAAGAGATAAATCTTCACCAATTTTTACTGCGGCTTTAGCAAATTCTAATAAGTTGTAATTACTAATTATTTTGGTGAAATCAGTATATGTATCAAGAGCAATCTCGCCTTCATTTTGCTTTTGCCCTTCATTTAATTTAGGATTATCCCATACCGTTCCATTAGAGTTATATCTTACAATACGGTAAGTCAATACCGTTGGATTATATTGTTTTACAACTTCTATTTCATTAGGATAACGATTGTCTGGAATAAGAATAAAGTCAAAACCAAAATAATCGCCCATTACTCGCGCGCATTCTGCTGTAATACGAGCCCAATAATCTGGATCAAACTGCCGAAAAGAATTGTTTCCGATATCTTGTAAGAGCTGGCGCCCGGCAATATCCTTGTTGTCATCCCAATTAAAATACATTTTAGCATAGGTTTTTACTAAATCAGCAAAATGTAGAATTAAAACTTTCTTGTTATTTTTTTCAAGACCATATTTTAAACTTTCAGCGAAAGTATCTTTGCCATGACCTGCTTTTCCACTAATTAGAATTATTGTCGCCATTATGATTAAGCTCCTCTAATTTTAATTGAAAATAAAAATCCATAAACTGTTTATCTTCATCTGAATTTAATAACTGTTTTGTTTGAATTAGAATTTTTTGAGCTTCAAGAAAATTAGATGAAGCAATTGCTATATCAACTAAAGTTTGTATAGCTTGTTTAATTTCTACGCTTATATTATTAAATAGTTCCATCTTTTTTCTCCTTGTTAATAGCAGCATTAATAATGTCAAAAAAAGCTCTTACCTCTTCTTCGGTTTCTAATTGTATTTTTTTAACTTTAGGTGATGGCACCCTATCTTCAATTGGCGGCATTTCAAAAATGTAATAATGTTCCTCTCCAAATCTATCATTTGTAAAAAAAGTTTCTTTCGTACAAAGTAATTTATTATTAGTTTTACTATATACTTTTGTCCATTTTATTCCTTCGTTTTGTTCTTCTTTGATAATTTTAGCGTTTTTATTAATCTGGTCTAAAAAGC